ATGGTGACGTAGTTGTTCGTGGTTCCGGCTATTGGGATATTACTCCCGTAACCTCCATTCAATACTAAGGACAGTAAAATGACACTGAGTCGTGGTATGCCTATGATTGGTGCGCTTGTGCGCGACTGCTCAATGATTATGAAGATTGTTACCGGATACAAGTGCAGCAATCGCGGGGAGTATGTCCAGTTCGCGGGAGATCATGAAAATGCGTGGCATCCTTTGGAAAACTTTGAAATCCTTTCAATGGAAGAGTGATGTACGATAGGACCATGAGAGTTGGTGATTTGGTAGTGGTAACCCACAAAGAGTGTATGGGTGACCCCGATACCCGTTATTTCGGCATACTTGTCCTGGGGCCTCAGTGGGGTGCCATTTCTGTCGTGTGTAATGGAGACGGAAAGAAGCGAATCTTCGACCCTCTGGATTGGGATGTGGAGGTAATCAGTGCAAGTCGGTGATTTGGTAGAAATCACCAGGGTGCCAGAAAGCATCGTGTGGGGACGCTTGGGTATTGTGGTGGAACTTCATAATCGAGTTGTGCCAACCGCTGTGGTTCAGTGGCATGGTGTTGAGGGCACAATGGCTCATCGCATAAAGATGCTGAAGGTAATCAATGAAAGTCGGTGACTTGGTAGAATACATAGGCAGTCATACCTATGCAGAACGCGAGCGCCAACTTGGGACAGTTGTCCGACTGCGCCCCGCGTCCCTCAAAGAAGTCGGCAAAGTATATGGCGAATGTTATGTTGTATGGCACACTGCAAATAACGAAGGGTGGTGGAGTGGAGCATGCTTGCGGCTAGTGAGTAGCAATGAAAGTCGGTGATTTAGTAATATTACGAACCGGAAGGTACAACTTTGCCCCGCAAACAGGTAAGCCTAAATGGGTCTTCACCGATGTAGTGGGGGTTATCACAGATGACAGAGGCTTCGTGGACGGCACCGCAGAATATAAAGTTTATACCGCTGACGGAAAGCATACTTGGTCCCACATTGACGACTTGAGGATTCCAGATTAGGTATTGACTTTTGCAGTCCGTGTGCTATACTCTAGACACGATGAGCGAATACAACCCCGGCGATTTGATTGAATTTCACGAGCGAAGTGGAAGAGAGATAGGAATCATCATTCGGGTTCAACGAGATGGTATGTTTGATGACTTCGGCGTTCACGTTAAATTTGTGGATTGCCATGAGCTGATATACCACTATTACTTTGACGAAATGAGACGCTGGGAAGTGGACAAGGGAATAACGGTGCATCGTGCGAAAGAAGCCTAAAGTTGGAGATGTTGTAAGATCCCGCATAGTTGAGGGCGCTGGATATATTGTAGGAGTCGAAGGTATCCATGTTTGGGTGCGCTTTTTTGATAATGCAGCTAAGGGCGAGTCCTACGACGTTTACACCCGGCGCGACACTTTGGAGATTCTGTCCTATGCAAACCCACGCTGATTTTAGAATTGGAACATTGGTCCGGTGGCATGGGGGCTACATTGCTTACGAGCGCGCCGACATTGATGAATTGGGGATTGTGACCAAACTCGCCGTCAACCGAGAAGGACACTATCATATTGCGTGGGCCATCAGCAAGACCGTGAGTCATCACAGCCCTGAAATGATTGAGGAATCTTTATATCAAGGGCAGATGGAGATTATGCAATGAAGCACCATCTAATAAGTTGGGCCGTCACAGTTGTATTTTATGGTTTGGTTTGGTTTTTGGGCGCTCCGCCGAAGGATGAAAAATGAAAGTCGGTGACTTGGTAAAGTATGGCGAAAAGATGTACCCGAAGGGAACCGCGTGGCTCAATCAGAGTAAGCGCGTGGGTATCGTGGTGGGGATTCATTATCGAGTTGTTCCAACCGCCCTAGTGAAGTGGAGTGGTATCAAGAGCGTGATGCCGAGTAAGATAGACTTACTGGAGGTTGTAAGTGAAGGTCGGTGACTTGGTAAGGTATAAGGGTGACGGCTTTCCAACATGGCTTGGATATATTGTCACGGAAATCCCTGGAACTGCCCAGCACAAAACGGTAGAGTGGTGGGATGGAAAAGGTAACACGGAGCGATCAACGCATCCTGCTGAATACTTGGAGTTAGTAAATGAAGATCGGTGATGTTGTAAAGTTGATCGAAAATCCCCCACTAGATTGGATGGAGGACTACAGGGATAAGACATTTCGGGTGCTTGATTTTCCTACTGAAACGGGGGTTGAACTAATGATGATTGGTTCCCGCCCGGAGTGGCTGTGGGTTATCAGCAAAACCAATCTGGAACTGGCCGATGAAGCCGGGTGACATTGTAAAGGTCGCCCCGAGTGCACCAGAAGATTGGATTCCCAGCTATCGAAAGTATCGGTTTGAGGTCTGCACGGTTCTTGAGAGGCGGTGTGTGGTAAGAATGATCGGTGGCCTCAACCCGGAGAGGTACATTTTTACAGAGAAGGAACATTTCGAGATTAGTGAAGACTCCTTGACAGAGTAGCTATGCTGTGCTATAATATATGCACGATGGAGGTGACACCAGTGTATGATGTTGGTGATATGGTGAAAGTCAATAAGGAAACTTTGGGTGCCTCCGCGATTAGTGGTAAGGACTTGGCTGGCAAAGTTGGAATTATACTGGAGAAATGGAAGCGTATTTATGTTCCTTCCTATTGGGTTCATTTTGGACCCGGCGACGGATGCTGGATGGACGAAGATGACTTGACAATCGTGTCATCGTGTGCGAGTGTATAGACACTGGAGGTCAGATGAACTGTATTCACTGCGAAGTTGATTTCAATCCTAAGTCCCAAAGAAAGCGCAAGGTTGGTGGTCGTATTAACGAGTGCGCCGACTGTGTTGAAGAATTGGGAACCGAGACTGCTGTAAAGTATCTTGGTTGTGCTTCCGCTGACGGCAAGATGGGCGGTGTTTCCATTCTTGCGTTTGAGTCCAATGAAGACCGCGAGAAATACCGCAAGGCATGGAACAACAACATTGGAATGCACAAGGGTAAGAGCGCAGCACTCTCAGGATCTAATACCGCAATGACCGGGATGAAGTTTCGTCAGGTTGGCGAGAACTTTGGAAACTCTAATCACAAGGGTAAGCTGTAATGCTTGAAGAAATTGCCTGGAATGCTTTGGATGTTTTGAACGCCGTCGATGGCGCGGAACTCGTCATTGTTGGTCGCGACCGTTATCTCTGTGTTTGGGATGGACGCTGGACCGTAATGGTCTACGACCTATTCAACCCCAGTACAATGCCGGAGCACATTCCTCTCGGTATCCTCGGCCCACGCGGCATTGGTTTTGTGCAGAATGCTATTGAAGATTACTTCATCGAGATGGATTCGATGAATGAAGAAAACGACTTGACAAGCACCGCAATCGGTGCTATAGTAGAGACAGAATGAGCGAACAGCCCCCGGAGGAAAGAGAAATGCTCTCAGGAATTCTAAGTTTGGAAAAGGCCGCCTTGCAGCGGCTAACGGAAGACAGATTGGCGTCGGGCAGTCTAGGCCCAGAAGTAGAGGAAATGCTTTTTGAAGCCGGTGTTTACTGGGATACTCTCAATCAGGAGTATTTCAGCATCGACGCTTTCCAGCGTGAAACCTTTGAGCGATTGGCTGCCGAGTATGTCTCCCAAAATGACGCCTGATGGACGATACGTCGTTCTCTGGCACCCAACAGTTATGGAGGGACAGGGAGGCAAGTTTTATGCTGTGTCTTCAGGTGTTTGGATTGAGGTTCCCGACGATACTACTTTGGAAGATGCTAAAGAACTGTTTTGTTGGGGTGCGGAGGCTCGGAAGTATTGGGATCCGAAGTATTCTGATGAACCGGCGAAAGTCATTGAAGTAAAGGGCTCAAAGGGCAACACCTACAAAGTTACAAAGCAGGGGAACAAGTGGAAGTGCGAGTGTTCGGGCTTCCAGTTTCGTGGAAAGTGCAAGCATATCACAAACTTGCAAATTCTACTTGCCGCTTGACAGCAGCGCCGGTCTGTGGTAGTATATATACACGATGAGCGAAGGAGCCGCGATGCTTGAGCAAGTAAATAACTTCATGGGCAAAATCCTTATTGCCGGGGAGGAAAACTCCTGGGATTATGGGTTTCTAGAGTCTATCACTAAGCAGTTGGCCGGTGGAAGGACTCTTTCCGCGAATCAGGAACGAGTCCTACAGCAAATCAAGGGTCGATGGTCGGACGAAGCTCTCAAAGCCCGAGGAGCTTGGGCCAAAGATTGGGACGACGAAAAGGAACAGAAGTTTTGCATCGCCCTTCACTATTACAACCGGACCGGCTATTACGGCAATATTACTGGTAAGTATTTTAGATATGACCCTGAGAGCGGTAAGGGTGTTCGTTGCGGTGGCACTCCCACAATGGGGGAATACAACAAGATCGTAGAAAACAAGTATGCTGCTGGTGTCATTCGCAACTTCCTGAGCGAACCTAGTTTTGTAGTAGGTTCAACAGCTTGCTTCCGAGCCGCCAGCGGAACCCGCCGATTCGCAAACAAGCCAGTTATTATTTTGAAGTATGGGGGATTTGAGATGGTCAGGTCCCACGGAAAGGGCGCAAAGCCGCTACAAGTATTGCCAATCGGGTCTTCCGAGCCCATTTGGACGGAAGAGCGTCATCTAAAGAAGGCAAAGAAGCGTAAGTGACATAGAATTGGGGTGAATACTAAATAAATGGGGCTTCAATGACAATCGTGAATCCCTGCGTATACAGGAGAACCATCGGAACCTACTGGACGGCGCGAAACATGTTGAAAGTTGTCTAGGCCGCAACACCCGAAAAGATGTTGCCCCCCATCCTTACAATTAAAAGGTTGACAGCCACCTTAGAGGCTGGTATAATACAGGTAGAAGTTAGAGATTAACCCCCCGCAATCGGGAGAGAAAATATGAGTTGGACCGGAACAGTTCGATGCAGTTATTGTTACCAATCAGGACACAACAAAACCAGTTGTCCCGAACTGAAGAAGAAGTGGGAAGAGGACCCTAACAGTTATTATGGTCGCCAGTGGCAGGCAATTCTTGACCGCAAAGCAAAGCCGAAAAGGTGCAGCTACTGTGGTGAAATGGGACACACTCGCGCAGGGTGCGAAACTGCTAAGAAGCACAAGGCACAATTCCAGATGGACCTCAATCTGTGGCGTCAGGCGTTGGTAAAGTGGATGAAAGAGACTGGCCTGGGACCGGGCGCAATGGTGCGCGCCAACGAGGTGAGCTATTACCGTAACGGAACATATCAGTATCCTAACGACGACGGCTACATGCCTCCGGTTGGGATGTATATGGTGCCTCATATCAGCCATGAACTTACTCATTATGCTGGCATCATGAATACACCCGAATGGGGCAGTCCATCACCCTTCTTTCATTTTGAATTCATTGGAGCCCAACAAGAGACTGTGTATGCTTCGCGTCGGACGGTGCCTGTATGCCTCCCAACTATTCCGGGTATCGTTCCCAGGTTTGGAAAGGGTTGGTACTATGAATCCGAGAAGATGGATCGCCACGAGAGGGCAGACAACACTAATTGGGAAGTGGTTTCCCCGGCTTGTGGTTCTCTGAAAACCAGTTCTTTCCTTGATGTGAAGGCACTGAAGAAGGCCACGAAGGAGCATTTTGGCGCGAAGAATGATCAGTCCAGCGACAATTTCCGTACCTTCACGGACTTCCAAAGGACACAGCTCCGGCAGTATGTGAATGGCGAGATTGAACTTTCGGAAATGAAAGATCCCGAAGTTCCCCGCGATGATAGTTAGTATAGAAAGTGAACATTTTTAGGGTTGACAGCAGCGTCTCCCTGTGGTACTATATAGATAATGGACGGGGCGAGTAAGCCCCACAACTAGGAACAAAACATGGCAATCGACTTCAAGAATCTTCTCCTCGTCCTTCCGCACGTTACAAGTGCGAATCACCCTGTCCTGCTCCGTGGTCGGCACGGCATCGGTAAGTCTTCCGTGGTTTACCAGTACGCGGAATCCCTCGGTCTTCCGGTGGTGGAGCGCCGCGCTTCGCAGATGACGGAAGGCGACCTTTTGGGTCTGCCGACTGTGGATGAAGGGGTGACTTCCTTTTGTCCTCCAGACTGGTTCGCGACTGCCTGTGATAATGGCGTCGTCCTCTTCCTCGATGAGGTTGACCGTGCGACCCTGGAAGTTCGCCAGGGTATCTTTGAGCTTTGCGATTCTCGCAAGCTCGCCGGTCATGCACTTCACCCTGACACCCTGATTTTCGCTGCGGTGAATGGTGGAACCCACGCGGGCGCTGCTTCCTATCAGGTCGGTGAAATGGACCCGGCTGAACTCGACCGCTACACGGTGTTCGATGTGGAGCCTTCCATTGATGACTGGATTGCGTGGGCTGCGGACAACTGCGATGCTCTGGTGACGGACTTCATTCGGAACAACACCGAGCACCTTGAGCACAACGACGACCCCGAGCCGAACAAGGTTTACCCGTCGCGTCGTTCGTGGGCTCGATTCTCGGACACTGTGACCGCTGCGGGACTGGTCGAAGCGGGCCAGTCCAACCCGGCTGTGTTTGCGCTGGCTTCTGCTTACCTCGGATTCGAGGCTGCGGTTGCTTTCAACGACTTCGTAGCGAACTACAGCAAGGTTGTCACCATTTCCGACATTCTCGACAAGGGAATGACCCCGGACGTTGACCTGAACCAGCACTGCGCTCTCATTGACAAGATGGGTGCGAGTGACCGATTCGCTAACTCCCTGAACGAGGGTGAACTCGTGAACCTCGCGGCATACTTCATGTCTCTGCCGAGCGAGCCCGCCATGAAGCTGTGGACCGTTATCGGTCAGGCGAATCAGGACAACGCGATTCAGTTCCACTCCACGGCTGCGGCTGATGGTCGCAAGGTTGGTAACTACCTTGTGGAGATTCTGACTGGCGACAAGGTGTAGAAACTGACTGGCCTGTCAAGTGGGGATACTCTTTCCTTGCTTGACAGGTCGCCTTTTTTCTGGTATACTATAGGTAACAATGGAGGAACGCTCAATGACCGAGCCAGCCAAAAGCGAAGCAGTCGAAACTGAGGAAGTGGATGTATCCGCTTTCGACCTGAACATTCACATTCATCGTCTGCTTATGGACGAGCCTTTCTTTGCGGCACTTTCGCGTCGGATGGATAAGCGTGCAAGCAACGCGATTCCAACTGCCGGTGTGATGGTGACGGAAGAGGGCAAGTTGCAGATGGTCTACAATCCTAAGTTCTTCGCTCCCCTGAGTGATGAAGCAAAGAAGGACATCCTAAAGCACGAGTTCTATCACATTGTGTTTCAGCATGTGACTGGCAACCGATTCTTGTCCTTCCGCGACATGGCACCGAACGAGCGCAAGATTCACAACATCGCGATGGACCTGTCAATCAACGGGCATCTTCCGCACCTTCCCGAAATGGCTTGTATGCCTGGAAAGGGGCCATTTGAGCACCTTGAGCCTTTCAAGACTGCCGAGCACTACTTGAAGGAACTTCGCAAGATGCAGAAGGAACAACCGGAGAATCAACAAGGTCAGGGTGAGCCTCAAGAAGGTGAAGGTGGAGAGGGACAAGGGCAAGGCCAGCAGTCCCTGGACGATATGGACTCTTTCGATGATCACTCCGGTTGGGATGCTGTTGATGAGCAGACAAAGCAGATTGCGGAGGAGCGAGTCAAGGAGTTCGTGAAGGACGCCGTTGAAGAGGCAAACTCTTCTTCCCGTGGATGGGGAAGTGTGCCGAGCAATCTCAGGAAGGAGATTATTGACGGTATCTCCAGCAAGGTTGACTGGCGCAAGGTGCTTCGCTACTTTGTGAAGCAGAGCCAGAAGGCAAACAAGCGCAGCACGGTTCGCAAGATCAACAAGCGTTATCCTTACCAGCATCCTGGCAAGAAGTCTTCCCGAACTGCTAAGATTGCGATTGCAATCGACCAGTCGGGCTCGGTTTCGGATGCTATGCTGGCATCCTTCTTTGCAGAGTTGAACTCGCTTGCTAAGATCGCAGAGTTCACGGTGATTCCTTTCGATACTCGTGTCGAGGAGAGTTTGAATTATGTTTGGAAGAAGGGAATGCAGCGCAAGCGTGAACGTGTCATGCACGGCGGAACTTGCTTCAACGCTCCCACGAAGTTCGTGAATGAGAAGGGCGGATTCGACGGCCTTATCATTTGTACCGATATGGAGGCACCGAAGCCGGTTCGCTGCAATGTTCAACGTCTCTGGATTACCGATGAGTACAACGGCCAGCGTCCCTACTTCAACCCGAAGCCCGAACGAATGATTATCGTTCCTACCGAAAGGTAACTATTTTTCTCTTGACAGTGGGTGCCCCTTCCTGTATACTATAAAGACAGTGGAGGAAGGGGTACCCTGAATGTCTAAGAGCAGCAAAACTCGAAATTGGATTGCAATCGCCGCCTTCCAAAGAGGTGGTGCAGGTAAACATCACACTCGCAACCGGGACGTTTCAAAGGGACGCTCCCGCAAGCCGAAACACAAGAACCGAAAGAACTGGTAATGATTGAAATTGGACTGTGGTTCGCTCTCTGGTATCTCGGAGGGCTTTGGATTTATGAAAGGACATATCATGGATGATAACATTTGGGAATATTGCAATTCCCTACGGTACGGCTTTGACATTGAATATGACGAAGTTATTTTTGACGATGACATTGAAGAGGAAGAGGAGTAAAATGATTGCTTTCGCGTTTTTGAATGTGGCTTTCGCACTGTTTGCAGTGGTTGGAGATTAGAACAATGAGTAGAATGAGAAATGAACTTGTTATCAACGCCTGGACACGCGGCGTTGCAGCTAGTTCCCACAACGGAGCACTTCGCACAGACGGCGTGAACCTTTATTCTTACAATCTCAGGATTGGCTATCGGGCGAAGACCGGAGCAACGATTCTGGGAGATTACACTTCCCCCGGTGGCGGATTTTACTCTGTGACTACTTCGTCCCATGTTGGAAAGGCCCGAGCGATTGCTGGTCACGTTATGCACCCGGCAGTTTTCGAGAATTCGGAGTTCCCAGGATGATCAAATTTGAACTAACTGATGATGAAGTCACCACGATTCTGGTGGCTTTGGACAATTACGGGGACGCAAAGCGGCTTGAGTGGGCGGATAGTCGTAATGATGCTGACCTCACCGAAGCAGGTTCAGCCGAATGGTGCTGGCAGAAGTTGTTTGACGCACAGCAGCAGTTCCGTAATTCGATTGCCGATGCAGTGGGCGAAGGTGAGCCCGACAACCCCCGTAATTCTGCGGACGTAGACCCTTTTGACTTCAACGGATTGGAATTTTAAGATGACACAAGTTTATGGATCGCCCTACGCGAACAACATTGGCAACATGTACAACTCCGAGGTTGTCGCACTTGCAAAGAATCGCTTTACTGACGCCGAAACGATGATGGCGATTGCAAAGCATTGGTACAAGCTCGGCAAGGAGTATTTGGCCGCCAACACCAATCTAACCCCGGAGGCAGCCCGCGAACTCTGGAATTGCAGGGGTTACGTTTTGAAGTCAGTTATGCTGGCACATGGAAACATCGAGTTGACCGAACAGGAATACTTTGATACTTATCGCAAGTATTTCAAGAACAACAGTCGTTCCATCTGGCGAATGCAGCAAGCATTCCTCGCTCGACCTTATTGGGCGTCGAACAATGGACCCAGCAAGACTCCAGGCGCACTGCTTGAGGAAATCTACGCCGATTTGCCCGAAGAGGAAGCAACGCGGACTTATACTTTGCGCCGATTCGTGGATCATCCGAATTGCACGCTTGACCTTGCTCTCAGACTTGGCACCATCAAGACACCGGAGAATGCCCGCCGATACTATACGGATGATTTTGAGAACCTCCGCCAGAAGGCTATGTTGAAGGTCGCGGAGATCACAAAGCGCGAAGGCGCAGTTTCGCGGTAATTTTTTGCTTGACAGTACCCCTCGCGCGTGGTATTATATAACCACAGTGAGGGAAAGGCATGCTGCCATCCCGCCAGAGGAGAATCGAAAGAATGGGTAAGCGCAACAATGTCCGAAATGCCTTCATCATCGCCAGCAATTCCCGCGAAGCGGCTAACCACACTCATGGGGTTTCTTGCAATCATCATGGTGGTTGTCGCGAATTTGATCCAAATGTTCGCGCCGATAAAGTTTGGTATTGCGAGCGTCACGGTGGAGCAAACAACGTCGCTCGTGCTAACGCAAAAGATGCTGCCTTTGCTAATGGCATTCCAGGCGCTGCTCGCAGGGCTCGTCTTGCTCGATTCCGTGCGCGGAACAAAGCTCCAATGCACCCCGGAAACGCTGTCCTTTTCGCCCAATGGGAGAAAGAGAAGAAGGAGCGAAACGCACGGGCCGCAAACATTGGGATGCCCGTCCCGAAGCCGAAGAAGGTAAAGGCAAAGGCTCCGAAGGTCAAGAAGACCGAACGCCAGAAACTGCTTGATTCTCTCGGCCTAACCGAAGCCGATTTGTCCGCGCTCCGAGGATAAGATAAATGAAGATGGTTATCGTCTTTGACACCGAAGACCGCAACGGAATGGAAAACACCATCAAAATGGTAGAACACCTTGCAGCCGTCTACATGGGCCAAAGCCTCCATCGAGCCAACAAGCGAGCCTTTGGCAAAATCGAGTTCATCAAGTGCCTCCGCAACTTCGCCAACGCAGCAGTGAAGGAAGAGGAAGTTGATGGAAACGGCTACAGTCTCCGTTTCGCAAAGCGATTCGCCGAAGAGATTTGGCGAGACAAGGGAGGAATACGATGAGAAAGCAAGACGCATGGGGAAACCCAATCTGCCGAGTTGGCGACATTGTGAAATCTATCACTTTGGAGGGCGACCCCGGAACCGTAACCAGGATTATCCAGGTGAATGCAAACGGGGCTTACGTTGTGCAGGTAAAATGGTTCAGTTGGAACGGTGGATGTACGTCCGAAGAGTACGTCTCAGACATCAAGATTATAAGCGAGGTATAAAATGACAGTAGTCCAGCGAAAAGCAATCCTCAAGGCCGAAGGCTTCTTTCCCCACAAGAAGAATGGGAAGGGCACAAGCATCATTTATAGCCGCAAGCATCCCAGCGCAAAGTTTGTGCGCGTTGTGGTTGATTCCGGCATTGACGGCAAGACAGGAAAAATCGTTGGCAAGGTTGGGGTGAAGCTCTGCTACATCAATCGACAGAAGCAGTGGCGCGAGATAACCACAGAAGTTTTCACGACCAACACAGGACTTGTCAAGACCATTCGGGCGCAGGAAGCAGCAGAAAAGTTTGTAAAGACATGCAAGCATTGTAAGGCAAAAAAGTTCACAGCAAAAAGTGGCAACGTGGTTTGTGCGAATGCCTGTTGGACTACATGGGGCGGCAAGAAAAAGGCAGCGAGTACAACAAAGAAATCTTCACAGAAAATCACAGCAGGAAAGTCTCAGAAAATCGGCCCGCGACAACGCCGCGATCAAGCGAGGCAGAGGAATTATCCGCTCAATAAAAATCCTTCGCAGAAAAAGGTACAAAAATTCGAAGCAGAAATCTTGCCAGGAGATCTTGTGACAATTCAAGAAATTATTGCAGGAAAAATGACTCAAGATTATACAGGAAGTGTCCTGGGTATTGTGCGAGAGGTAGAGGAACACGGTTATGTGAAAGTGCATTGGACTGCTAACACGACAAGCGTTGACGAGTACATGCTACCCAGGTCCAACTGCTACTTTATGAGTGATGTCATTGACTACCGCTTGAAGGTATTGTCTAGACCTGTAGAGTATGCGCCTGTGACTTAGGGGGAATGGAGGTAATGTGTAAGTAGTGTTTTAGTTTGATAGCAGGGTGATAGCAATGTGGAGAATAGTGGGGATGCGAATGTGTTGATATAGTACAGGCGCAAAACGTGAGTTCTGTGAGTTATATGCGGCATGCAATCAAGTGTTTGTGAGTTGCTTGCGTGTACTAAGTGTTACGGTTGCATGCTACAAGTAATCAAAAGCTCACGGTGCTTGCATCCCACAAGTATCCGCGACCCCAATCGACCGGGCACGATTATGCCCGATACAAATTCGAATTTTTCAGCTACAATACTTGTAGACGATGGGGCAAGGACAGGCCGACCCCCTGAGTCAATCGGGCAGAAAGATGCCCGATACAAAGTCAAGTCCTTATGCTACTATAAGGACAGTTGAGGGCAATGAAGCCCGCGTCTCGAAAGGACACACTAACATGACCACTATCTACCTCGCAACCGCAGCTGACATGACCCTCGCTTTCAGCAACATCGGGTCCGCGTTCACTTTCATCCAGGACTCGCACGGCGACCTTAACCCGGAAGGGTCCGCGCTGATGCTTCACGGCGTCCCGGCGACCACGAAGGCCGTCAAGGCGTCCAGCCGTCGCGTGCTCGACTTCACCGTGTCCGGTGCTGACGCGGCTTCCCAGGTTGCCGCCGCTCAGTCGAAGCTGGACGGTGCAATTCAGGCGTGTGAATTGGTTGGTATTGACCCGAGCAACGTTGCAAAGGTTGCGGAGCTTCGTGAGGCCGTCCAGGCCGCGCAGCTTCTTGCGGCTGAGGCTGGCGCGGATAGCGTTGAGCTTTCTATCACTGCCATGACCCTCAACAAGCGAGGATACAAGCGAAGCTAATTCGCAACATACCCGCGAGGGTCACAACAGAGCCCGCCCATTGTGGCGGGTTTTTTTGTATTCGCGTGAGTTACTACGCACACACAAACAACTCACGCCGTGAGTGTCAAATCACACAATAATCACAACACAAAATTTTGACATATGGGGGGACCCCCCTCCCCCCGTGCCGGGGCCGAATATATGTACCATACAACTAACCCGGGTCATTCTGGTGATTATGTACATTCACAACGCGCAGGCAATTTTCGGGACTTTTCGACCCTCTGAGTGAGAATAGATAGACTCAGACATAGTTAGAGTATAATGAGCAACTTACATGACATAATCATAGTGGGAGCGCTAAGCAGTTTGGCGTTCCTTTGGGCAATTGCCGCTCTCGGAGCGCTAGCATCAGTGAATGACACATTCGGAGAGTATATGGGGCAGCTGCTAGAGAGGATCAAGCGGTAGGTATGGAACGTGATGGCCAACCCCCTTGTACATGCGCTAGCGTTTATAGCCGCGGTACTGATACCTGGCGGTCTGTTGGTCTACTTCGCATGGAGGATTGGTCGCGACTCTAGCTCCTCTAAGGGCGAACCTAATCATACGACTCATAAACAGGGATTCGAGGAGATTCCAGACGAACTCCCAGATCCAGACGACGTACTGGAAGCATACCTCAGAGCTTTCCCCAAATATCCAAAGGACTCCCTTCGCGCGCGCGGCCGAGCAAACCGTTTGAAGGTCGCCAAAACAAGGCCGAGAAAAAAATCCCAGTAGAAATTTCAGGCCTTTTTGTGCTTTGGCACAACATGTGCATAGGTCCACAACATATTTTAGAGGCTTTCTGGTATACTGCTCTCTACTTATGTCTATTATGCGTAATGTATTGTCTTCAAATCCTGAGTTGACCGAGGCTATCTTTTGGGTATGCTGCGCCATCATTGCCGGTAGTACTGCTTGGATAGTGGCGCATATCTGGTAATGCTCCCTTTGCCCTTCCTTAGATTCTCTCGTCACGCTGGCTGCGTTGCGGGGTTTGGTCTCTACACTGTGGGTCATGACTGTAGCCGCTGGGGGGTCCATATAAGCGTTTGTTTGTTTTCGTATGAGGTCTTGCTAGGGATCCGGTATAAAACGCGCTTCTAGGGTGCCTGGAAACAAAGAAAAATTGGCGAGAAAAAATTCGCGGATCAGTCACTAATTATTCATGGAGACCCACCCATGTTTACTCTCAATATTATCTTAGGCATCGTACTGGCAATCACTTTCGTGGTGGCTTCTTGGTGGGGGTATAAAAACAAACGACAAGAACAAACAAATATCCTAATCGCCACTGAACTGGAAGCACTTTTTGTTGAAACCAAAAAAATGGCCGACAAAGCTTCCGTTTATGTCGCCCCGGGGCCTGGAGCGAATCAATCCTTGGATTACAACAGCCCGGCAATGCTCGGGACCCTCGTCAGCGTTATTGTGCACAAACTGGGAGACTTGCGACTGACAGCTCAAGATTTTGACATCAAGATGGACGACCATGTAAGTGTCTATGTCGATATGAAAACTCATGATGTTATACTGTCAACCAGCGGCGATTTAGGGGCGCAGGATCCACTCTCCCAGCTTGTCAATTTTACTGATCCCGATGATAAGACCTTTCATTAGGATCCGCGGTGGAACAACTACTTAGTATATGAAGCCAGGGGATCTTGTCACACTTAAAAATTCCAACGCGCAAGCCATGGGTATTGTAACCGAAGTGTTCTCTGATCTTAGCCCCCACGAACCTTGGGTGCGGGTTTTATTCACCCATCCGGTAGAAACGTATCAATGGGTAAAATTTGGTAACTTGGTTCTTATAGAAGATAAAAAAATGAAAGGGGACCCCTAAGGGCCCCCTTGGCGATACATTCGATTGGGAGTGTTACGAATCACGCCATAGATTATTACTCGCAAACTTGATGACTTCTTCGGCGGAGTCTTCATTGTAACCATAATTTTCGATTAGAGTTTCAACCATCGCATTGAATTTCTTCTGCTGCTTTACATCTCGACTCTTGCTCTTGGTGACAATACGAGAAATATCGCGTACCGACGAAACAAGCTTGTTTTCGATTGCCTCTCTAAGAGGACCATAGGATCGCCAATCAATTGACTCCCCGCGACGCAACTTAGCAAACATGTAGGAAGTGATATCAGCCCGGAAGTTATTCTTCGCAGAGCCCTTGATACCGATCTGCTCTTCGATGCTAGCCATAAACTTTTCGTCGGCCTCGAACTCTTCGTTTGTTACTCGATCCTTGACCTTTGTGTTATTGACGTAAGCCTCGGCGTGATCGAGGTAGTTGTTGAACAAGGACTCTGCCTGCTCTTCATAGGCAGTAACGAAAGCCTTGGTGATTTCCTTCTCAAGAATGGAAAGATATTCTTCGTGAAGCGTCTTCTGCAGGAACTGAAGGAAATGCTTTCTGTCATCAGCGTTGACAATCTGTTCCTTGACCTGTTTGACTAGTGCATCTCGAATCGATATGGGGGTGATCATATTCTTGGACGAATCAGCTAGGGCGGCATCAATGGCCTTCATGATGAAACGAGTGGAGATACCAGTCATACCCTCATCTTCAACCTCTTCGCGGAGATCCTTGATGTCCACTTTCTTGATAAGACCCTTCTCGACAATCTCCTGACCGTTGTAGATCTTCATCTTGGTCAATGCATCGACTTTGTTGGAAGGCTTCAGGCGGGAGAGGACCGCGAACATCGCAGCAACCTCAAGGGTATGAGGGGCGATATGAGAATCGAAGTCGGAGCGCCCAATTAGCTTCTTGTAAATCTTGACCTCCTGCTCGAACTCAAGCGTGTAAGGAACATTAACACGCACGATACGGTCAAGGATGGCTTCGTTAGTATGTTCAGCCTTGAACTTGTTCCACTCGGCTTCATTGCAGTGAGCGAGAATGACACCATCAAAATAAATCATCGCTTGCTTACCGGGGGAAGGAACATTCTTCTCCTGGGTGGCGGTAATCATGGTATGAAGGAACTCAATCTCGTTCTTGAAAACCTCAACGAACTCAACAATGCCTCGGTTACCAACGTTGAACGCTCCGTTGAGCGAAAGAACTCTTGGGTCGTCCTCCGGATACAGGTCTAGCTTTGAAATATCCTCAGAGCCAATGAGAAGGCTTGTATCCTGGGTGTTCGGATCCATGGGAGGAACAACCCCAACACCCTTGCGGCCTCGCACAGAGAAGGAAGACTGCGTAATTGGGAACTTCGTGAAGTCTCCTTCAAACTCATTGATAAGTCTGTGCCGGCATACTGGACAAAGGTCTCCTTCAATCTTGATGCCGTACTCCTCTTCAAACTCCGCGCGCAGTGAGCGAGGGATAAGATGAAGCGGCTCCTCGCGGATGGGGCAACCGTCTAATGCAAAAACCGGAGCGCACTGTTCTAGGGCGCTCTTGATGTGCTCGACAAGAGCGGATTTTCCTGCGCCTACCGGACCAAGAAGTAAAAGTACCTGACGACTCTCTTCGCCTTTCATAGCTGCCGAGCGCAAGAAGCGCATGACCTTCTCTAGGGGCCGCTCCATTCCAAAGAAATGGTCAGAAAAATAGTTATAGATTTTAACCTCTTCTCCATCAAAGATCTTATTGCACCGATGATCTGTCTCATCAAGAACAGTTAGCCCTTCGGACATGATCTGGTCATACAGGCGCCTGTGTGCTAGGGCTGCAATTTCTTTATTATCCTCCAGAAGCGCCAGGTAATCACCAAGGTATCCTTCAAATTTTTCTACCTTCTTGAGATCTCGGTGCTCCTGAATCCTTTCTAGAAACTTATTTGTTGTGGTCATGATTTAAAACTCCCATATTTCGTTTTCCACGATTGTTGTCAAAGTGACATTATCTTTCCATAAAGTGTTTATATGCTCGAATACTTTGCGGGCATACGCTAGGTCGAGATCGCGGCCATCGTGTTCGTGGACCAAACACAAGGAGTTGTCTCTTTCTACTTCGTCCACGTAAATAACTGGTACGCGGTTAAGTCCTATATTCCTAATTAACTCGTCTCTTACTTTTTCCCACCCATCTTCATCGGAGATATCATCTATTGTAATATTTTTTTGTGTTTTTTTGAAGGAGTATGTAAAGTAATTCATTTCCTCCATAAACTCTTGGTCCATATAGAACCGTAGGAAGGAAATATCGTTGTGAACTTCTCGTACTATCATGGCCTCTTCCATACCCTGCTTCTCGATAATTTTCTCAAACAATTTGAAGCCTAAATGATAGGGGTTAAGTTGGCCGAGATGGGGTCGTACTACCTGATTGTGAAGCTTGATAAACGGCAGGTGAAGCTTATCCGGTAAGTTTAGCTCATTAATAATCTTGTAGTGAATTGTACAGGCCCACCCCTCATTCATCACCTTCGTGAGCGCCTGGGGGATGAAATATTTCGAACTTTCCTCAACAATAAGAATAAGGTTCCTCTCCCATTCCTCCAGACCTTTGCTGTGTTCTGCTATAAAGCGAAGAAGGTTATACTCTGGCCTCAGGGGATTTTTAGAGAGATTGGGAGAATAGTTTGGATTCTCGATCATCTTCTTTTTTTCGAGCGCTATCAATTCATCGCGGCTTTTGTATTTGATCCCAGGAAAACGCGGTACCTGATATTTGATAGAATGTGCAGCGTCTAGGATATTTTCCACCTTATCAATACCAATAGACGGGTCTTCGATCAATTGTCGTACGTATTTAGCAGAAGACTTGAAGCTATCAATTATGTTTTCCGGGTTAGTTTCGGCAAACATACGGTTCTGTTTGAAAAAATCCGAGTGACCAACGCAGTGAGCCATCGTCAAGAGGTGAATGTAGAGCGCATTTTCTCTCATCAAGTATGCGATAGACGGATTTGAGTTGATAATCATCTCATAAGGTAGCCCTGTTTGGCCCATATTATAAAGCGTATGCGTACGCTCGTACTCTTTGCCGTATGACCAGTGCCGATAATGCGTTGGTAGACCGGTGTAAGCCATGGCGCCGAGCATTTCTTGGTAATCGATGATCTCATAATCAATAGGATGCCAATCGAGTCCTAAATCCTCCGCTATCCTGATGATTTTTTCATCCCAATGAAGCAAATCTGCTTCAGTCCAGTCACTCATGGTTACTTTCCTCCACCAAATAGAGATTTGAAGGCCTTCCAAATGTGATCGGTATGACCAATCATCACTTTTTTGAACTTATTGTCGCAGATGGGAGTGAGTTTGGACCACAGATTGTCCTTTTCTTCCTGCTTCCAAGCTGAAAATGAGGGCCACGGGTACCCATCTGGCATAACTTCGTTGCTTCCCTCCTCGGCGAAGTTGCCATAGTGCTCGTTAATCTCGCAATAAGCTGTTAGTTGGCTTATATCTTTGATCTGCTTGAACAAATCTATGCATTTTTCATTGTCCGAAGACCAATTTTCTCCATCACCGCAGTAAAAAGTGTAAATATTCCATGTATTTGGATGAAATTCTTTTTCTACGATTTCGATTTGGCGGTTCAAGGCAGATGAAACAATTGTACCACCGTATGTACCTACTTTAAAGAAGTCTTCTTCAGTCACACGCTCCGCATTTGTGGAGTGAGAGATAAAAACTACCTCCACATTCTCATATCGGTGGTTCAAGAACTGATACAAGAGGAAGAAGAAGCTCCTCGCCAGGTATTTTCGGTCTTGAGACATGGATCCCGATACATCCATGAGGAAAAAGATGACGGCAGAGCTGTTTTCTTTAACTTTGGGTTTGATATGGTGATATTTTAGGTCATCCTTGTGAAAGGGGAAGCGATCGTCGCTCTCGGGGTCATAGGTTCCGGCTTTTTCCGCCATTTTCTGACGTCGAATCTTCCTTTTGAGCGTTTCTTTCTTGGAGAGGCGCGGACGGATGCCTTGAAAGCGGTATCCTTGGCGTTTGATGGTCTCGTGAGAGATAAATTTGAATTGTTTCTTCTCTAAATCCGGCAATTCTAGATCTGCGAACAAATATTCAGCCAATTCTTCCAATGTAACTTCTACATCATAGTATTGGTCACCTTTTTCGTTACTGGCCTTACCCGTTCCTTGGCCTTTGGCCTTGTCAGCCCGTTTTTGACCGATTTTTTGACCTCTTTTCAGTCCATGCTGCCCTCCGGAGCCTACAGTTTTGTTATTTTCGTTATTTCCGTAGATAAAGCGATATTCTTTGATGCCCCGGACCGGAATTCGGATCTTTTTCTTGCCATTTTGGCCAATGATAGATTCTTCAGCAATAACGTCTTTGATAGAATCTTTGATTGCCTTTTCAATTTTCTTTTTATGACGAATTCGGTCACTGGCGGCTCGGTCGACAATTGATTTGTGTTTGCGGAATACGCTCATATACTAATTACTTTGATGCCCGACAAAACTGTTTAGTTTTAGGATCTTTCATATTATAATTGACCCAAATTCAGATGGCAAGCTCTTTTTTGGTTTTTTTAGCGTATTTTCTTGGCGCTCGTCTTTTATCGACAAAATAATTTCTATTTATAATGAGGGCGCCCCTCTGTCGTGCCACCTTAGAGATAAATGGAGACCATTTCCGTTCTAAAACTCGATTCGTCGTTCAAACCCATCGAAGTGATTAGTTGGGAGGAGGCAATCATTTTGACATGGCTCAAAAAGGCCTGGGCTGCTGAATATACCGATAAATGGGTTCATTCGGCTACACAAGCGTTTCAAATACCCTCTGTTATCGTCTTATTCCGCTATATTGACGAAAAATTCTTTACTTTGCCATGTACGCGCAAGAATATCCTTTTACGGGACGAAAATAGGTGCCAATATTGCACCAAACATTTCCGAGAAGGCGACCTGACGATCGACCATGTTTTGCCTCGTTCCAAAGGAGGCGCTAATACATGGGACAATGTTGTTGCCGCATGCAACGCTTGCAATCAGAAAAAACGTGATTTTTTGATCGAAAATGCGCCGGTGACTCTTATGCGGCCGCCGAAGAAACCTTCCTATCGGTCTATAATTAAAAAACGTATCGGTAAAGGAAATTTGAAATGGAAAGAATATTTATAGAGTGGAGGAAAGACCAATGTCGCGCCACACATGGCTCCTAGACCCAGGACACGGCGGAATAATCAACGGTGTTTACCAGACCGCAGGAAAACGATCCCCTCGCTTTCCTGATGGATCTGTCCTTTATGAGGGAGAATTCAATCGCGATGTGGTGGACCGTGTTATAGAGTTATGCAAACAGCATAACATTGATTGTGCCGATATCGTAAACACCAATAAAGACATTCCACTATCTCACCGCGTACGTACAGCTAACGAGCTTCATCGTCAAAATCGCAATTCTATATACGTTTCGGTGCATGCCAATGCTTTTGGAAACGGACGTGACTTCAATAAGGCCAAAGGCGTATGCACATTCTATCATTATAAGAGTCGATCCGGCAAGCGATTAGCCACAAGTCTTCAACGCTGGCTCGCCGACCTTACTGTGTTTTACGACCGAGGAATTCGGAGTAACGATACATGGGCCAACTTTTACGTTCTTCGAAAAACTCATATGCCGGCAGTCTTATCTGAGAATGGGTTTATGACTAATTTTGATGATGCCACAGCGTTACTGGATCCCCTCACGAGGCAGGCAGTGGCTGATGCTCACTTCGCGATGATACAGGAGATCGAAGCAGATGGACTCTAGAGAAAAAATTATACTGGAAATTTCCACTGTGGTGGAAAGTTTGAGCTTAAAAATTGAAAAACTACAGGCTAAAGTTAACGAGTTATGTCAAAATACCCAATGCGCGCAAGTAAAAAAGGTGAACAAAGATTTGAGCGCATCGTCTACCCCCGAAAAAGCTAAATAAATGGAATTAATATCTACCCACTTTGTGAAAACACAAGATGTGGGATATCACGGAAACCTCTTCGGCGGTGTCATGCTCGCATGGTTAGACGAAGCCGCAGCTGCATACGCTGCTCAGGTTGCTGATACTCCGCGAATGGTCACTAAACATATTTCTGGATTGACCTTCGAGAAGCCCTGCAGACCCGGTCAGATCATCAAGATATATGGAGAGGTGGCCAAGGTCGGTAAAACGTCTCTAACGCTGGCTATGGAGGCGAGAAGGCACTCTGTGTACAACGGCACCCAGCGAGCTGTCGCGAGCACCACCATGACCTTCGTGCGTATCGACGGTGATGGAGAAGCGATCCCGATATCTGAAAAGGTAAGACAAAAATATAGGGATCCTAAGGACTTTACCTAAATGACATATGTGGTAACTGAGGCTTGTATTAAATGTAAGTATACTGATTGCGTCGACGCGTGCCCTGTCTATGCTTTTCGGGAAGCTCCGGATATGCTCGTTATCGACCCGGAAGTGTGTATAAACTGCGACGCATGTACGCCTCTTTGTCCTGTGGATGCAATATATGGGGATTTTGAAGTCCCCGCGGACCAAGAGGAGTTTATAGAAATAAATGAAAGATTAGCTGTAATTTCTCCCCCCATAGATTATTCCATCGACCCTCACCCCGACGCGGATAAATATAAAAACATACCGAACAAAAAGCATCTCCTCTAGTTACAATAGGAGGTATGTCGCTATGTTACGTACGGTTTTGTTAGTATTATGCGCGTCTTTATTCGCGTGTACGCCCCCTTCGGGAAAGGAGGAGTTTGATAGGATTCCAAGAGACTTGGGCCCGGAAGATCACCAGGAAACACTAGACTTTGTTGCTTTGGAGAATTTTCACGAAACGGATCCGTGGGATATGCTTCCCACCAGTCCCATTGATTGGAAATCGTGCGCGTGCGTAGAGGGAGAACACCCTTGTAATATTACGGCCGTCGACCACAAGGGCGATGCCTTTAGTCTATACGCCCTCTTTGGGCGCCCAATCGTACTGGATTTCTCAGCCGGGTGGTGCGGTCCCTGTCGACTAGCAGCGCAACACGCCCAAGAGGTACAAGATCAATATAGCGACACAGGGCTTCTTTATATCACTGTTCTGATTGAAACAGCCGAAGGCAATGTGCCCACCGCTAAAGATGTCCAAGCCTGGGCGCAAGAATACGGCAATACTAGCTCTCTTGTAATCGGGGGTAGCAGAGCGATGCTCGAAAGCGCTGGGGGGACTTGGGCACTGTCTGGCTGGCCAACGTTTTATTACATTGACGGTAACATGATTTTACGAGATATTGATCGGGGATATAGTGCAGAAGAGGTGAACTATTCAATTGAGTGGTTGTTGACGCTATAATATCACTATTTACTGAGTGGAACTCGAAATAATAAAAGGCTTAGCTCAATATGGCGTCCTAGGATTGTGGACTGCTTCTTTGTTATTCATGAACTGGCAGCAACGTAAGGATAAAAAAGAAGAGGAGGCGGCCGCCAAGGAAGCGCGCCAATATCACCAGGAAATGATCGTGTCCAAACTAGCCAATCAGGAAAAGATGTTAGTCCAAGCACTTGAAAAAATTGACCGTGGTTTGGGCGATATGAGGGCAAAATATGCCGAAGATCGACTACTTAGGATGCAAGGAAAGGGTAAAGAATAGAATGAAACTCTTATTTGAAAACTGGAATTCCTATCTTGAAGAGGCAGCTGATCCGTGTTGGGATGGCTACAAAAAAGTGGGAATGAAAAAGAAGGGCGACAAGATGGTTCCCAACTGTGTGCCTCTCGAAGAAGAAGTTATCGAAGAAGATGCCCTTGATGAGAAGAAGAAAAAGAAGAAGAAAAAGAAGAAGGCTAAAAGAGACGCTTGTTATCATAAAGTGCGCTCTCGTTATAAAGTCTGGCCGTCAGCGTATGCCTCAGGGGCCCTTGTAAAATGCCGCAAGGTAGGTGCAAAGAATTGGGGCAATAAGAGTAAGAAAAACGAACAAATTGAGCTTTTTGAGGGCGAAGAAAACCTAGAGTCAAAAATTCGCAAAGCATTGATCGAGGAAGGTGGCGCTGCAGGTATGAAAGCGCTCAAGGACCACACCAAAGCATCAGAAAAAGAAATCAAAGATGCTATCAAAGGTATGAGCGACGTTGGACTCCATGAAGACGGAGATTATATTCTCCAAGATGGCGAAGAGATCGATGTCAAAAAAACCCTTGACGAGAAAAAGAAGAAAGCTGGAACTGAGTCCAGCAAAGAGTCATCACTTCGAGATTGGTTTGGTCGTAAGGGCGCGAAGGGTTCTAAGAAAGGTTGGGTTGACTGCAATGCCCCAGACGGTAAAGGCGGCTACAAGTCATGCGGCCGAGGTTCTGGTGAAAAGCGCAAGAAGTACCCGGCATGTCGTCCAACCCCGGGCGCATGTAAAGAGCGAGGTAAAGGTAAATCTTGGGGCAAGAAAGCTAAGAAAACCAAGAAAGAGGGAATTACCATGAGAAGTGATGAGCTATACGGTTTGATTGCTGAAGAAGTTAATCGGGCGCTTTTGGAGCGGGATGTATTTCCCCATCTGACTGAGGCTTACCTAGACGACGGCACTCCCGTGTGCGTTGCATGTTTAATAGAACAGCTTGATACTGCGGCCTGTGGTTGTCCTGATCTTGTTTACGAGGCTGAGTATCGCGGGCGTAAGGTTACCCTCAATAAACCCACCCGTGGAGATGTCAAAAAATTTAAAGTTTATGTCAAGGATCCGAAAACTGGAAATGTAAAGAAGGTTAACTTTGGTGATCCGAATATGAAAATTCGTAAGAGCAACCCCAAGGCGCGCAAGTCTTTCCGTGCTCGTCACAACTGTGACAACCCTGGTCCAAAGACAAAAGCGCGTTACTGGTCCTGCAAGAAGTGGTAAAATGAAACTAATCCTTGAAAACTGGCGGAAGTTACTAAAAGAAGAGGGTGGGGAGCCAGACCTCGTACTTCCACAAAATAAAGAAATAATCTTGAAAGCGGACACTGCAGAGCACGAACGTGGACTTGTAGTAAAATGGAGGGAGGACGGCGGCTATGATGTTTATTACTGGTATGGGACACCGGATAAGGCTGTTCCGGCTGAACTGAAAGCTGATGGTAAAAAGGTGGGGGACGACATCGGGCGCGTGTATTTGGGGTATCATCCCGAATTGGACGAAGAATGAAACTCCTACTTGAAAACTGGCGGAAGTATCTTACCGAGAATGAGACACAATATTTCCCTTGGCTAAAAGAAATCCAAGCCACCGACGACTTTGATGAGATCCATGCCATCCTAGAATCTGATCGCTTTAAGAAACTTGGCGCCGGATCCTTTCGCGCAGTGTATCAGCCCGTTAGTGATCCCGAGCACGTTATCAAAATGATTCACGAGCCCGATGATTATAAGATGCAGATGAATGAAGACGATTTCAACACTGCCAAGCGCTATCCTCTTATATTCCCCCGTGCGTACGCCCATGCTGATGACTTCTCGTGGGTTGTAGTGGACAAAGCTACGCCAATTGATCGCATGGATGATTTGGAAAAAGTTCTTGATAAGTCTTTCCCCGCAGAGAAAGAAGCCATATTGCAATGGCGTCGTGAGGCAGATATCAATCCTGCCGACCCTTTTCATATCTTGAAGACAATTCTGGGATCCTTCCGGTATGATCGGACCAAAGATGCGGCTGATGACGAGTCTAAAAGTGCCGAGATTGCTCAAGAACTCGGAGTCCTACTGTCCCGTGTAGCTGGCCCTGCGTATCAAGAGTTAAGCAAAGCCATGCACGAGTTTAATATCGATAAATATGAGATTGGCAGCGGTAACATTGGACATGATAGTGAAGGTAACTTCAAAATCATTGATTCCTCCATCTTCCCGCCAGATTACGGTGAGGACGATGACTATTAAAAACCTCTTGACTTCCTTTTTCAGTCTGTTATACTGTAAATGAATGAAAAGGTATATTTATAATAATGAAACAAATTTTAAAAGAATGGCGAAAGTACATCGCCGAACAAGATAACTTGGAACAAAACATTTATTCGTTTGATTACGACGATACTTTAATCAGACATAAGCCAGACCCAGAAGATCCCGAATTTGGCATTCTTTATGATGGCCCTCACGAGGAGAACATCGCAAAGCTAAGAGAACTTGCAGCGGCCGGCAACAAGGTTCTAATTGTTACATCCCGGTCAAAACGCACAGGGGATAAACACCCATGGGATACAGCCCCAGACCCAGAAGAGTTGGTAGCCGAACTAGAGCTTCCTGTGGAGAGTATCCACTACACACATGGGGACCTTAAAGCTGAGACTCTTCTGTCCTTGGGTGTTGCCGAGCATTGGGACGACGATGAGGAAGAAGTGGCGGCGGCAGAAGCAGCCGGCATCAAGGCCAATCTGGTTCCGTCGGCGCTTGAAGAAGGGGCTATTGCCAAGTGGTGGGCCAATAAACTTCACGAAGCCGGCTTCGAAGTTGCACCGCGACTGATGAAATATATAAAAATGGATGGCCCACGTAGCGCAGGAGAAAAATCATGAGTGACGAGACGCAAGCAGCAACAATTGATGGCATCAAATGTGATCAGATAAGCACCATTATCGGGATAGATAAATCCCGTGTTAGCACCATTCTTTCGGGTGGTGCATGCTCAGATGCCGCGCCCTTCGAATTGCCCATTACCGATACTTCTCAACTTAATAATCGAACTGTCTGCGCAGTGGGTACCGAAACCGGGCTTGATCAAGGTATTATTAGAACCCTAAGCGGAGGAAACTGGAATTGCGGCGCTACTACCGTCGCCGAAATTACTTCTGGTGACTCGGCTTATGTAGAAATGACTCCATCCTTCAACTACAACGGTAACAACGTTCAATTCATGTTTGGACTCGGCTACAAAGACACCCCGCCTGTCACATCTACGAATGCCTATGCGTGGATGCAATGGGCCGTCTATTGCTGGGCCGGAACATCCGCTGCGGCTTTTGAAAGTGGTACGCTGGTGAACGGCACCAGCGGGGGTGGACCTAACTGGACGGCCGGCCGGTCCTTCCGCGTGGCAGTCGATTCAAACGTAGTGACGATTAAGTATTCAGATGACGGCTGGGGAAGTTCCACTACCAACTATACGTTTGGTACGGCAGTCGATATCGCTGGTAATAGCAATTTGATCGCTGGTTTTGCTCTCTTCTATGCCGGGACTCACCCCATTGAAAATCCCAAAATTTATGGCAACCTGATCAACACCTAAGGTCAAAAAATCTAAAGCTCTAATGTCAAAGGAAGAAGAAGAAACTATTTAATTATACGCCGGAGGTTCGTGCTATGACAAAAACAGAGTTACTGAATATTATTAGAGAAGAAGTAGAGGTGGTGCTTACTAATGCTGAAGCAATCGAAGTGTTTGACCTCGATCCGGCGTCTCTTTTAGATGAAATTCTGCGCGAAGAAAAAAAGGGGGAAGAGGGCTATGAGCGACCCCTTGAGTCGGGCCTTGCCGAAGAAAAAGACGATGACTGGATTCAGGATGCCGAAGCAGATATTGAGCGCCGCGGCACCGAAGGGGTATGCACCGGCGAGAAATTTGGCGGTCCGACATGTCGCCCTGGAACCAAACGTTATAACCTGGCCAAGACTTTCCGGAAGATGGCGCGCAAGCGGAAGAAGGACTAACTCGTGAGTATTGATTACGCCCAGCTTAAAACCATGGTGAAGGAAGCCATGTTTACTGGCGGGGGTATTAATGAGCCTTCCGCCCCTGAAGGTGTACCGCATCGTATGGGGTCACAGTCCAACTCTGACAAAGAGCAAAATATGGGCGATCCCAAAGCCAATGAGTTATATGAGATAGCTTTAGAGGCCCGAGAGGCTACAGAACGCCTTATTGTGGCTCTCGATGATCCCACTTATGACGGCGCCTACGAAAACGCATTTAGAGCCACCACAGCGCTCAGGAAGGCCCTCAATGACATTGAGATGGCCGGGGCCCATCCAATGCCGGACCAGCGCGTGGTCGCGCCTCCGAAAAGTCAACAGAAGTACGCGGGCTCTACCAGTTATGCTGGTTATAGTTCGGGCGCCTGGGGTGGTGGCGACGGGGCTGCAGGAATGCAAGAGACCAAGATGGAAGTTTCTGCCCTAGAGGGCTCTGTCAAGCGCGCGGTTGAACTCTATTCCCGAATGAACGATAAAGACAAACAAGCATTTCAAGCCTTTGTATTGGGCGACGCCACAGGAGATAGATAATGACTTCCCCGAAGCTTAACCGACAAACTCTCAAAAACCTTATTTCAGAAGAAATCCGCAAGGGCTCTTCTATTTTACTAGAAACCCCTGTGATGAATGCACAAGATCGCACTCCACCAAAAGTCGAAAAAGACCCCGATGGGTATGAGGGCGCTATGGCGCGGAGAGATCTTTTTCATTTAGCACAACAAGCACAACAGCTGCACGATATGTTACAGGATGATGAGAATCTTGAGCCTTGGGTACAAGCAAAGCTTACCAAAGCAGCTGATTACGTTGAAACAGCCTTCAAGGCTATTATTTATGACAAACAAAATCCGGAGGGAAGATAATGTGGGATTGGGCACATCTTAAAGAACATGGCTGGTTAGGCCATTTGAAGCAGTCAGCGCGGCTATCGGGCTTGTTGCTTCTTTCGGGACTGGCTATGCTGGTGCATATGCTTATCCCCTTTTGGCAGCAGCCAGAGTGGCTTCAAGCTAAATGTGTAGGCGCAACGCTTTGTAAGTGCGCTTGCTGCGAAGACTGTGAGTGCTGCGGATAGGGGAAAGAAGGGGTAATGTAGGTGAGGAAGATTGTCCGACTAGTCTATATTCTGGCAATCTTTATCCTCATTGATCTCACCGCTACTATTTTTTGGATTGCTAATGACTTAGGGCACGAAGCAAATCCTATCATGGCCTTCTTTTTGGAGGTATCCCCTTTATTATTTGTCATCGCCAAGCTCGGACTCAGTGCTGTAGGGATATGGATTCTTTATTGTTTTCGAAAAAGGTTTACTAATAGTATTTTCAAAATATTACTAGCACTAAACCTTGTCTACATGGCGCTTTTTGTGTATCACCTCTGGGGTGTACTCTTTCTACTATTCAGCACTATTTAGTAAACGATGCATCAGTGTAAAAATCAATCTATTGGGAACGTTTATCACTTAGAGCAGTTGGTGGGAGATTTCTTCCCGTATTCCCAACAGCAGCTAGGATTTAACAAGCCTGTCACCGTTATATTTCAGAGTGACACCTCCAATTCACAGCGAATTTTAGGAAAAACCGCTTATTATGATCCGGGTGCTATGGAAATTGTGCTCTATGTTGATGGGCGCCATCCTAAAGATATCATGCGCTCATTGTCTCATGAATTGGTGCACCATGCGCAAAATTGTCGGGGGGATTTTACCAGTGATATGGAGACCTCGGCGGGCTATGCACAAGAGAATCCTCATCTCCGCAAGATGGAGCGTGAGGCTTATACCAAAGGTAATTTGATCTTTAGGGATTATGAAGACCTAATTAAGACAGGAAAACGGAATGTCGCCATAGACTTTTCAGAAACAGGAGAACCAAAAATGTCGCTAAAAGAATGGAAAAATAATGAGATCAACACCAAGTTGATGAAAAAGTGGGGGCTTCTTAAGGAAGAGAAGAACGAGCCCGCTGACGTGGCGCACGCCGACCGTGTACTCGCTGGTGAAGAGGCTGGAGAAGATGCAGCCGAAGAGCTTCAGGAAGACTCCGAGGGCGAAGAGACCTACCACTATGGTGAGGATGAAGGTCGGGACGACCGTGAGCTTCATGACCTTATCAAGCGACATGCTACGCGGGCTCACATTGACGCCCTGAAGCGCGATATGGCATATGATGAAGATCATGAGGATCGTCACGAGCGCGGAACCCACTTCCGGGAGGGTGCGTTCTCCCCTAACCACTACTGTGTTCATCACGGCGGCGTCCACCATGAAGGTCAGATTAAGATGGCAGAGGCCATCAACCACAACTTCAATAAGAAGCTGAACCAGGTTACCTGGTACGACATGAAGCTTCAGGACGGCACCATTCTTGAGCGCGTGGATGCCCGTGATATTCTTGTCACCAATGCTAGTCTTGCTGAGGGCCATGGCCATCCCATGCGTGATGAGGACGAAGATGATTATAAGGGTATCGGATCTAAAGAACACGATGACGAGGAGGGTAACCGTCCATCGATGGCCAAGAGAATGGATCTCGCGGAGTACGCCAGGCCTGGTAAAATCTCGGTAAAAGAAGCAAAACAAATCACACGTCGAATCATCGCGCGTGTCAGAAAGGAAGGCAAGTAAAATGGTAGCACCATGGATTAAACGACGACGCCGGAATGAGAGCGCCAAGAAAGCAGCGGCCGCTAAAGCGAAAGCAGAAGCAGCCGCCAAAGAAAAAGCAGAGGCTGAAGCCAAGGCGAAGGCCGAGGCTGCAGCAAAAGCCAAGGCCGAGGCTGCTGCAAAAGCGAAGGCCGCTGAGGACAAGGCAGCTGCGGAAGCCGCTAAGGCAGCGAAAGACACGGAAGATAAGCCAGCTCCGCGGCGACGTGGCCGAAAGGCTGCTTCGAAATCTGAGGAATAAGTAATGGACTATCGCCGACTTACTCGCAAGTTCTTGCTCGGCGAGAGCAGCGCCCCTAGTGTTGCTAGCTATCTTCAATCTATTTCCGAGGTTCTCCAAGCCATAACTCCGCGTTCTAAAACCGACGCGTTGCGGATTGAAACAGCACGAGCGAACTTGCGCGAAGTCAGGCGCCATACACGACGGCTCCAAGAAAGAGTGAACACTCTTGAGGAGCAGGTAAAAATACTAGAAGAGAATAAGGAGTAGGTACATGGGCACACCGGGCCATATGGCGCACCCTTTTGATGTCGACCGCGTAAAAACAGGGCAAGACCTCATTGATTATATCCAGGACGCTGTTGTGCGTCTTCAAAACAATGAAATTGCCGGCAGCGTCAAGTGGGATGGCATCAATACCAGTTTTAAGCTGATTACCAACGAGGATGGTCAAAAAGAGTTTCGCATGGATCGCGGAACCTCTCATATTGCCTCAATTGAGGGCTTTGATGCTGAAAGTGCTTTAGCAAAGTGGGGATCCGATCATGGCATGGCTAATGCTATAGCTAAGTTGTTAACTATTTTCAATGCGGCTATTCCAGCCATCACTCCGGAACTTAAAGCGCTCAAAATGTGGGATGACCCTACAAAATATTTCAATACCGAATATATTGAAGGGAAGTCTAACGTCCAGGAATATGATTCCAATATTTTGGCTATTCATGGCATCAACCAGTTCTATGAAAAAAAAGCCCAGCCCCATATGATTCGAAAAGGGATTTCCATGGATCGCCCAGGGCTTGAGCGCCCTATAGACCCCAAGACGAGAAAGCCCGTCAAAGGTGGTGGAATCGAAATTCCTTATGATCACGCAGCCCTAGCACGACTTATTGAAAAAGTGCGCCCCATTGCAGCCAAATATGGTTTTGAAGTATATGGTGATGTACCAGTGGAGTTTGATCCGGATTATGATCTGAATCTAGAAGAAGTTTTAGAGACGCCAGTGTCCGTTCAGGTTACTCCTGGCGGGGTGGCCACAAACACATTACGAGAATGGCTCCAGATGGTAGAGCACCCCCAAGATACTCGTGTTACCCGGGCTGATGGGAAATCCGTGGGAGCACTAAGTAAAGATATTTATATGGCAGTATTACGCAGCGCCGAGAAAAATGGAATACCTTTAAGTGAATATCTTGCCTCCAAAGAAGACGTCAAAGACGCCATCAATGGAGGTATTTTTTATCATGGCACTCGACTCCTAGGGCAAGCGGTAAAAGAAGCTTTGCGCAGTATGGCTGGTCCAGTTGGATCCCATGAAGGTGTTGTTTTACGAGGGATGGAAGATTTCCTAGTCAAACTTACAGGAGATTTTATTGTTCAAGGGCTGGCCTCTACCCATGGAGATCGTTCCAAGCAGGGCCTAGCTGAAGAAGAGAGGGTACCCGTCGAGGGGGTGCGTAACATTGCTCTTTACCCTGGAAAGTTTAAGCCACCTCATGGCGGCCACTTCAATGTTGCTAAATCGGTGCTAAGTAACCCCGGAGTGGATAAGATCATTATATTTGTCTCTCCAAAAGTTCATGAAGGAATTACTCCTCAACAAGCCGTCAATATTTGGAACGTTTACCGCCAACACTTGCCTGGTGATGTAGATGTTAGAGTTGCAGATGTGACGCCTGTGCGTTCTGTCTATGAATACATTGACAACGAAGCCGACGTCGGGGAAGACTTGCACCTTATCTTGGGAGAAAAAGATGTCGAAGGTGGGCGCTTCAAGACGGCCGAAGGTCGTCGTGAAGGAGTAAATGTACAGCAAGTCCCAATTCCTCCGCAGATGGGAGGAGTAAGTGCCACCATGATGAGGAAAGCTCTTCGTGATGACGATGATGTTGGCTTTATCCGCGGGTTACCTACAGAGTTAAATGATAGCGATGTAGCTGATATAATGAGGATACTTGGCGAACAGCTTGATGAAATGAGCGCGCAGTCGGGAGGCGCGGTGACAGGGTTTGCCACTACTTTCCCCGATGTGATTGGATCTGAGAAGCGCAAAAAGAAAAAAACTTCGAACAATGAATCTGTGGAAGACCAGTTTGTAAACGAAATAATGGACTATTTATTAGGTATATCGGTGGGATAAAAATGATTGATCGAGCAGAAGTAGCACAGGAAATCCAATTGAGAGAAGCAGTTCGTGATGCGATTCGGATTGTAAAATCTCGCAGAGAGCATAAGAGTAACCAAGAGCACGAACTTCGCCAGATTATCCGTGACCTTATTACTGAAAGTGCTGCCGTTGCAGCAGTTGCCAAACATGACAGTACGGGAATCAATGCTCTAGAGGACCTTCTACGAAACACTAATGTTTTGTCAACTATAGAGACCGGATATAAGTCCCTTACCACCGCGGTGGAGCAGCGTGAATCATATCGTAACCATATTTTAGCTGCTGTCGAAAAATCACTTGCCCCCGAAGAATCTCGCAAAGAGGCGGGGGAAGACGAGGAACTCGGGGCCCCAATCGATGAAGATATTGAAATTGATATTGGCGACCGGCCCGAAGATGATCCGGATTTTATTAGTATCGATGACGAAGAAGAGGTTGAAGTCGATCCCAAGTCAGAGTTTGGGCTTAATGGGGAAGATAAGACTGGACGCAACCGCGCATTCACCGACTTCCAAGACATCGAGAAGAGCATTCTTACAGCATATGATGACCTTGACAACGCCGACGATATTGCTATGTTTGAGGAGTATCTACTAAAAAATCTTGCGCTGTATTTTGACAAATTCGAGACAGAACTGCAGACAGATGTGCCCGAACCCGCTGCAGCGGCGGCCGCGGTGGGTGACGCCAGTGCCGAAGAGGCGGAAGAAGATACCGTTGCCAACATTGAGCTACAAGAAATAGCTAATTTTCTAGATATAGACGATATTATCGAAAACTTATTATAGATGAAACCCCGGAAGTCAGATTCCCAGGGTTTTTGCAGTGATATTTCTTTCTCACAAAAGCTGAGGAACCACGGAAAGTCAAATGAAGCATTTGAAATAATGCTTTCTGCATTAACTCTGGAAGAAATTATTGGTCTCAAACTTGAGTGCGCCAGTCGTCTAACTAATGGCAAACTATATGGTTTTAACCTATGGTCCAATACGGTGGCTCTCGTGAAAGAAGCTCTCTTCAATTCTGTTGTTAGCATAGCTAACACAAATAAAGAAATGACGAGAATTTTAGGAGTCACTGATGAGACCTTAAAAGTATTGAAGAAAAAGTATAGGATACAAAAAGACGACATAAACCAATGGTAACCTAATTATTTTGGCCTGTCAAGGACTAAATGGGGGTGGTTTGGGAATTCGACTGAGATTAAATCCTGCAATGGCATTCTCAGGACCACGGTTCGACTCCGTGCACCTCCACCAATAATATACTTTTTGCTTGCATCTTACAAATAACTTTATTATATTATAATTAATATAAGGTGAATAAGATTGTAATTTGCTTACTACTTCTACTTTGTTCTTGCTCTAATATAGGGGAAGAGGAGATTAGAATTCAAGAATACGGTGAAGAATATGCAATCATGGACTGCTGGTGGAGTAAAAATGAAGGCCCCAGTACATTGGTCTTTTGGTGCGATAAGCAACTCGACACTCCACTGCTATCTGGATTCGTCAGCCTAGCTATTGAAAGAGACACAGAGGAAGAGCAATTCTTTTCCATCTGTGGCAGGGATGTAATCCTTAATTCAGGTTATGACTTGCATGATACTTTAATCGCGAGTCTTACTAATAATAATTATAATTGTTACAATCACTATGAAAATAATATCGGCAACGAGTTCGATTCGATATGGGCGCCAGAATCTAACGCTCTGCAGATAATATGGCGCCCACCAGACAAAGATCATCAGGCTCTCACCATCTATATACCACCTCCGGAGGGAGAATCTATAAGAGTTTCCGGCACAGTTTATCACAAAACTGGTTTTTTCAACTAAATATTATATGAGTGATACTATCCGGATAGCGCTAGGAACACTTGTTTATGTAGTTTCTTTTAGTTTGTCAATAGTACTGCTAGCTGTCCCGGCTTCTGCTGGTCCCTATATTAGTAACTATGACAGAATACCTTTAGTAAACGATAGGCCTCCGCAAGCTGCCAAATGGGGACTAACCCCCACGGTTATTGTTTGCGAACATGCACCAGTAACAAAGAGTCAGGTTGATAAGGCTGTAAGCTTCTGGAAAGATTTGGGATATCGTTTTTATAATACACAATATAAACATGATCCGCTCAATAAGTGTCTAAGCGAGACTCCCAAAGGTTATATCATAATCCATATGGTGACCTTGGGCGTAAAAATGGAAGAGACAGCTCTAGCACAAACGCACTTCTTTATTGACAACACAACAAACCAGGTGGAATACGCAGTTATTTATTTAAGACCAGATGTAAGGGAGACTGTCCTCGAACACGAACTAGGGCATGCCCTCGGTTTTCTCCATTTTAACAAGATTAATCACCTCATGAACGAAAAGTGGATGATGGGCGGTTGGGATACGGAAGGACTACAAAAAGCGCGGAGGTAGGCGATCTGGTCATCTGTGTGGATGTTGCCAAAAGAGACGCTAACGCCGGAAAAAGAACTTTTGTAGGATTAGTACTTGACAAATCTATCACAATCTATAAAATACAAGTATTAGACACTGGTCAAGATGTTTATTGGCCAATGGATGCAACTTATCTATGGAAGGAAAAAGGATGAGTACTGAAGAAGTAGAAATGGCGCCGCAACACACCGACGGGCCAACATGGAATATCGTGGGCCGTTTCCCCACATTCGACGGCGCTGACGCCAAGAGAAATGAACTAGCAGGACAAGAAGATCTCCAAGTGAAGGTCCACTATCAAGGACCCCCAAATCGTAAGTTCTATGCGGTCAAGACTCGCACGGATCCCTCAATCGCTAAACGTGAAGAAAAGAAGCGTCGGAAAGCTAAGTTGTCCAAGAAACGACGAAAGAAGTAGACGCCACAATATAGTAAAAAGAATCTCCGACACACTATTTAGTGATGCAAGGAGATCAATATCGTGTCGGACCAAAATGGAAAAAAACTACCGGCTTTCTTGAAGACTGTTTATTTGTCCAATCGAGAAATTCGCTTAATTTTGGCCGGTCTTTATTCTCTCAATATGCCTAAAGAAGAAATTGAAGCAACCCTCTGGAAAAAGCTTTTGTTTGAAAAGCTTCATAAAAAGACTAGAAGAAAGAAAAACTAGTGATTTCACAACTCGAAAGAGACAATATCATCTTAGAAGCCGCGCTTGAATGGGGTGCTGACGCTATGTATGATATTCAGCCAGGTACAATGGGGCTTACACTTTATATCGATGCGACATGCAAGGAAGAGGCTTCAATGATTCGCGCTCAGATTCCCGGCAACTTTCATGGCCTATATACTATCGTAAGGTATCCTACGCATGTCCTAACTTATGAAGACGCGGAAGAAGAGAGAAAGAAAGATCCGCTTTACCATACATAGCAATAATGATAACAGCAATCGGCGATGTGATGAGAGAGTGTTATAAGCGTGGGTGGATAACTACGCGCGATGGCAACTGTTCACTCCGTAAGAGTGGCGATCGGAAAATATATATCACTCCCTCTGGGGTGAGAAAGAATCTGATATATCCCGAGTTTATTAAATCTATTCGCATTGCGGAAGACGGCTCGTTGGCTGACAAGCCCTGGGTGGAAAACCCTTCTGGGGAGCTAGAGATGCACTGGCAGATTTTAAAAGACGCGGTGAGGACTCGCTGTGTTCTCCATGTACATTCCACTAATATCGTGGCAGCAATGTACGCCGGTTGGGATCTCAAGATCATGGCGAGCCAGTTTCCCGAGATCTATAGGTACACGCGCGTGGGCCCCAATGTTCCAGTGCTCCCAGCGGTCTCTCAGGCCTTGGCGGATGCTACTTCTAAAGCCTTGGGCGTACGCCCGGGCAAGCCGGAATACGATGTGGTGGGACAAGGAAATCATGGAGTATGTGCGGTCGGAAAAAATCCATGGGACGCCTTTGAGCACATAGAGCGTCTGGAACACATTTGCCAAATTGTCTTGAATTCTGGGGTCAGACCTAGTATAATGAATAAAACGCCGGTGTAGCTCAGTTGGTAGAGCAGCGGTTTTGTAACCCGCAGGTCCCGCGTTCGATTCGTGGCGCCGGCACCAAGGAGAATATATGAGAACATGGAGTAATAAGTCGCTGCTCAAGACTTTGCCAAACCCTTCAGGGGATGGTTATGAAATAAATATCAAGAACCCGGAGGTTACTTTTATTGGGGTCAAGGACCAGCCGGATTTTGCAACGGTTTGGATTGTCTTTTATCCCAAAGATAGTATAATTGAGTTGAAATCCCTAAAAAAGTATTTTCAGGATTTTCGCAATCGGCTGCTTTCGTATGAGCGGCTCATCAATGTGGTTTATGATGATTTGAAAGAAGTCTACGAGCCGAATCGTTTGCGTTTGGAAATGGATTTCAACCCCCGGGGAGGCCTTTCCTCCAAACTTACTATTGATTCGGATTGGGCGATTCGCGGCGGGGAAGAAAAATTTAAAGATTGGGCCGGAAAGGATCATCGTTGGTAGAAGGCAATCGAATGGCAAAAGATAAAAAATTTGCAGATAATGTAGTGTATAACTATGAGACGGAAGAATTTGATGCTAATATAAAACCCTATGGGACGAATGTGGGCGCTCCTGCTATCGTGCCTAATGATATGAGTACCCTGAAGGGCCGGGCCATTTCCGCGGCCGAGAAATATGCGGAAAAAGAAATAGAAAAACTTAAGAAACAGGCAGAAATAATTATGGAACAAGCAAAAGAAGTACAAGAACGAGTAAACGTCTCAAAGGTTATTTATGAGGCGGATTTTAACATAGAGCCCGTGATTGGAGAGCATTATTATTTGTATCAAAGAAAAGACCAAAGTCATTTTCTTTCGTTGATAGCGCCCCAATACTGGCACCGGGTGGATCCCGGTACTTTTCTGGCTGAGGTCGAATTACTTCCCGATCAAACGTGGGAGGTTGTAGAACAGCCAGAAAATGATGACAGTTGAATTAGTATTATTTATAGCCATATTAGGATTCTTTTTCAATGTGATCACGCTGTGGGTACTAACTAAGATTCAGAAGTATCAGGAAAAAATTAATTCTAATGTCTGGAGACGCTTGAATTATTTAGAAGTAGGAATGTCACATCACGGCTTAATCCCCATGCCGTGGGAAGTGGAAGAAATAGAAGAGATTGTAGAGGAAATAAAAACTTTTAGAGAAGAAGGAAATGTTGTATACTTGCAAAAAGAAGAATAGTGCGGTATAGCTCAGTTGGTAGAGCAGTTGACTGTTAATCAACGGGTCGCTGGTTCGAGCCCAGCGGCCGCAGCCATAACGAAAGGAAAATATTATGTCCAATATACTTACTAACCGGTTTATGAGTGCCACCCTCGCGAGGTTTGACGCCAAGCGTCAGGAGGCTTTGGCCACCATTGAGTTGTATCTCACTCGTCCTGTGGGGGTGGGTGAGCATCCTGACATCGTGGGGGAAATTGCTGGGGCTGTCGCCCGCTTGGCGGAAGCTGACGAGGCTATTGGCGCTATCAATCGTTATTTTGTGGGGCCAGAGGCCGCCGAGGAGCCCTCTAATGACTAATCTACCCCAAACTCCTTATGATGTTGTTTGTGTATCGGGAGGCTTCGATCCTGTTCATATCGGTCATCTCCGTATGATACAAGAAGCAGCGCAACACGGCCATGTGGTAGTGATCGTTAATTCTGATGACTGGCTGATGCGAAAGAAAGGATATATCTTTATGCCTTTCGAGGAGCGGTGCGAAATTCTAGAGGGCTTTACAGCAACTGGTGAAACAACGAACGTTGATGATAGGGACGGCACTGTATGCGAAGCGCTCCGGCGGATCAAGCCGGATTATTTTGCTAACGGCGGTGATCGCAAAAACGATAACACTCCGGAAATGGATGTGTGCGAGGAATTAGGCGTACAACTTCTATGGAATATGGGTGGGGGAAAAGTTCAAAGCTCTTCCACTCTGGTGACAGACGCCGGCATGGTAGGTGATGTGGCGACGGAGGGAGACTTACAGCCTTCGCGTGTAGAGGTGATCCAGTGTGATGGGACGCCCAAAGGGGGAAACTATTAAAAAGGCGCGCCAACCCTATATAGTATACCGTCAGCAGGGTCTCTATGAGTCGTAAAAAGATATACGTTTTAGATACCAGTGTTTATTTGACAAACGCAGAATGTATCTACGCATTTGAAAATAATGATATTCACGTTCCCCTCAAGGTATTTGAGGAAGTGGACAAGCATAAAAAGCGTCAGGATCCTGTAGGAGCCCAGGCACGTAAAATAATTCGCATCTGGGATGATTTGCGAGCTACGGGATCACTCCAGAAAGGGGTCCGAATCCGCAAAGGATTGGGAATTATCAAATCTATCAATGCAGCGGCACTCTTGCCCGAAGATTTGCCGGAGGATCTAGACTCCAAAGTCCCAGATCATCTTATTATCGCAACGGCCCTCAAAGCTCAGCGAGAAAATACGCGCAAAGTTATTCTGGTATCGCGCGATATCAATATGCGGGTCATTGCGGATGCAGTGGGTTTAGAGTCTCAGGACTTCCTTAATAATCAAATAGTCGACAACAGTGATAGTATCTATACTGGGTATACCCAAGTCTTGGTAGATGATCAAACGATCGACCGGTTTTATGAACGGGAAGATGTTTATCTTGATAATGACGCTCTCCATTCGAATCAGTATGTAATGTTGGTTTCTAATGCGAATGAAAAAAAGACTGCGCTCGGTCGATATACTAATTCGGTCACCCCGGTGAAACAACTCATAACAGGAAAACAAAAAGTATGGGGCATCAAGCCACGCAATAAAGAACAGCAATTCCTCCTGGATGCCTTGATGGACCCTCAGATTCAAATTGTTACGGCCATTGGGAAGGCCGGTAGCGGTAAAACGATCTGTGCGATCGCTGCAGGCCTTGAGCAGACCATAGACGAGTCCAAGCAGGAATACACGCGTGTAATCGTCTCACGTCCCGTACAGCCCCTCGGAAAGGACATAGGGTTTCTGCCCGGAACCATGGAGGAGAAAATGTCTCCGTGGCTTATGCCCATCCAGGATAATCTCCAGTTTTTGATGGGAAATGATAAAATAACCCTTGACATTTATATGCAAAAGGGTACAATAGAAATAGAAGCTCTGACATATATTCGTGGCCGATCAATTTCTAATGCATTCATCATCATCGATGAATCTCAAAACTTGACAACTCACGAACTAAAGACTATAATAACCAGAGTAGGAGAAGGAACCAAAATTGTGCTGACTGGCGATGTTGAACAGATTGACAATGTTTACATCGATGCCACCTCGAATGGTTTGACTCATGCGGTAGAAAAATTCAAGAAGTTTGAACTGGCTTCGCATGTTACCCTTCATAAGGGTGAGCGTTCTAAGGTTGCAACTTTTGCTGCACAAAATCTGTGAGACAAAAATGATTGATAATAACCCTGATATAGAAAAGTTCGTTGAGACCACGACGAACCTCAAGACACTAGTGGTCAATTACATTGGCGAGCGCCTGGAGGCGTCCGAGGACGTGACCGTCGATATGGCTGTGCAAGTTTTTGCCGCTGAATTCCCGGAATTTCTAATGGCGGTTGCGGAAGAAAATTTCTTGCGAGGATACGAACAGGCCCTCATTGACGTTGAGAGTGTTGAGTTGTCGAAAGCTAGCGAGTAATGGAATATTATATTTATAATATTCCGGTGTTTGTAACATCCCCCCTCCAAAAGGGTGTGGAGATTAGTGAGTTTTGTAGCTCAGTCGAAGAGTATATGGCACCCGAACTATTGGACAACATCGACATTGTTTACATTGGGGATTTCCCTGAACTCAATGGTCGCAACGCAACATATGCTAATGATGCTGTTTATATGACCTCGAAAGAACCATCAGTTTTTGATATGCTGGAGAACTTCATTCATGAAGTGGCTCATGCCCTAGAAAAAAAGTACGAGAATCTTATTCATAATTCTGCGCTCCGAGAGGAGTTCTTAGGAAAGAGAGAAAAGCTCCGGCATCTCCTCAATGCTGAAGGATATCATATTAATCCGCTGCTCTATCAGTATACAGAATATAATCAACAGTTTGATGAATTCTTAGCCAATGAAGTGGGATATCCGACTTTGGTAATGCTGACAATGGGTCTATTTGTTTCCCCTTATGGCGCTACATCGCTGCCAGAGTACTTTGCTAATGGATTTGAAAAATATTTTCTCGATACTCCCTCCGTGGTCGCTAAGACCTCCCCCATTTTATATCAAGTAATAACAGAAATAGTAGATGATGCAACCGCGTGAACACATATCTTATTCAGAACTAAAAGATTGGGCGCATTGTCCCCATTACCATAAGAAGGCTTGGGTGGAAAGAGTTGCTCCATTTGAAGGCAACGAATACACCGCTTTTGGGACTGCCATCCATGATGTCTGTGAAAAGAAGCTTCTCAAAGAAGATATTGATGAAACAGAGATATTCCAGATTGGCTTTGATAAGCAGCTACAAAAATTGTTTGAAAAGAACATTGATGTAAACGCCAACAATGTAAAGCAGATGCGTCAAGCGGGCCCTCAGATACTAGCCCAGGTTGAATCTGCACTGAAAGAGTATTTTGGCGATTACGAGGTTTTTTCTTCGGAGGAAATGCTTTACGTTCCTATTGAGAATTTCAATATAAATTTTAAAGGTTTTGTGGATGCAGTCGTTAAGGTAGGGGACACTTACCACCTTTTTGACTGGAAAACCTGCTCTTGGGGATGGGATTCCCGCAAGAAGGCTGAAAAGATGGTCACTTACCAGCTTACACTATACAAGCACTTTTTTTGCCAAAAGCACGGTATAGATCCTAAAAGCGTTGAGACCCACTTTGCACTGCTCAAGCGCACGGCTAAAAAAGATCGTGTGGAGATTTTTAGAGTGACGAGCGGACCCAAAAAAACGGAAAACGCGCTTAAACTTCTATATCAAGCAATATACAATATAACCAAAAAGTTTGCTATCAAAAACCGGCTGCATTGCCATAAGCCGTATCCATGCAAGCTCCTCAATACCGAACATTGTCGTTAGGAGACAGAATGTCAGACAAGATTAAGATCTTTACGATCAGTGACCACCCGCTTTCCCCTTCCGGTGTGGGCACACAAACAAAATACATTATCGAAGGGATGCTCAAGACAGGAAAATATCAATTTGTCAGCTTCGGCGGTGCCATCAAGCACCCCCGTCACGACCCTCAGCATACGCCTGAGTGGGGACAAGACTGGATCATTTGGCCTGTAGATGGGTACGGAAACGCGGACATGGTTCGCGCGATGATTCACCAGCAAAAGCCGGATATTCTCTGGTTTATGACCGATCCCAGATTTTATACATGGCTGTGGGATATTGAGAACGAAATCAGAACGCATGTTCCCATGGTTTACTATCATGTGTGGGATAATTATCCCTATCCTAGCTTCAATCGCGTCTGGTACGATTCTAACGATCATATTGCTTGCATTTCACAGCTTACATATGATATTGTACAAACTGTCTCGCCTAGTGTGGAGAGTTCTTATATCCCCCACGCGGTGGACGGGGAAATTTTCAAGCCGCTGGACCCCGCGGCTGTGGCGGCAATAAAGGAAGAGAAGGGATTAGCCGGCAAGTTTGTAGTAGCATGGAATAATCGAAATGCACGACGTAAACAGTCAGGATCTCTTATCTATTGGTTTAAGGATTTTCTAGACCAAAACGATCTACATGACAAGGCCACCCTTATAATGCACACAGACCCAAAGGACGTTCATGGGCAGGATTTGGAAGCGATTATGAAAGAGCTTGACCTGACAAACGGCCAGGTTTTGTTGTCTAAAGAAAAAGTGAATGCGGTTGATTTAGCAATGATGTATAATCTTGCTGATGCCACAATCAATGTGTCAGACGCTGAAGGATTCGGGTTATCTACATTGGAGTCTCTCTCCTGTGGCACCCCAATCATAGCAACCCTGACAGGAGGGCTTCAGGATCAGATAAAGGATGGAGAGGATAATTGGTACGGAATCGGATTAGAACCATCGTCCAAATCTATCATTGGCAGTCAGGAAGTTCCCTTTATATACGAGGACCGACTGGCTGGTGAGGACGTAGTGCAAGCTCTGACGGATATGTATAAGATGCCGGAAGAACAGCGGCGCGAGTGGGGCCTCCGCGGTCGTGCTTGGGCTGAAAAGCAGTTTGGGTTCGAAACGTTTGTGGAGCGATGGGACAATTTGTTCACGCATGTCCATGAAACCATGGGATCATGGGAGAACCGGACCGGTTATAATAGCTATGAAGTGAAGGTGTACTGATGAAAAAGAAAATATTAGTGAAGGCGCCGGCTCTTAGCCGATCCGGCTATGGCGAACAGGCCCGGTTCGCGCTGCGAGCATTGCGCACCCGAGAAGACGTATTTGATATTTATGCTATCAATATCCCATGGGGGAAAACCGGGATGATGATGGAAAACAGCGAAGAGCGCCGGTGGTTGGACAGCTTGATGCTAAAGACTCAAGTTTATACTCAAAACGGCGGGACCTTTGACATGTCCCTACAGGTGACTATTCCAAATGAGTTTGAGCCCATTGCTCCCTACAACGTTGGGTATACGGCTGGAATTGAAACAACCAAGGTCGCCCCCCAGTGGATTGAAAAATGCAACACGACGGTACAGCGCTTGGTTACCATTTCTGCACATTCACGAGATGTATTCCAGAATACAAAGTACGCTGTCACTGCTCAGGAAACCGGTGAAGAGGTGCCGAACTGGGGCCTGCGCCCTGACCTCCCTGTAGAAGTTGTGAATTACCCCACGCGGGTAAGAGAAGCTGACCCCCTAAACATCGAGTTTACCACTACTAATAATTTCTTGGTAGTGTCGCAGTGGGGCCCCCGGAAGAATATGGAAAACACCATTAAGTGGTTTGCGGAAACTTTCAAAGATGATGAGACAGCGGGACTTGTGGTCAAGACAAGCATCGCATGCGACAGTATTCGAGATCGCTACCACACAGGGTGGACAATTGAGCGAATCCTGCAGGCCATCCCGGACCGCAAATGCAAGATTTACATGGTCCATGGAGAGATTAGTATGGAGAACCTTACGTGGCTCTATCAGCACCCGTCCATGCGCGCCTTGATTAATATCGCTCACGGGGAAGGGTATGGCCTCCCTATGTTTGAGGCAGCATATAATGGTCTTCCGCTTATCACGATGGCGTGGAGCGGGCAGATGGATTACATTTGTCGTCCCAACAAGAAGGGTAAAAACTTTCCTCGTATCATCAAGGTAGATTATAATGTGAAGCCGATTCAGAAGGCGGCCGTCTGGGATGGGGTCCTCCAAAAGGATTCTATGTGGGCTTATGCCAAGGAAAACTCGTACAAGCGCGCCCTCAAGGAGGCAATTACCAAGCAGCAGCACTATAAGCAAGAGGCTCTCGCTCTTCAAAAGCATATCCTTGAGAACTTCACTCCGGAAAATATGTATGCACAGTTTGTTGAGAGCTTAGGGGTACCCCTGGAGGGCACCAAAGACAGTATTGGGAAAGCACGCGAAGATCTACTGCAGATAGAAAACCCCAAAGATCGTGCTGCAGCTGCAACAACGGCCGTCGCCCAGTTCGGTCTGCAGTCCGAAAAGCTGGCCCTCCTGAAGGACCTCTTCAAGGGAGAGAAATGTTATGTGCTCTCTTGCGGACCCACGTTAACAGAACACGATGAGGATGCCGTAAAGGGGCTGCTGGAAAATAATCTCACGATTGCCATCAAACAGGCTTATGATCTGTTTGCATCGTTCACGGATTTCCATGTTTATAACTGCGCTAACTATAAGAAGTATGACTACACTGCGCGCCGCCCAGTCGTTTTGGAAGCGTCCACTACTCCTTTCAAGTTGGGAGAGTGTGATTTGAAGTTCTTTATTCAGGAGAGAAATTTTGATAACTCCGTAGCGGCCAAGAAGAATTTTGATGAGTGGACCCTGGACAAACAAGGAATGCTCCGTCCTTATGGGCCCGGCATCATGTACGAGGCTGTCTTCTATCTCCTTCAGCATCTGGGGGTGAGCGAGGTCATCACTATTGGATGGGACAATAAATTGCTCCCCGAAGGCGCTGCTCACCAACACTTTTATGATAAAGAAGGCAGTACTTACAAGAAGGAAGAATTTATCCACTCCAATGAAGTCGCCGCCAACGAGACGGCGGCCAAAACGCTTCCTCATGAGGAGGGAATTACTTTGAGTGTAGTGGGTGACTGGCACGATTGGCTTCGCCAAAATGAGTGTGAACTAAAGATTATCTCCCGGCTGAATCCGGCTGACGATAAGATAGAACGGGTGGAACTGTGACAACATACTTGATTACGGGCGGCACGGGATCGCTTGGAAAAGCCCTCATCAAACGCCTACTCAAAGATCCTTTGAATAAGATAGTGGTGTTTAGCCGTGACGAAGGCAAACAAGCCCTTTCCTTTGGGCCATTACCTGAGGTTATACGCGTCATTGGGGACGTACGAGATTTCGATAAACTCAATGTTACAATGAAGCGCTTCAAGCCCGACTATGTTATCCACACCGCCGCTCTCAAACGTATTGATGATATGGAATTCTACCCGGATGAGTGTGTAAAAACTAATATTGCTGGATCCGAAAATGTGGCCCGGGCCGCTCTTTTGAACATGGTGAAAAAGTGTATTCTTATTTCCACCGATAAGGCCTGCCAACCGGTCAACGTCTATGGGTCCTCAAAGTTTATCGCAGAACGACTCTACACCAACTATGACTATCAATCCGAAGGAACCATCTTTGCATCAGTGAGATATGGAAATGTGATTGCGTCCCGCGGATCTTTTATCCCTCTATGGCTCGGTCTTCTTGGGGAGGGGAAGAATATCAAAGTGACGTCGCTTGAGATGTCCCGCTTTTTGTTTACCCTCGAAGATGCAGTGGATACGGTCCTGGGCGCCCTCGAAAATGCCGAGGGTGGCGAAGTTTTTATTCCCCAGATCTGCTCTTATGATATGACTACAATTATTAAAGCCGTGGAGAAGTTGCACGGCGCCCCTGTCGACTATGAATTGATCGGGCTGCGACCTGGAGAGAAACTTCACGAAGATATGCTCGCCGCCACCGAATTACCGTTTACTTACGCGGTCCCCGGCCTCAATCTGTTGGGCGTACGCCCTCAATATACTAATCGCACCGCTCGGACAGCCTGGGCGTCCTATGATGGCCCGGAGTTCAACTCCGCATTGCATATGAGTGATAATGTGGATGAATTAGTGCGACTGATTGAGCGGGGATTGGGCGATGCCAACTAATCCACAAGAGGAATATTGGTCCCAGGGCGCCGGTGCTCGTAAATATATAATGACCAATAACTCGGGGGAGCATGTTTATGAAGATATCTTCTAAAATGAAGGCCTTTGATTCTTCTATACTTGCTGAAGATCTGCCCTCTATTATAGAGGTTCTCCAAAAGGGCGCCCTCGGTTTCGGTCCCAACGTTACAGAATTTGAAAATCAGTTTACATCTTTTTCACATAAATCTTACAATATTGCCACAAATTCCGCTAGCGCTGCAGCCTATATGATTTTCGCTTATCTTTTCGCACTTAAAGGCCCGTGTGATGTTTATACCACATCCCTCGGGTTTACATCTCCCGCCTGGGCCGCGCGGCAAAATGGCCATCGGGTCATATTTGTGGATGTGAATAAAGATCTCCAATTTTCGACAACTTCTTATAAAGAGAGGCGCCTTGCAGTTTCTTTGCAGAAACCCTCCCTGCCGGTTGTTCTCATGCCGGTCCTTTATGGGGGTGTGAGTAATATTGAAGATTTTGAACCTTATGGAGATGAGGTAGTGGTGGTAGATAGCGCCCATTGCGTGACTCCTACGATCAAATCTGATTTTGTATTTTTCTCTTTTCATCCTTATAAGCCCATATGTAGTCCCGACGGCGGCCTTATTGGCACCAACGATTCGGCGGCGGAAAATTATTTCCGCTCTTATCGCAATTTTGGGCGCGTGACCTCTGGGTCCTCTTATGACATCACCCAGGAGGGGTTTAAATTTTATATGAATAACTTAAGCGCAACAGTAGCGCTTACGCAGTTGCCTCGTTACGCAGCACAATTAGCCGAGCGCAAAACTAACTATGAAAGGTGGGGCGAAGAATTTACATTACTCCCCCAAGATTCCCATTCTTCTTATTATTTGGGAACCACTTTGGTGGATAATGCAGAGGCCTTGACAGAGAGAATCGGAGTAGCGCGCCACTATCCCATGCTTCACACTACCGCTTATTGGTCTTCAGTAGAGAAACACTGTTTACCCCTTTTAGAAGAGGTTCATTCCACTATCCTCAATCTCCCTCTATATTCGCCGGAACCGTGAAAATTCTTTATAATCGTATTTAAATCCCGCGCAGAATAGAGTAGAATAAAGCAGATGTACTTGAACATACAAAGAGATCACAAACCATGAAATTATGGGTCCTGGGAACTGGTGAGTCTATTGCCTACCACAAAGAAGAGCTGGAAAAACTGCGACGCAGCGGTGACAAGATTCTTTCGTTCCAGCGGACCTTTCCACTGGAATATAAATTTTATAATGTGGTCCCCGATTACTGGGCGTGGATGGACCCTAACTCTGCAGCCGAAGGTCTTAGATTTTTACTGACGGTGCCCTCGACGGCCCCCCAGTATGAAAGATTGATGAATATAGAAATTTTGGTTCCTCACTTTTTAGCCGACAATTATGCATATTATCGCTTGTATGGGGGAACCACCCCTACCGCTCCAGATCGAGTAGATGATGAGCATCGGACCTGTAGTTGGGACGAGTATTTAGAGCTTTTGGATCAAGTTAGACATATCGGGATCAAAGTGACAGTGTTTAAAGCTACTACCACCAAGTATCAACAGACCATGGGGCTCAATACGACGACTCCTGATGATACCTATTGCGTAGGGGATTTTGAAAATCGCTTTGAAACGGAGGGCCCCATTGTTTTCGGCACGGCCGCCTTTGATGGAGAGCAGGTTTTTCTTCCTCCCTATACGATGGCGCGCAAATGGGGACTAGAAAATAAGGTCTCAAGCGCTATTTTTCCCTTAGCGCAGTTTTTGAAAGCGCGACGGGTGATGATAATGGGGTTTGATTTTGTGGGCGCCCGTTTTTGGGAAATCGATGAAGATGTGGTTTTACGCAACACTCTAGAGGCCTCTAATTTTGGAGCCTCGCGTCCGGCCGCCCACGCTGCAGAGCAAGAAGATCAGCGTGATGTGTCGCTCGGGTTCGTTAAAAAATGGGTAGATCTGCAACACCTGCATCAGATGGAAATTTACAGTGTTTTCGATGACACATACACTTTGATAAATCAAGTGGTTCCTTATATTAGCTTCGACGAAGCGCTAAATTTATAAGAAAGAAAAGGAGATAAGATTCTTATGGAAAGAGAAAAAACATGGAAGAAATATTGGAGTGAGAGAAGCAGCTACTCCGATTATAAAATTGCCCATGGCCGCGGGGCCTATCCTGATTCGGTTTTTGCCAGTATTGGAGATGACATTGACAAGTTTTTGTCTTTTGAAGATGGTGATACCATCTTGGACCTTGGAGGAGGTACGGGTCATTTTATCAAACAATTAGATAGCGAGCGCTTCACCTCTCTAACCCTGGTCGAACCCTATGCTAATTATGTAAACAATTTTAATAAGTGGGCCCGAAAGACGGGGAACAGTCACAAGATGGAAGCCATTCAAGATTCGTTGCCTCATCTTTCCAACCTAGAGGGTAAAAAGTTCAATAAAATTATTTGTGGCGCTGTCTTTCCCTATCTCAATGATGCAGGGTTACAGACCAGTATGGAAAACATTTACAATCTCTTAGAAGAGGGAGGTAAGGCCCTTGTTTATCATGGCTATGATATCGAAAAGCGAGAGAACGAAGGGAATGAGCGCGCCAGAGAGTGGAATGTACTCTGGATGAAATATGGGGACATTGCGAAGATCGCCAAGGACGTCGGATTTACGACCTGCGAGCGCGTCACAGTAGGTGAAAATCATGGCTACTGCTGCGGTTCGGTGGAGGTGAGCTTTCTGGTCACCAAGGAAACTGGTGCCACCCAAAAAAGGAGCGACCTCGAAATCCTCGATGAGGTACAGGAGATCCGTAGCAAGAATAATGTGAATTGGATGGATATTCTTCGCTTGGCCTTTACACATGCGCCAACTGAAGCCAGAAAGCTGATGGGTCGAGTTAATGAGCATGATGGGCGAATCTCCGCTCTTCTATCCGAATTGGCTGGGAATGAATGAAATCTGTTGTCATAACCCAACCGCGATACATTCCCATATTGAGTTATATTCAGCGTCTCTATCAGGCCGACCTCTTTATAGTTCTCGACGATGTACAGCGTCAATCACGTGCATTTGAAAATCGCAACAAGATCTTACTCGACGGCCGTCCCACCTGGCTCACCATTCCGATTTCCTCCTCGTCGCGGGCTCTGATTTCTGAGTCCGAAATAGCTAATTTGGAGTGGATAGGACATCACCGCGATCAACTCCGTCGAGCTTATTCTAACCATCCCCACTATGACGGTAAAATATTAGATATGTTTTATGATAAATTGGACACAGTGGTTGAAAAGTTCAATTTTGATTACACGGAGGTTACACTCCATCTCTTGGAGCTGACATGTAATCTACTAGGTTTTGAGGTTGAGCTTCTTAAGTCCAGCAGCCTAAGCGTGGATGCAAAGGGGCCCCATAAAATTGTGAATCTCTGTAAAAAAGTGGGGGCTACTCATTATATTTGTGGCCACCCGGCTAAAGATTATGGGGTGGAAGATGTATTTGGAGGCACTGAAATAGGGCTCATTTATCATGACGCCGAAACGCCCCCCCATTCACAACACAACATGGAAAACTTCGTGCCTTGGATGGGATTTTATGATATACTATTCAATATAGGTGTTGAAAATGTTAAAAGACTGATTGAGGTTTGAGAGAAGATGAAGAATATTTTAGTTTTAGCGGCCCACCCTGATGATGAAACTTTTGGGTGTGGCGCCACCATAGCGCGGCTGAGTGCAGAGGGACATCGCGTTCACCTGTTGACCTTTACGGATGGTATCAGCGCTCGAGCCTGGATGACCCCTGATGCTCAGAATCGGAATTATAGGCTTAAATCCGTAGCCGATACGTTGGGTATCCATAGCCATAATTATGGATCTTTCCCGGATAACCAAATGGATTCGGTACCTCTCTTAGAGGTGTGTCGATTTATCGAAAACAATATTAATTTTAAACCAGATGTTATTTTTACTCATCATCCGGATTGTTTGAATATAGACCATTCGGTAGTCTATAGGGCCACGATTACGGTCTTTCGCCCCCAAGGAGGAGATCATACTAAAATCTATTCGTATTATGTTCCCTCGTCCACTGACTATAATCCTCTCAATTCTTTTAGGGGAACAGTTTATTTTGATGTCACCAAATATAAAGATAAAAAAATAACATGTCTAAAGGAATGCTATGAGGAAGAAATGAGGGGCCATCCGCATGCCCGCAGCTATCAACATGTAGAGAATACGATGAAATTTTGGGGTTCCCAGGTCGGCCTGGAATATGCGGAAAAATTTCAACTAATAAGGGAGATAAAATGAACACAGAGCTTACAGTTGGTAACCGAATTATAGGAGATAAAAATATTTTTATCATCGCTGAGATTGGAGTTACTTGCAATTATGATATGGATATAACCAAACAATTGATATCGGCCGCCGCAAAAGCTGGTGCAGACTCGGTTAAGTTTGTTCTCCATTTCCCAGATGATTTGATGAGCGACCCCACAGTGGAATATACTTATGACACCGTGCGCGGTAAGGTTACGGAAAATATGTTTGAGATGTTTGACTCCTTGAGGTTTACCCTGGACGAGTGGAAAGAGATAAAAGCTTATGCGGATAAAGAAAATATCCTTCTCTTTGCCAGCATCGAAGGTCAAGCAGGCCTAGACTATGCCGAAGAGTTGAACTTCTTGCTCTACAAGGTGGGAGCTTGGGATCTGAGCGATTATCCCTTATGGGAAAAAATGAGCAAGCTTAAGGAGCCTATCATAATTGATGTGGGCACTGTCTACGAAGATGAGCTGAAAATCGTCCTCGACATCCTCAAAGACAATGATGTTATTTTATTACATGATTATCACACCCCCCATCATGAAGAAATGAATATGCTCTCTATCCCCTACATGAAGGAGCAACTCGGTGTTCGGGTAGGCTTTTCCTCACCGAATTCTTACGACATCAATGATTATGTAGCCATCGGTTTAGGCGCCAGAGTTATTGAAAAGCGCCTAACCCTGAGTCATGCACTTCCGGGCCATCATCACATTATTTCGAAGGAACCAGCCGAGTTCGCCGAGTGGGTAGGCCACATTCGAAATATTGAAAAGTCCCTCGGCGCGATGGATATCATCCCCAGCGCCGATGATCTTGCGCATAGAAAAGAATATTTCAAGCATATTTGTGCTTCGGCAGATATTAGAGCAGGGGATGTTATTACGTCGGAGATGCTTACATGTAAACGGCCCGAAGATGCGGGACTCGATCCTAGTCATTATCCCAATCTATTGGGAACTGTGGCTGCGAGAGACATTCGCCGCAACGAGGCGGTAGGGTACGAGGACATTATCACGGCGGAGGATGAGGTAGGGTGAAAAATTTAGATCGAATTTGTTTTATTTTGCAAGCACGCGTTGGATCTTCGCGTTTGCCAGGGAAAGTCATCAACCCATTCGCCGGAAGTACTCTGGTGGAGGTAGCAATTGAGAAGATAAAAGAGTCTATTTTTCCCACGGAGAATTTATATCTTTCTGCTCGCGATCCCGAACTTTTAGAAATTGCTGACAATCACAATATTAATGTTTATCTACGTGACGAAACCTCAATTCGCAATGATGATACCAAGCCTTTTACATTGCCTGAGGTTTTCGATTGGTGGAATAAGCTCGATTACGATCATTATATTCTTATGAATGTATGCAATCCTCTAGTACAGGTGGAAACTTTGAACAACTTTGTGGAAGCTTTTGTAAAATCAGATTCGCGCGGCCTATTTTCAGTGGTAGAGCATCGCCGCTTCTTTTACCGTAAGGATGGATCCCAATTTCAAGCGTTTTATGGATCCGAGGAAGCGCGCCGCACTTTCAACACTAAATTTATCGAGCCTATTTACTCCGGCGGCCCTCTGCGCGCCGGAACCATGGAAGATGTGGGACGGCACGTTTATATGGGGTCTTTTGAGAAACCTAATGATCCGCCCCTCTTCCATTATGATTCAGCACAATATATTGATATTGATTATCAATGGGAGTTTGATGCGGCAGAAGCGCTTTACTCCCAACTGTTTGAAAAGGAAAATAAATTATGACTTCTACTCGTACCTTTGTTATCGCCGAAGCCGGCGCTAATCATAATCGAAATTTTGGCCAAGCCCTGGCTCTCATCGATGCAGCTGTCGAGGCGGGTGCCGATGCGGTAAAATTTCAGACTTATACAGCGGAAACCCTCTATTCTAAGCATACGCCTGATTTCTATAACTATAAGAATATAACGCAGCTTATCAAAGACATTGAACTCCCGCGAGAGTGGCAAAAGGACCTCAAGGCGTACTGCGATGAAGTGGGAATTGAATTTATGTCCAGCCCTTTTGACGAGAGGGCGGTTGATGAACTCGTTGCACTGGGGGTAAAAAGGATCAAAATTGCCGGATTTGAGTCTAGCGATCCCCGTTTTGTACGCATGGTCGCTAGCACTGGCCTCCCTTTGGTGATATCAGCTGGCATTGGGAGTAATGTAGAGACGGTTGCTAATCTCCTGGAGTGGGTAACTATGGAAAACTCCACTCCCGATGTAACCATTTTACATTGCAACAATGCTTATCCTACCCCCTTCGAAGATATTAATCTCTTACAAATCCCTACCCTTCGAGCAGCCTATCCGGAAGTGCGCGTCGGCCTTTCCGACCACACACCGGGGATCTTAGCTCCCCCTCTCGCCGTGGCTCTGGGTGCTTCTTGTGTAGAAAAGCATTATACCCTCTCTCAACGGCTACCAGGCCCCGATCATATCTTTGCGATCGAGCCTCTAGAACTCCAGCAGATGGTAAGCAACATTCGCACGGCAGAGACCTGCTTGAACCGACGCACCAGCAACCTGACGCCGAGTGAAGAGAATATGAAAACTGCAATGAGATCCATCATAGCCACCCGGCCTTTGGTTCCCGGAGAGGTTCTCACAACCGAAAACATCACGACTAAACGCCCTTTTCTAGAGGAATCGATACCGGCGTCGGATTTTTATGAGGTACTGGGAAGAGTGGTAACCGAAGAGGTCGCGGAAGATAGCATTTTAGCGTATTCTCTATTGGACACTCCACCACAAGATTAGGGAGGAAAGAGTGAAAATTTTATTTTTGGGGTATGAGGACAGTCCGCTGATAGATTTTATCCAAGAAGAGGACACCGTGTGGGCTACGTCTCAGCGCGTGGCTACCCCCGATGTAATTGCCTGGGCGCCGGATTTCATTGTGTCGTATGGTTATAAGTATATCTTGAAGGCGCCTCTTTTGGAACACTACCCAGATCGCGTTATTAATTTACATATTTCCTATTTGCCGTGGAATCGCGGTTATCATCCTAATTTTTGGTCTTTCTTGGACAACACCCCCCGGGGCGTTTCCATTCACTTCATCGATGAAGGAATCGATACGGGCGACCTCCTTGCCCAGAAAGAGGTCACCTTCGGGCCCGAGGAAGACACGCTTGAGAAAACATATGGGCGTCTGCGAGTGGAGATGGAAAACTTATTTAGAGAGAGCTGGCCCGCCATCCGCAGCCAAGCCATCGCGCCTACCAAACAAGATGAATCGGTGGGCTCCTTTCACTATAAACGCGATTTGGAGAAATACTGGCCTCTTCTAGAAAAAGGGTGGGCCACCCCCATCCATCAGATTGAAGGATTGCGTGGCACACATAGTTAAAAATAACCCTTCATACTGGGCATTCATCCGCAAACTTAAGAACGATAAGGTGTCACGAGAAAACTCTATGCATTCGCATGAGATTACTGCCGAAGAACATCGGAACTATATGAAAGCGCATGGTGATAAGTATTATATTTGTTTGGAAGACTCGGCCCCCGTGGGATATGTGGGGTTCAATGCATCTGGCTATATCTCTATAGCTGTGGTCGAGGGCTCCCGGGGCAAAGGCTTGGGAAAACAGATGCTCATTTATGTTTCTCAAGAACTAAAAAAGAAAGATCTCAAAGCAATTGTTCACATATCTAATCTGGCGAGCGTACGTCTATTTGAGGGGTGCGGGTTCGTCAAACAATATTACATTTTTGAGGGAGAAGAGCAGTGATGCCGAAAGATAGAAGCGAGATCGCTCTCATGGTACAATCGCGCTTGGCTTCCAAGCGTGTGCCCAACAAGATGGTGCGCCCATTTGCTGGTTCTACCTTGCTCGATGTTCTCTTTAGTAAACTACAAAAACTGACGTCTCTGCCGCGGGAAAACATTTTTCTTTCCGCCTATGATGAACCGATCAAAGAGATCGGTCGCCGTCATCAAATTAATATCTTCGAGAGGTCTCAAGAGTCAGCCTTAGAAGAAAAGCGCTTAGCCACCATTTTCGAATGGCACGATAAACTCCCCCCTCAATATAAATATGTGATTATGGTGAGCGGCTGCAATCCTCTTCTGGAGGTTTCTACCATCGATACCTTTATTGAGTCTTTTATTCACTCAGAGAATGAGGGAGCGTTTGCCGTGACCGAAAAGAAAACCTATTACTGGGATCAAAACAAAAACCACCTCACTGACTGGAAAGGACGGAGCTGGATGGACACTAAGGATGTTGATGCGGTCTATGAGGCCGCTCATTGTCTCTATGGAAGTCGTATAGATATTATAGGGGAGGGCTATTGGATGGATACTGCCGCACCTCCCAATTTGGAACTAGTAGTTATAAATGAATTGGAAAGCTTTGATATTGACTATGAGTGGCAATTTAGAGTAGGGGAGGCCCTCTATAAAGAATTTCATGCCACTACTTAATGAGTGTGTGAGAACAGTTTATAATATACTGTAATATAAACAAAATATTATTCATAGAAAGGAAAATAATAAAATGAGAAAAACCACGACTAGGCCCACCGCGGCCGCAACTAAAAAGAGCCCACGGGCTGCGCAGAATACGAACCATCCGCCCGCAATCACTCGAACAGAAGTGAAAGAGACAGTGGATGAGATGCTGCGCTCTGCATTCCGTGATCACAGTCGGGATATGGAAAAGCACTTGCGTAATATCCACGAACGTCTTGTAGCGCTTGAAAGATTGGCGGGCGGGCGATGAAGTTATCAAATCAAGCACTTGGAGCCCTTATGATGGCTCTCCAGAAATCTTTAATGGAACAAAGCGATATTGTGCCGGTCTTACAGAATATGGATTTTGTCTATGACCCTGAGGACCCAAGCCACTCTACGCTGGTTGTCACCAACCCGCCGGTTGTTAACTTCGAAGGCGTTGTCCTTCCTGAAACGACGGATGCTTTGACTGACGAGGAGTAGAGATGCCGCGATACTTGTATCGCTGTTCTGTGTGCACACAGGAAATGACTCTGTTTCATCTTGCTGATGAAACGATATCTCAATGCCCCAAGTGTGACGCAGAGAATGCACTCACAAAACTACTCACTCCGATTACTACCGCACACTCCACTGTAGACGCACCGCAGAAAGTGGGGTCTATTACGGAAGAGTTCATCAAAAATTCACGCCAAGAGCTGGCGAGACAAAAAGATGAGTTGAGAAATAAAAAGAAATGATTTACTTTATAGTTACAGTGTCCAGTGTTCTCAATCTTCTCTTGTTGTGGTATGTGGTCAAAGTCTTACAAAAATTCATTTTTATCTCCGAAAACTTATCAGATCTCTATCTTCTATTTCGATCCTATTCAGTTTTCCTCAAGTCACTGTATGGCATGAATTCATATCATGGTGAGCCTATGATTGAGGAGCTTATGCATCGTACGAAAAGTATTACAGAGGAAATAGAGATATTTAGAGAGGTATTCGAGTATACTCTGGACATCGAACTAGAGGAAGAATTAAATGACATCGAAGAAGAAGATAATCCCAGGCCGATCGAAGCCACGTAGAAAGCGCACCAAGAACCATTATTTCACCAAAGTTCATGAAGAAGCAATAATCACATATTGCCAAACACCAGACCGGGATCTTAGAGAAAAATTATATGGAGAGCTTATCCAGCCTGCCTTTAATCAAATGGTAGATAAGATTATTTATACCTATAGATTCACAAGCCTTCCGAATATAGACTCATTGAGCGACGATTGTAAAATCTGGCTTACAACTATTTTAGAAAAATACGACCCTTCGAAGGGCTCAAAAGCATTTTCTTACTTTTCGGTTGTAACCAAAAACTGGTTTATTCATAAAGTAAAGCGCAATCAAAAACGAAATCGTACCGAAGTTTTCTTGGAAGATATGCTCTCCGAATTGGGAGAAGAGTGTGTCTCGGAAGAACCCAACTATATTGAGACTCGCGAAGATGTTGAGTTTTGGCTTTCTCTCTATAAAGAGATAGACACCTGGGATGCCATTATGCTCAAGGAAAACGAGCGAAAGGTTTTGATGGCGGTTCGGATTCTTTTGGATTCGGCCGACACCATTGAAATTTTCAACAAAAAAGCTATTTATTTATATCTGCGTGAAATAACAGGACTGAACACCAAACAGGTAGTCAATAATTTGAATAAACTACGCAAACATTATAGGGCGTTTCGAAAGAAGTGGGAAAGCGGAGAGATATAAAATGAGTAAAAAGAACCTTACCTTAGATGACTATATAGCCGAAACGACAACCAATATTCGTGAAGACCGCGCAATGGCCAAGTCGTTACTGATGGATACTATCAATGACATGAAAATGTCTGATGTGGCTCGTAAGGAAATGGGTTCGATCGCCGCTAAGTATGTAGAAAATCTGCAGAGATCTAACGAACAACTGGTGAAATTGGCAGCGCTTGTACAAAAACAAAAATCTCAACAGTTTGGTCTGACGGCCGATGACAAAGAACAATTATTTGATTTATTGAACGAGGAGGCCGGAAATGGCGTCGGGGAAACTTAATCTTACAGAGGATTTACCCTTTGGTACTCTCAATCCCCTCGAAGACAAAAATGTGGCACACTCGGGCGATCGCCGGCGAACCAGCAGTTTGAATGCGCTGAATGCCGCCACAAGCCGGGCCTATGGAGTTAGCACCCTACAAACTATCCAACGCTTCAAGGGAATCATAGTTAATCGCCGGGTTATTACAATGCCACGCTACAGTAATCGGATGGATTTGTTGCAAGGCTATGTCGCCACCAATCTTGAGGGAACTTCCGATGCCGGCGCCGTACAGTCGCGCACGAGCGGCGGGAGGGATGATCCTTACCGTAGCCCTGGCCGCGTTGCTTATAAGGTTTATATTCCCGAACTAGAACCTCGTCCCGCTCCCAAAAACGCAGAAGACCCAGTCATCAAGACCTATCCTGACATATTTACAGTTGCGGGCCGCAACGACCTACTCGCTCTCCCCATCGGCGCGGTCGTAGATGTAGAATATGAAGATCGCCATCGCCTGTTTGGTCCAAAGATTGTAGAGGGAAGCAACCAAGACTTCGTATTGTTGGATGGTTTTGGGAAGATCCAGGCTGATCTTGCTTCTCAGTTCAAGGGAGCCACCGCTTCGGCCCTGGGAGATGGAAGTGGTCCTACACCTCTGCCTGGCACCCCTCCTGTACCGGGAGCAGATGCTCCCCTTGTTACTGCTATGTCCCAGGCAGCTGTAGACAAAAAAAGGAAGGCCGAGGGTGTGGTGTTAGAGCTTTATAATGATCCTTTGAATTATTGTACGGTGGGTATTGGGCACCTGGTTGGGGGTCTTAAGCCGTGTCATGAACTTGAAGCAGCAGGCCAGATCCCCGCGGAATGGCTCAAAGGCGGAGTACCGCCCGACGGCAAGAACAATAGGGCGCCAGCTCCGACGTTGACCCAGGCCGAAGCCGAGGCGCTCTTTGATCAAGATATCAAGAAAAGGGAGAAGAAGTTAGTTCAAATGTTGCGGGCAGCCAATAACGTCAAAGTTACACAGAACCAGTTTGATGCTCTGATGTCGGCTGTTTACAACGCCGGTGAAGGAAACGTCAACAAATATATTATCAAACCCTACTTGGCTCAAACTCCTCCTGATTATAAGGGAGCCGCGGAAGCCTTTACTGTATATGGTCAGATGGGTTATCTCCGGCGCGGCGAGGAAAAATATTTAGCGGGTGTCAATCGGCTCCGCGAAAGGGAGCGCAGCCTGTTCTATCAGGCGTAATATCATGTCAAAATCTAATATTAATCTGAAAGCACAGAAAAACGCCAAAGCTATCGACCCCTCCAAGCTACCGCGGTATTTGCGCCAGCAATTTGAGGCGTTATCTAATCCTGAAGACAAGGCGGCTTTTTTTGGACTAGGGAAAACTAGTAGGCCAAACTTCGATACTCCCACCTATATCGAATCTAAAGACGAAGAAGTATATAATCGCGGCAATGCCTGGATCGTTTTTGGAGTGGATCGACCCCATAATCTTCTATCGGGCTATGGCCAACGCGGCAATACTCACTGTGCATCTCTGGATTTGGTTGTCGGTCGTTTAGGATCTCGTGGCTCTGCTTTTTATGATGATGGACGCCCGGTTGAGACAAACCCCAATTTCAAGCTAGATTCCGCCCGCGTCTATCTCAGTCAGAAATCGAATGTGGACAAGTATTTTGGTTTGGCTGAGGGCACAGTGGGAAATACGAGCACCGGTGATCCTCGCTCTACAGTTGCACTCAAAGCTGATACATTACGTTTTATCGCGCGCGAAAATATCAAGCTTGTGACTCGTACCGATCGTCAGAATTCTCAAGGAGGAGAACTAAATAATGCTGTTACAACAGGCTATGGTATTGATTTGATAGCCCTGAACGACGATCGTGACATGCAACCTTTAGTGAAGGGTGACAACTTAGTGGAGTTTCTCCAAGAGACCCTCGGCGCCATTCATGATTTGCGAGATATTTTCCTCACCTTCTTAGATTATAATAGACAATTCCAGATACAGATGGTGTTTCACACGCACTTTAGTCCATTTTATGGATCCCCTACCTCTGTAGACTTCCAAAATTTACCGGAAGGGTTTAAGCGTATCATTAATTTGGTAACAAACGTCGAAACCGAATGTTACAAACAAATGATGAAACTAACCAGTCTTCAGCAAAAGTATATTGAAGCTCCCGCTGGCGCTGAAACGGTCCGTCGAGGAAAGAGTTCATATTTGCTAAGCAAATATAACAATACAAATTAGATATGGCCAAACTCACAGGAAAGAAATTCAGACGCGCCACCCCTAACATTCCTTTTTTCGAAAAGGGACGTTATTATGTGCGCTTACACACTGAAACTCGCATCACCGATAACGCCGATTTTCAAGCACGTGCCCCCTCTCTTAAGGAAGAAGCTATAGATCGCTTTATGATGCATTATTATCCGGAGTATTGGCCCGGACTAGCTGAAGATTTGGGGAATATATTTCCTGATGTCCCGGAATATCAGGACACCTATGAAGTGCTCCGCGCCCAGCTGACAAGCCAGGTAGCCGTAGCCGGCTATTATCACAGCGCAGCGCCTCCTTTCGATCGGTCGTACGTGGTCGCAAGCTATAGCCCGAACCGCGGCGAGTCGGTGGATAGTGTCCGTCGCACTATAGGGGACGGGACCTATGCGCCCTCTCAACAAAGAATCTATAACCAAGAGGGCGAACTTGTAGGTTTTGCCGGTCTTCCTCCCATGGCTCCGGTAGTAGAATACTTCAACAGCCTTCAAGAGGACGGGGGTATTACGGCCCCCGACTCTCAGACAACGTTCCTTCTCACTGATGTTCTGTCATCCGCAGACGTTTTCGCCCAAGGGTTTCAGAGGTTTTTTCTTCAACTCCTTACGATGCCTGCAAATAGTACTCCGGCGCTGGACCTTACTTTTTTCCAAAGAGATATTCAAAAATTTCTTAGCCTTTTTGTGCAAGTCCTAGTAAAGCAATTCAATTCTAAAAATGATGTTCAAGATTTTAATGAAGCCGATAGTTTGACAATTTATTTCGGTACTTATGCAGACAAAGAGGATAAGATTGCCATCTCGAAAATGGAGTATTTTGTAGAGGAAGAGTCGCCGGCAACACAGACATTAGCAGTTGGCTATCTTACCAATGTCAAGTACAACCCGCTTATGCATGATAAGTTAGGGCTGAGCCTCATGAAGAACTATGAGGATGTCCTGGAGGGTATGCAGAGGATGCAACAGCAGCCCCCTGGCATTGTAGGTAATACCGGCTATTCTTTTCTCGATTTTGTCGACACTGTTGGGACCGGCAGCTTTATGCAACTGGGAGGTGGTCAGTTCAACTTCGAGGATAATTGGGATCAGTTTGATTTCGTCACTCCTATTACTGAAAATGCAGCCGAAGAGGCTCATCAGGGATTTATTAAGGCCGCCAAAGACGCAGGCATTCCCATAAATACTCAAGCCCTTTCTGATGGAATGGAGGCTGCCCTTACTTCGGAACAGGTCAAGGAACTTAAAGAAAAAGTACTAGAAAATCCTGAGTTAGCAGCCAAAGTATTCGCAGAACAGAAAGCTGCGGTCCTCAAAGCGGGCATCAATGTAAGTAAAAAGTTAGATCAGCTCCTAACTCAAGGTCCGCTAGGTTTTGTAAAAAAGAATTCTCCTCTAGATTTGGTCTTTCGTCAGTTTGGTGTAAGTGAATTAGCAAAGGAAGCTTTCCGATGCTTAACGTTGGGCATAGCGCCAGAGATGGCCAGAATCAACCAGGCGGTTCAGCGGGCTTTGACCAACCAAGCGGGAAGTATTTATCTTCCCCCGGAATTGCCCAAAAATGAAATTAGTAAGCCCGATATTGATCTAGAGATGTTTAAGCCCTTCTCTCTTACAGGAGATATTTGGAAGCAGATACTCAAGGCGTTGTTGGATGGTTTACGCAACGCTGTATTGGAAATTATGAAGGAGCTGGCCAAGCTGATAAGTGAGGCTTGTGATTTTAATAATCCTTATGCGAATGATTATGGTGCTCGTGACATCACCGAGTTTCTCCCCCAAACTCCTGGGAATATTTATGGCGCCAATCCAAATGCGGCTGCTCTACTAAATCGTCCCATGCCACCAGATGACCTGTATGCTTATTTGCAAGACTTGTCCAATATTTTAAGTTCTCTTGAAATTTGCCTATTGTTTACCAATCGGGACTTGGTGAGCGATGAACTAAGTCTTCGTATCATTGATTATAATAGAACCTATCCGCATCCCTATGTAAATACTCAGTTGTTGACCGTCAATGCGGTGATGGCCTTTTTTGCCAATCTTTCGGAAATTGTTGATGTGACATCATTATGTGATGAGATAGTTGACGGCGCGTATGAGATAAATCAAGACAACATTTGTCTAACAGAAGAAGATGTCGCAAATGCCATAGATGCACAGGATATAGATTCGCTGTTGGACCTTATTGAGAACGGTCTACAACTAGATCTTCCCCCAATCAATTTTGATTGTCCCGATAAAGAAGGGTTCATCAGCAATCCTCTCATTGAACGTAGTGTTCCCCAGATTCTCAATTTTACTACAGAAGCAATTGAACTGCAGTTTATTAATTCGACAGAGGCCGTACTCGATACATTATTGGAGCCCGGCGTGGTTGCGGGTAGTAATGGGGGGGCCTCTACCAAGGGCCAAGCTACCTTAGATATAATGAATAAGTTTTTACCCACCCCACAGAATGAAGAGGGCGCCGATCTCGGCAGCGCGGCCGAGGATATGCTTCAGGATGTGATGACAGGTTTTTCTGAATTCGCGACCAACCTCGAAGAGGCACTGGGGAGCCCGAACTGTGCCGGTGTCCCAAATATCAGCGCGCTCCAGGCAAGTTTCCAGGTCCTGGGTGATGTCTTTGCGGATCCTGATTTTGTTGATGCTATTACCTCTATCAACGACCGGCTAGGGGACATTGCGGCACAGATTACGAGTAGCGACGGCCCTGGCCCCAATAACTTGCGTGCCACTTATTCTTTCCCAAGTAATTATCTCTCAAATTTCACCAATTATATTGCTAGCGCCCCCACCTTTAATAATACGACTGAGCGAGTTGAGGCAAACCATTATGTGGCTACGAGCGCCGACGAAAGCCTAAATACAGGCTCCCTGGCCACTTGGAACCCTACTCTCGCCGATCCCGACGCAGTCATCGTCACCAATATCGGCGCCGGCGCCTTGGCCTATCGGGATCTCAGCCTAACCTATAATTTTTCTACCATTGGCCGCAAAGATAGTTTGACCCTTTCATACCCTAGATTCAACACCGCAGTAGCCATGGGAGGTGGAGAGGATGCAGAGAATCTTAGCTTTGCTGAGGTACAAATTAGTGCCTCGGGCATTGGGACTATATTGCCGCCAAAAGCTGAATTCCAAATTAGCTCCTCGGTATTGGACGTGTTGGGATCCCACTTCTATCCAGTTGCGACGGGCGTTGACCAGGAAATGGGGATGCGACTACAAACTAACCCTTATGTATACAGGTTCACAGGCCCTGTCGCCACCGGACTCCAGCCTATATTACAGGATACAACTACTCTCGAACAGAACCTAATTATTACCGAAGAAATAGAGACCTGGCTTTATCCGTCATTGTATGCTGGCCTTACCAAAGCTATGTTTAACTATATTGCTGCAAATGGCGTATTTGATGCGGCTGGGGTCCGCGCTTTGCAATTTTTCAAAGATAACAGTAATTGCCCCCCCCAAGCAGCAGCCGATCTTCTAGATGCTGACGGAATCCTAAGACAGGTTAAAGAAGAATTCTTAGAATCTGCTTGTTTTGATGATGATATACCTTTGGACGACAAGATCCGATATGCGGTGCTGTTGTCATTATTCTTGAATCTTATTCAGATCGAGGTAGCCGAATTTGTTATTAAAAACATCTTTGCCTTTGCTGCATTCAATGTCAATGAGTTGATGTCGGATCCCGTCATAGCACAGTTTATGACAGCTCAGATCCTGGGGGATCTTGAACGACGTATCAACCAACAACCGGATATGCGCCGAGCTATTCAAGAGTATTACAATCGCAAGATGGGCCGCGCTGTGGTTGCTTCCCGCGGCGGCATCCTGGATCACAATGAGGCGGTTGTCTTTCCCGTGGGGACCATATTTACAGATGCTAACTGGCTAGAGTTGCTCAGTTATCTGGTTAATCAGAGGATTCACTGGGGCCGAACGGCTATGTCCAATTCAGTAAGACTGGCGACACCACAAGGTCAGTTCAAAAAAACCTACAATCAAGCCTTTATTCAGGATATTTTGGGGTTCACGAGCCTTCGAAACCCATCGATGGACTTGGAACCAGGTCATAATATACTCTCCCGCACCAACGGATCTCCTTTAGCTTACGGCACTCTTGCGCTAGAGAGAGTGGTGGTTTGGGACGGAATCACCGGCGGCGATGCTCCGGAGGCTCTAGAACTAACGAGAGAATTAGGAGGCGAATTGGAACTATCCGAGTTTCGCAACACTTTCTATGGGGGCGACACAAGTCCTCCCTATATAGAGGGGTCCCACAACATTCTCCTACCTGACTTCGATTTTAGCTTTGTAAACTTGCGGGTAAAAACTAGGCTTGTTTACTTCTTGCCCTCCACCACTAATAGTCTCGACACGGAGTTCACTAGTCAGTCCAACAACGAACTCCAAGGCCAGGGCACCTCTGCTGACATTGCAGTGGAATCATATGCATCATTGCTGATTTCGCGAATAGGCCACATGCAAGACCTTGATCAGAGTCAGAATAATCTGTTTGCACTCACCGAAGCAAGCGCGGATGCTTTGATAGAAGATCAGGCCAGCCTATTCACGTATGAAGATGGTAGGCCTGTTGATACTCCTCTCCTTTACAATAATGTAGGGTATGTTGATACCCCTCTTATTCGCGTGACGATAGCTGATTTTGAAGTAGAAAACGATCAGTGGGATGCTTTTTTACCTGACTCGGCCTTCGAGCTTTTACGCGATCAATTGGATGATTGGTTAGCGACAGGGCCTCTTACGATCCAGCAACAGAACGCACGTAATGCTGAGGTGACGCGTATTGCCAATAATCCCGTTTACAAACAAATTTTTGGTGAGACTTTTATTCAATCATTTATTACCATGGTCCCCATGTACCAGAACTTTTATTTGACGGAGCGCTATTTTGAACAGATTGATCAAACCTACGGTGCCACAAAAGCCTTTATAGTTAACGCTTTCCTAGATGTATTGTACAATCGAGAAGAGCAGGAAGATCCAGGCAACGATCGCGCCGCAGCTAGGGCAGCCATTCAAAACACACAAGGTCCGGAGTTCGCAGCTACCATGCAGTCTATGGGTCGTGATTTCATCTTAAAGATGCTCATAGAGACCCCCATCATGATTTTGAAGGGCCTTGCAGAAATGATAGACCCCCACGTAGCCATATGGAAGGTGGTGCGCAATATAACGGGGACCGCATTTAGTGAAATTATCAAAGTTATTGATGCAGCTCCACCCTTAGCAGAGTTGAAGGAGCAAACCGGCCTTGAAATTACTGGCGAACAGTTACTTGGAGTTATGCTGTGTTTGGTTGAATTTGGAATGCAATCAGGCCTGGAGGCAGCCATAAGCGCCAGTCCTCCGCCGCTCAATAATGCCGCCAATAACGAAGAGCTTATCAACAATATTTTGCCTAAATTTACTCTTGACGGCGTTGACTTCACAGGCACCCTTACTGGCATGATAATGTTACCCCCTCTTCCTTTTGGAGTGTTATACATCTTGCTCGAATTGGCGAAAAAGGCGATCGAAGATGATCTCGATGGAGAAGAGACTGAAGTTTCTGGGGAAGAAAGTTTGCCGGAGTGTTAATTATAGTGTAGCGCACTAGGAGAAAAAGAAATGGCGTCAGGCTTATCCCCACAGTTACCTTTGGTTGTAGATGAAACATTCGGAGCTTATAATCTCAATACAGATTATAAGCAAGTGGTAACTCAGAATCTCAAAATGCTAATATTAACTAATCCGGGAGAGAGGATGATGAATCCTAGCTTTGGTGTCGGGCTCCGTAGGTTCTTTTTTGAAAATAACAATCTTTCAACTTATGACGCTATCAACGACCGAATTTATAGCCAAGTCGCCACTTATATGAAGTTTGTTCAGATTAACAACATCACGTTTAGTACGCCGGAAAACAACCCTGATCTCTTTCCTAACACAATTGCCATTCAAATTCAGTTTACAATTGTGCCTTTACAAATTTCAACGAGTGTATTGATTCCTGTGAACACTAACTAATTATTACGAGACCACTAGCATGCCTAAACGATTACAACCTATTGATTATACTAGCCGCGATTTTGATTCTATTCGTCGCGACTTAGAAACCTTTGCAAAACGCTATTATGCGGATACATACAAAGACTTCAATGAAGCTTCTTTTGGTTCTCTTATGCTGGACACAGTGGCCTATATTGGCGACATTTTGTCCTTCTACTTGGATTACCAGGCCAACGAAAGTTTTTTGGAGACGGCAGTTGAGTATAATAACGTCGTCAAACTAGCTCGACAACTAGGGTATAAAATTGATCGCAACCCGTCCTCCTACGGCATGCTTACTTTTTATATTAAGGTGCCAGCTTCTACTACTGGTCCCGGACCCGATTTGAATTTCGCGCCCACCCTCCAGGCGGGCTCAACCTTTTCATCAACCGGCGGCGGCTCTTATTCGCTCTTGCAAGATGTGGTTTTTTCCCAAAGCACCAACCAGGTTGTTGTAGGAAGTGTAGACTCTACGAGTGGATTGCCAACTAGTTATGTGATTCGCGCCAAAGGTCGAGCTGTCTCCGGCCGCACTGCCTTTCAGGAAGTCACGGTGGGATCATTTGAGCGCTTTCGGAAAGTAGAGTTAGGTAACCAAAACGTTACTGAAGTAATAAGTGTCATGGACTCGGAGGGGCACCGCTATTATGAAGTCGACAATCTCTCCCAAAATATTATTTTCAAAGCTATTCGTAATACTACCGCAACCAAACAAACAGTTGCTAATATTCTAAAGGCTGTTCCGGTTGCACGTCGTTTCGTTGTGGAATCCACAGATACTAGTACTTATTTACAGTTTGGATACGGCTCAGATTCGGAGCTGGTATCTGAAGCAGTCGTGGATCCTTCCAACTTGATGCTAGATCTTAATGGGAGGAATTATATTACCGATGCAGGTTTTGATCCCACCAAACTTATTTCTTCGGATAAATTTGGTATTGCGCCGGCTAATACTACCTTGCGTATCGGATATCGTGTCAATACAACCAAAGATGTGAATGCTGGCGCGGATACCATTGTTGTTGTAGGAAATCCGTTAGTAAAATTTTCTTCGCCGGCTACTCTACCAGTTGCCCAGAGAACTGCTGTTTTGAACTCACTAGAGGTCACCAATGAGGCGCCCTTTGTGGGAAGTGTGAGTATGCCGTCGGCGGATGATATCAAGCAGCGTGTTTTTGGGTTTTATGCCACACAACACCGAGCGGTGACAACAGAAGATTATCGTGCTATGTGTTACGCGATGCCGACTAAGTTTGGCGCGGTACGCGGGGTTAATTTGGTCCGCGATTTTGATGCCTTCAAGCGTAATTTGAATTTGTATGTTATTTCGGAAAATACATCCGGAAAATTAGTCGCCGCCAACCAGACTCTCAAAGATAATCTAAAAAATTGGATTCTTAATTATAAAATGATCAATGATACTGTAGATATTTTAGATGCTCGCATTATCAATTTTGGCATCAAGTACACCCTCAGTCTCGACATGAATACTAGTCGCTATACCGCACTAGCCCAGGCCAATCAAAATATTCAAACCTATTTGGCTCGCAATCGCTTTGAGATTGGCGAACCAATCCGCATTAACGATATATACCGTCAACTTAATAAAGTAGAGGGGGTTGTGGATGTTATGGGTGTAGAAATTGTTTCAAAGAATGGCGGCCGTTATGCCGAATCTGATTTTGACCCAGAACGAGCGATGTCAGCAGACGGGCGCATGATTCGAGCGGATGAGAATACTATTTTTGAATTGAAATTTCCGAGCCTAGACATCATGGGGAGTGTTAGATAATGGCCATTCTGAGATACACAGCTAGTCTTGATAACACCATCACGAACGCATTGGAGTCGAACCTCACCCAACGAGGTACGGGCTCGAACATGGGGTATGCTGATTCTGTAGAAATCTTTTCTATTTATGGGCAGTTATCATCTTCGACAGCCGGCGCCACCCAAGAACTGTCCCGTGCCATAATTCAATTTCCGGTCGCCCAGATTAGTGCCGCCCGCAGCGCAGGTACGCTGCCGACTTCGGGATCAGTCTCATTCTTCTTGCGAATGTACAATGCCGAAACTCCATGGACCCTGCCGCAAGGGTATACCCTAGAGGTTGTACCCATCACTACTCAGTGGGTCGAGGGTACGGGACTTGATATGGATAATTATCAAGATCTTGGAAAATCCAACTGGATGTCGGCGAGTACCACCACCGCGTGGACCAATATGGGTGGAGATTATGCCACCGCCAGCGCCGACCCTGCGGGTAATAGGTATAAAGTAACTTTTCCCTTGGGATGGGAAGATATAGAATTAGATATTAGTGGCCTTGTTGAACAGTGGATCGCGACCCCGGGCGGCGGTGGAATCAACAACTATGGAGTGGGGATTTTTCTCACGTCCAGCGAAGAAGCCTATGCATCTGCTAGCTCAGCAGCGGGCGTGGTACAAAACCTCGGCGGCGCTACACAGACCTACTACACCAAGAAATTCTTCGCTCGTTCAACGGAGTTCTTCTTCAAGCGCCCTGTTATTGAAGCTCGATGGGACTCCACCGTTAAAGACCAGCGCGGACAATTTTATTTTTCAAGTTCCTTTGCTCCTGCGTCGGATAATCTTAACTCCATCTATCTTTATAATTACGTACGGGGACGCCTGGTCAACCTGCCGGGGATTGGCACCACAGGAAATGCTGCCAATTTGACTGCCTCTTTCTATTCCAGTTCTGCCACTGGCGCACCGACGGGCTCCGCGATACGGCTGCCCTTAGGAGGGGGTGTTACGACGGCACTAAGCACGAATGCCACAGCCAGCTATATTAGTACGGGAATTTATTCATGCAGTTTTGCCTTGACGGCCGGCGCGAGTCCTTTTGAAGGAATTAATGATGTGTGGCGCCGTAGTGATGGGGTCGAATTCTTCACCGGTTCCATCTACCCTAGCGCGATGCCTAAATATGGTAGTGCCCCTACTTTGAATTATAACACCAACATACGGAATTTGCGTAAAAGCTATAGCGTGAACGAAACAGCGCGCTTCCGAACGTTTGTAAGAAACAAGTATTGGAATCCCACGATCTATGTAAAGGCCACGGCAAACAATCCTACAGAAATTATCAATAGTGCGTCTTACTCCATCTACCGAGTTGTGGATGATCTGACGGTAATCTCTTTCGGCACAGGAAGCAATGATTATAATTGTACACATCTTTCATATGATGTAAGTGGGAACTACTTTGATCTGGACATGGGACTTCTGGACCCTGGCTACATGTATGGTATTAAATTAGCATATTATAATGATAGTATAGGGAGTTGGATTGAACAGCCCCAAACGTTCAAATTTCGAGTTGAAGAATAATTAATACATGTCGCTCAAGAATTATTTCAAAATTGCGGAGCAAGTAAACTCAGTCTCAGGGCTCACTGGTAAGGAAATCGGTGGCGTCGTTGAGTCTGTCGGATACCATCGCGAAGATATTATCAAAGAGCGGCGCTTTATTCCGCGGGTTGATTTTTCAAAGCCGGAAAACTTTGCTCGTTATGGCTTAGCAGCCGAGTATTATGACAGCGCGCTGAAGCGTATTTATCAGAGCTTCCCCTATGACGGCTCACGCCGAGAGCGTCTAGAGTGGGAAAATGAATCATTAGATATTGATCTTTATATCTACGACAACCTTTATCCGCGGACAAATGGATATATTATTTTCTCGGCTAACGGATGGGGCACTGGAAACATAATTGATGGGTATGGCTCATCGTCCTCTCCCGAGTACATTCACTTTTACGGCGGCCCTCACGGAAACCCTAACGGCCTTACTCCTTATGCGACTAGATTTACTGGCTCCAATTATTATGAGCCGGATAAAAACCGCGAGAGCAATCTAAAATATGATATTGCCGGCAACGGAGTCAGTGTAGAGTTCTGGCTCAAAAAGAAAGAATTCCTAACCGGTCTCACGCGCAAAGAAGTAATTTTTGATTTATGGAACGGCGCACCCTCATCCTCGGCCGGCTATGGTCGCCTGCGCATTGAGCTTACGGGCGCCACCTCGGGCATCAATCCTTTCCGAGTGACCCTCTTGTCGGGTACTACTGGGGTTTATGATCTAAGTATGGGTGCCTCGACCTTTACTAGCGCGTCTGTCGTCGACGACGCATGGCACCATTATGGATTTACTTTCAAATCAAGTTCGACAGGCCTCCAAAGCCGGTTCTATGTCGACGGGAACCTGAATAACGAGATTGTCACAGGTTCGGGATTCCAAGAGGTCACAGGCGCCCTGCAGGCTTATATAGGCGCGCTCATCACTTCACCCTCGGGCAGCAGCGCCGTGGGAGGCTACGGTAAACTCTCTGGCTCTCTCGATGAATTCAGGTATTGGAAGACCCAGCGCTCATCACAGGGAATTGGGCGCTACTGGTTCACTCAGGTGGGCGGCGGCGTCAATGACGACCCCGAGCCGTTTATTGACACGCCGGAAGATGTCAACACTCTGTTGGGGGTATACTACAAGTTCAATGAAGGAATCACCGGTCGCACAGCCACCGATAGCACTGTGTTGGATTACGCTGGTCGAGTAACCAACGGTACATGGACTGGATACACAGCCAATTCGCGGAATACCGGCTCTGCAATAGTAATCTCGCAGGCAGCGATCAAAGAGTATAAAGACCCGATTATCTATAACTTTCATCCGGCTGTAGTCGCGCTTTCGTCATCTTTGGAGATTTCGGGCTCCGACTACGATGCGGGGAACAACGCCAATATCTATAACTCCCTCCCTCAGTGGATTCGGGAAGAGGATGAGGAAGGACAGCAAAACGCTAAATATCTTTTGCAGATTATGTCGAGTTACTTCGATGATTTGCAACTGAAGACGCGAGCCCTAACATCATTACGAGACGTTCAGTACCCAAGCGGAACGCAAAAGCCTTTGCCTTATGCCGAGCGCCTTTTGAATTCACATGGCTTTGTTGCGCCTGATATTTTTCTTGATGCTGATGTCCTGGAGAAGCTCGCGGATCGCTCGGAGTTTAGGGTTTATGAGAAGACTCTCTTTGATGTCAAAAATACCATTTATCAAAACATTTACAACAACCTTTCTTACATTTACAAAACTAAGGGTACCGAGAAATCTTTCCGCAATCTGATTAGGTGTTTCGGTATTGATGACGAAATAGTCAAAATTAATCTCTATGCCAATGACGTTGAAGCGGAAATGCGCAGCAACCGCAAAAACGTTAGCGTCCCAGATAAGTTTGCTAATTTCAACACTGGGGAAAACGGAAGTGCCACCATCTTCCAGTATCAGAATCCCATTGATACTGTTAATACAGTAGGGTATATTTCGGGATCCCAGAACCTGAGAAATGGATACGCCTTTACCCTAGAAACAGATGTATATTTTCCAGAGAAGATAGATGTAGCAAGTCCAGGCTATCAAGATACCAATATCATTAGCTCTAGCTTGTTTGGAGTTCACGGAAATGCAGGAATTTCCGAGACAGCCCCTCGATGGCCCAGCTATACCGGACAAGCAGATGTGGTGAACTTCCAGGTCTATGCAGTCCGAGATGAGAGAAACTCCAGCAATGTGAAATTTATGCTCACTGGGACCTCTGGCGTGACGACTGTCGTTCCTCGCCTGCAGTCTGCTCTCTACGAAGATGTTTACGACAATACACAATGGAACTTGGCAGTTCGTGTTCGGCCTGACAGTTACCCTTATACAAATGTGGCTGGGGTCACGCCCACTGATTACGTGGTCGAACTGCATGGTATTCAGATAGATTCTGGTGTTGTTCTTAATGAATTCACTCTTACAGGTTCTTTGGCTTCACCTGGTGCCGGCCGCGAGTATGCTTTCGTAACAGGCAGCAAGCGCGTATTTATAGGCGCCCACCGCACCAACTACACGGGTTCAGTTCTAGAACGATCAGATGTGAAGATCAATGCATGCCGTTATTGGCTCAACTATCTTGATGATACAACTCTTGCCGCTCACGCATATGACACACAGAATGCCGGAACCCTTAACCCTCACTTTTATGCATATCCTTTCAATGCCTCTGCATCCTTCGGAGAGATTCCCGAATTCGAAACACTCATGCTCAATTGGGAGTTTAGCCAGAATACGGGATCCAACGCCGCAGGCCAATTTACTGTTACCGATGAGGCGTCTGGATCGAATGCTGTGGCGACTGCCAACAATGGTTGGATCGGTCGGATGCTCAATGAGCAATATGCCGGCCTGGGCTTTGGTTTCGCCGCGTCCTCTACGACGGCCATCGATAAAGATTATGTAATTTCCGCGCGCCAGACGCTGCCTGAAAATATCTATTCAACAGAAATGGTGAAGGTGTTCAATCAAGCAGAGCAGGAAGTGTTTACAATAGATTCACGTCCTATCAATTATTACTTTGCTTTTGAGAAGAGTTTGTATCAAAATATTTCTGAAGAGATTTTGAATTACTTTGCAACCCTCAAGGACTTGAATACATTGATCGGCGCTCCCGTCAATCGATACCGCCACGAATACAAGGGCCTCAAGTTCTTGAGACAAAAGTTTTTTGCGACAGTAGCCAACACCGAAATCGATTTTGATAAATTTTATGAGTTCTATAAGTGGTTTGATTCGGCCCTTACGGTGATGCTGCAGCAACTTGTTCCCGCATCCACAGATTTTGCGACTAATGTTCGAACCATGATTGAGAGCCATGTTTTAGAGAGAAGTAAGTATCAGAGTAAGTTCCCCTTCTTAGAGGATAAGACTAATCCACTATTTGGCTCTACTTGGGGCACTGGCAACGACGGAACTGCAATGAACTCACCCGATTCATTCCCGGCCGGTACCGGACTATCTGCTAATACGGCCTACTTCCGTCGCCAGATTGGGTCGTCCAATCCGATTCGAACCAAAGAATGGAGCTTTATACACGCACCCCCGTCGAAGAACCAAAAGGATAAGGCTTACTGGTGGAAGACTGAGGCTAGCCGAACCGAGAACCCTACATTGAAGGGGGCCACCTCGGCTACAACTAACAATGTACGCCAAGATCTCCTCCGGGCTATTGAAAAATCTCGCAATATTGCTGCCGACTCACCCGTTCGCTTTGGAACAGAGGGGAGTGTGACGGTTGGCGGTGTTGGATTCCATCCCAATAAGCGCACGAATTTTGTTATGGACGCCACAGCGCCCGCTGGTCGTCTGGTACCGGGAACTAACCTTCCCGTGAATATCATGTTGTCCTTCCAAGATGATGTGGAACAACTGATCGACACTAATGATATTTATTATCCCACATTAAAGCAGCGCCTAGGCTTCGGCATCAACCCTGATATTAACCGGGGCGCTCCTTTGGGTAATAAAAGCTCCACTAAAAACAAGATGGACGGCAATATTCTGGCGCCATTTAGTTTGTATAGCTCTTCGGTAAAGAGCGGATTTAACCAGGATGTTATCAACCTTTATCATTCTGGCGTCACAATCACCAACCTACATCACGATATTGTACACACTAACGATATACCTCTGCAGGGCCCGTTCACAGAAAAATACGTAGGTGGGTGGCAGTATCGCCACCAGGACATCAACGTCCAGAAAGCTTCCAACCCGGGAAAAAACAATTTAGATAGTCGTGACACTCGCGCTGAAGGGTGGATGCTTAAGTTGGGACTTTGTGAGGCAGCGGTATCTCAGGGAAGCGGGGCCTTGGGTATCGTAGGTCCTCAGTATCCTGATGCTACATCAGCGTCGGGGTCGGCGCCCCGTGGTTACTTGCTTAACAGGCCCAAGGCAAACTTGGCCCGCGAAGAATATGCCAAGCGACCGGTAAACATTCGCAACATTAAGATGACAACCGGTTCCACCATTATTGGCAACTATGAGAAGAACTATCAGGTTGTTCAGACAGCTGGCCGCGAATTGAATGATCCATTTTTCAATGACCAATCTTTCAATTTTGCGCCCTATCCCGAAACTCTGGCCACCCGCGGCCGCTTCCCGCTCTTTGTGCCGCTTTCTCCATCGCCTCCCACATCGTTAAAGTTTTATGCAGCCGACGATACCCGACTCGACGCGGGCTCGCAGGACAACTGGAGTACTGCCTTCGCCGACGTGGCTACGACCGGCTTCACCATAGCCTTCTGGTATTATAATACCGTTGATCCAAGCAACAACAAAAGACTCTTTCAGATAGGCACGATTCAATCCGGAATTTTCTCTTCCCAGGGAATTAGTATATACCTTTATGTCAATGGGGGGGTAAATACCATTTATGCAGACGTCAAAGATGCAGCCCCCAAGACTTCATATGCGCGCAGTTCGGGAGTCTCTGACTATACTTGGAATCATGTCGTAGTCAGGGTGCCCGAGGGAGCGATCGACTCTTCAGCCGGCGAGACCATCAGCATATGTATTAACGGTGTCGAATCAACGGCCGCAGCCGGCACCGATGCTGTTGATTGGACGACAGTTTCTTTCGACTCAGGAGCACAAATAGGCGATAGCGCCCAGTTTGCCAATCCGTTCAACGGCTATATGTGCGATGTAGCAGTAATGACAGGGCTCCCCACTTTAGCCGGCGTTTCTGCGATGTATAATTCGGGTACACGACCAGATCTCGCCTCCGTCAGCCTCGGCGGTAGCGCGACCCTAATAAACTGGTGGAAACTAGGACTTGACTACGCCGGCCAGCCGCCCGCAGGTGGCATTTTTGTAGATCAAGTTGGAGGTTCCTTCTTCGAAGCCGTCCCAACAAATTTTGGCAGCACTCCGGATGAGGAGGGAGTTAAAGAGGTTTCGCCTCCAATCGTGAACGCTCTTAGACCCGAACCCGCGGCTCTTTATAATAATACCGCAAACCCGGGGGGCGCCCTTAATTACCTTCTCCCTTCCCGCACGGGCTCTAACTCACAACACACCGTTTTCGTAAATCGCTTTGCTGGATCTGGTTATGAAGTGATGTCGCTCGGATATATGGACCCGGCTCACGAGGCTCTTTCGGTCTATAACGCTCTTCCTTATCACAACCTCTCACTGTTGGACTATGGCCTTTCGGGATCGGCATCAGTTGACCCACTGGCAGAAAAAACTATCACAGTAATTGACCAGATCGACAAGAACCGTGGTTTGGACCAGCGCGCAACCCTTCATTGTGGACAGTTCGGACACGACGCCGCCTACGGCTCTGTGCCGGCTTCTACCTACGTGACCATCCCGTCGTGGCATAAGACGAACAGAAACCCACGTAAGCGCATTGTGAGCGCTTCTGGAGGATATATCACGGGGACTGTCTACGACAACCTCTATGTGCAACACCAGATTCCACGCTCCACGCAGCAGTATTCTTGGATCACGGCTTCCTTAGCGTTTGGTTCAACTATTTTTGGTCTGGAATCCCCCAGCTGTACCACAGCGAATAGTTTGACGCAGTTGGTGTCAGGCGCATCATATTCAGAAAGTGGTGTTCCCTATACTAGCTCTTTCACTGCTTTGAATTTGGTCGTTAAAGATTCCCTCAATACTCGTACTCATACAGCGGGTTCGTCTTCCGTCCAGCGCTTGGTGAATATTCCACGAGCCAAGGCTACTAATGCACTAAACCTTGCTCGCAACGGGGCCTATGGATATCCCAGCTGGAAGCAAATTCGAGTGGGTGAGAGTCCTATGGCGCGCGCTCTCCGTAAAGCCAACAAAATCGGCACCGTTCTGCCGCCCCCCAAGGTACCCAAGATGTCTTACGTCTATTCGGGCTCCACCTTGGTTCGCTCGGGACTTCGAGGGTATGTTGAGGGGCTGAAGCCCACACAATTTGTGGATTATGTAGAGCGCCCAGTTGCAAGCAGTGCACGCCCAGTTTATTTTGCATTCCAGGATAACACGGAAAATTCAGACCCTAGAAATAATATTTCACTAAAGGTGAGTTACGCCAACAACCTCGGATATTTCACCAATGAAGGCCTCAACAACCGACTCAATCTCGGTAAACCAGTAGATGACCATCAGCCACTCAAGACCATTACTGATTTTACGCGGAACAGTGGCCTGAGTGTTGTAGCGAACTACAAGCAGCGTGTTTATCCGGCTGATATTAACGCTTATAGCCGGGTTGTGCGAATGCGGCCAAATTATAGTATCAAGAACATTTGGAATAATATTCGCTCTGTCCGAAGCTCCGAAGGAGGTCTGACGGGGTCAATGGGATATGCCACGGCCAGCCAAAGTATTTGGCCAATCGATGGGCATAATAATTATGCTTCCACTTCATCGGTTCTTGGTATCAATGATGGCGCGGGAGAATTGCAGGCCAACTATACTCGGTATGTTGCAGACCCTGCTGCTGAGTACCTCGGAACCGACAATACCCGTCGCCCAGGACCCATTTATTCAACTCCCATATACCTTGGCTCTGCTAGCGCGACGGCCGGCAGTCGGCCAGTTATCGCCGGTGATGCACCCTTTACTGCTTACCGCCAAGCAGGTTTGGTGCCATATTACGAGGCCACTGCCTATGCAGAGGAACTCCGCGCCAGTGCTAAGGATTATTCTCTTCTTCCTGAGTTCAGAATTAGCGATCATATGTCCACCTATATTGAGAAAAAAGAGGGTGACTTCTTAGCAAGCATTGATGACATTTTCAGCCTCACTGGTGCCGAAATCCCCAATAGCAGTGGGCAAGATTTCTATAAGGTGTATAGTAACTCCGATTTTATGAAGTATTTTTCGGTTATTGATGAAGACCTTCAAGAACAGCGTTCCGGGGATCTTACCATTACACGTGACAAGATTAGCTTAAGTTGCAAGGCATTTCTGAAGTTACTGCCATATAAGGGGTTTTTCCCGATTGAGCGCACCCTAGAGTTGGCAACCCTGTTTTCTCAATCTGTACAAAAAACCATCCTCCAGGCGAGCAGTGTACTCGGTGCGCAAAAGATGGTCTCCTCAATTCCCTATGAAATGATGTTTTCCCCGGGCATTTTGTACAACACTATTAAGTCGGGGATTGGGGTATCTCATTTCTGCGTAGTGAATGGGCAAGACGGCAAGTTAGTGGATCCGATGTTGTCGGGCAACGCCGCGGCCGCCGCCGGATACGCCGGTCGCTCTCGCGTCATACTTCCGGAGGGAACCTTAGTTATGCAAGACTGTGCTGTTGTCAATGCCGCACAGACGGGCCTTAACAGGGGGTATGTGATCAATCGCGTTCCTTTCGAGACTTTGTACAAGCCTGAGACGTTCTTTAGTCCCACAAGTCTTGGATCCCTTTCCGGAGCTGCCCCGCAGTACCCCTTTGTGTACTCGACAGCTCCATCGCAAAGTGTTAGTTTGGCGGCGGCAAACTCCTGGATCTACGCGCAGTCCGGTACTCCGAAACAGATGTCCGTCGACATGACGACTTTCCAAGCAGACAGGCTGTATAGCTTGGCCATCGACAACTTTTTGTGTGCTGCTTCTGATATTTTCGTAGACAAGTTTAGTTCTTTTGTCTCCGCGCGAGAGGACAGTTTTGGGGTAGCTAAATCGGGTTCTGTGTACACCATGAGGGTGAAGCTGGCAAGATCACAGTTGGGCGCTGCCTCCTTCGGAACCTCCGGAGATCCCACTGACCCGGCGTATGGAACTTTTGACATGTATAGGCGCCAGTCGGCGTTTGGGCAGCCCATCGTAGGTGTTTCTGGCTCTGGCGGCGCCACACCAAGTTATATGCATGTAACTCCGCCTTATATGGGGGGTTATGCCGAAGCGGAACTGGTGTATACTGCCTCCTACGACGGGCGCCCAGCCTTGGCCGACATATTTGGCGGACTAAGTATCAATTACATGCGTCAGGAGAACAGCGCATCTCAGACTTATGTGACCGCTTCCGGATATGCGGCCCCTTATGGCATTTCTTCGAAGGGTGGTGCCGGTTATACCCTCGCTCAGTATGGGCCCCCAAGTCCTGGGATTATGCATTTGGACGCTTGTTACAATTTCACGGAAGCACTAGGGGAAATTGTTTCAGGGACGGTCGACCAAAAATTCCGCTGGCTCATCCAAAGTAAGTTTGAGACCCCTATTCTCAACGTTCAAAGCGCCTCGACACCTGGTGGATGGAACCCAGCACCCCCAGCCTCCTATCCGTTGCATCGCGGACCTTTCACGAGCGACGGCGCCGACACAGTATTGACCCATGGACTATGGCACCAATATGGTCGTGTCCCTTCCGCCGACAAAGAAGGGGTGTTTTTAAGCCTAGCGGAAGCTGAGTCTGCGGCGCGCGCGGCCGGCCGCGGCATTGGGGCAGCTGATGCACCTCTTTCCTTGGCAAAGCTTGTAGGGTTCCCTGTGACGTCTCGCCGCGTGGGCACTGTAAAAAGGGAGTTCCGCTGGGAAGAAGCCGTTGTTGCCGTGCCCTTTGAAATTATCCAGAATAATCGGCGTTTTATTAGCATGGATAAATACAAAAATTCTCATGCTTACCGCAACTTGAAGGCGATGATGTCTAAATATAATTTCCCGCCTCGATTCGACTTTACGAAGTTTAGTACAGTAGACCCGATTCTCATGTATGTGTTTGAATTTGGTACTGACATGTCCCAGCAAGATATCGCGAATATTTGGCAAAACTTGTTGCCTGAAATTGGATCGAAATTTACGACCTCTGAAGTTATTGTAGAAGAAAGAGAGCTGCTCGATCTCCTTCTAGGAGAGGCGACAGATCTCCGCTGGATGGTTTTCAAGGTCAAGAAACGCGTCGCTATTGATTTTGAGCGTAATCGCCGTGCATTGGAAACTTCTAATACCGCCTCCATGCCCGTATATATTGATGAAAAGTATAGTTATAACTGGCCTTACGACTACTGTTCGCTAGTAGAACTAGCACAGATCGAACAGGATGTCCAGTGGGCATCGCGCGATGTTCAATCAACAGGCACCGCTACGATTATGTATAACCCCGAAGCACCCACGACTCCCACCATTAGTGCCGCCCCGATGCCGGCGTCTATGATTGGGTCAATCCCCAACACCACCCCCCAGGCCTCGGTAACACCTGAGCCTCAGGCCTTGGAGATTGAGCGCCGAAGGCCAGTAGATACTGCTCCTCGCTTTAGTGTGGACGGAGATCGAGCGCCGCGAAAGTCATCAAAGCGTAAAACACGTCGCCGCACGACTGGGAAAAAGAAGAGATAGTTATGGAATTTTTCAATAAAAAGGAAGAAGTAATTGAACTGCAGCTGACCGAGTATGGTAAATACTTACTGTCTCAGGGCGCCCTCGATCCAGCTTACTACGGTTTCTTTGATGAGGAAATTCTCTATAACGATTTTTATGCTGATGGTGGTGCTAGCCAAAATAGTATCGATCAGCGTATTCGCTTTGAAACTCCCAACCTAAAGGTGATAGCTAATCGTTCCGGCGCACAAACCCGAGTAGATGAGTTTCTGAGTAACGTAACTTCTTCGACCTGGGATCAGTCCTCCGACCCCGCTAATAAAGTTGATGACTTCAATATGCAACAACCTTTTCAGTCTGTTAACAATCTGGCTTCCTTTCCCTTAGGAACGTCCGCTTTGACTTCACAATATGATGCCGCTTGGTCAGTCAATGTTATGAATCGTAACGAGACCACAATTCAGAGCACAGGATCTCGGGGATATATGGTGACTAATTTGACAGCCAGTTATATTACCGGGAGCACAAGTGGTGTCATTATGGATATCCCCCAGTTAGAGATTGAGTTGGATTATCAAACGTATTTCGCGCCCGAGGAGGATCCGCAATCTATCAGTCTTCCGTTCCCCACGGGTTCCACCGGAGAGGCCCCGGCAACTTTGGCTTTGGTAAAAAATTTCTTGATTTTAGATGTCTTAGAGAAGAACACACCATTTCAAATGGAAAATTATGACGTAGAGGTGTACTATATTCATCCGGATAATCTTTTGACTCAACTTAATTTTCTCAACGATAACCCCAATATTATTCAAAGCCCATCTTCGCTGGAAAGTGGAGAAGTTCCAAATGTGGAATATTATATGAGGCTTACACATGATGATATAATTCCGAGCGACATCCTAGATAGTGTGGGACTTACGCGTGATGCGGTCCTACGAAATGCTAATCGACTCAATATTGTGCGCGATCTCTACACAACCATTGAAGAGGAGCCCTGCTAATGGACGCTGCCCCCGGCCTATACCGCGACTCATTGCCCAATGTGGTGATCGACCAGATCAATTTTCGTGCGATGCCTGAAATGGGTATCAATAAAGTTGAGATAGAGTTGCTATATCAGGTACCTACATCCTGGAGTCTTGTGTCTCCCTACCGAGTCATGTTAGTATTCAGTGATGATGATTCAGCGATTGCAGGCCTGATGCAACAAGAATCTGTCGTCAAGCACTGCATAGCTGACGATGGGATGCAGACAAAAGAATCTCGCAAAATGTACCTGCCTGGGGACCTAAGCAAGACTACAAAACAGTTTAATGAACAGGTCGTAGTGGAGAAAGCCACAGCTACCGCCATCTCACAGCGCCGAGTCCGCGTAACGCTGCCAGATTTACGCCGCGACGAGTGGCCTAATCTTTATGTTTATGCTGTTGCCTATAAAGTAAACCCTCAGGATGTTACACAGTCGGGTGTGAGCACTAAGATTCGAGCGATAAAGATAGGATATCCAGCAGTTGAGACCATCTATATAGAAAATAGAGTGTCCACTATGGGGATGGTTTATCGTCTTGGCGAGTCAGTGGAAGGGTATGGCAAGAAGGGCGACATTTGGTCAGGGCCCATTCATCGTCACAACGGCCGCGTCATGGCCGGCCCCACTCATGTTGCCGACAAGCATCCATATTTGGTTTCTTCTGTAGTTTCAAATCAAAAGATGCAAGATAAGTCTTTTATGTCTGAGCAGGGGAAACTTATCTCGCGGTTGAGTGAGGTTACACTGACACTTAATCGGCGCATGACTAAGGATGCGCAAGTCATTCGGAACGTGGTTGGAAAGACGAGCACCGGGGTATCTGATATTTATTTTTCTCGGACTCGCACAAACGTTCTGAAAGCTATGTTCGCGATCAACTACAAACAATTTGTTCAGGCGAACACTCGGCTCAATTTTTTGGTTGCCAACAAGGAGGCTCTCAACAGTTGTTTTGAGGTTGAGGATATTAGGCTTTATCGCACGAGAATCCGACCCAATATCTCTGCGACTGCTCTCACTCCAGGTAAGTTGAATATCTGTGGAGTAAAGGCACAGAGCGCTCCAAAGTTGGTCGCATCTCAGAAGGACGGAACCATAGTTGGTGTGGACTTCGCAAATCAGGCCGCCGGGGTTACCAACTATGTCGCCACAGACGTAGAGATAGCCTCTAAAGACGGTGGAACTTATGAGTATACTCTAGAAATTACGGGTGTTGACAATAGCGTGGGCGCGTTACATTATCTCCTTCGTCAGCTCAAGAAAGCATTAACAGATTATGATAAGTGGGTGAGCAGAATGGAGAACGCCCAACATGGCTCCGATACTAGAGAGGTTAACCGCCGCCTTCGAGCGCAAGGGCTGGTTCTTCGGCAGGATGCTGCCTGGAAAGGCTTGTTGGATACTTATTTAGCATGTGTGGTTTTTGTTTTCGGACGCGCAGCGTTTGGGAGTCACTCGATGGCTACCTGGCGCAAAAACCTTCTCTCGTTGTCAAATCCTAGTAACGGGAGCATTTCCAATATTCGTGAAGTTGGCGCGCTCGTGCGCTCCTTTTACTCCGCTCTTAACCAGGTCGTCATGGCGCCTACCTTGGGCAAGAGCAGCGCTAAATTTAGCGTGAGATCTAAAATGAGCACATCAACGTCCTCAGCGCGCAGAGTTCAGTACCAGCGGGTCTTTCCCAACACGTATGAAAACACCCATGATGCCCAGACCGGATTTGACTACTTAGACGAGAATTTGGTTACGGAAACCCGGGGCCTTAGCAGAATTCCTCATACACAATTTCAGGGACGCCTAGGGGCCGAAATTAGTAAATTTAAGGTCGAGGGCCCTAACGCTGCTCAAGTCAATAAGGCTGGCTATCTTACACCTAAGAGGATAAATACCCCGACGAACGTTATCGATACATCAATGTTTGATGTGGGACTCCAGAATACGGTAGACTTGCTGGCCACCAAGATTCGGCCTACGACATCTCAGCTATCTTTTCATACCACCGTGGGTGCAGATTCGCCCCCGGTTGGGGACATTGATTCGATTCTGGGCGCTTCTGGTATTTCAGTGACTCCTCTTGCGCAGGACATCAAAACTGTACGAAGACTTCCTACGGCCACAAGCGCCGAAGCCGCAAATTTGCGTGCTGTCGATTCTTCGACATATCTCTCCTCAGGATCTGTTTTTGTTCGGGATGGGGCTACAACACAGGCTAATATATCGGGCTCGGAGCAGAACATCTTACACTACGCGTCCCCTGAGAAAAATAACGCTTTTATACGAATTCGATCTTCGGGTCTAGTGGCGGTTCTGCTCAATAGCGCTATAGCGGGCTTTAGACAAGATGTCAAAGCTGTCAATCTAGAGGGGGTTGCCACCTCTTTAGCCGCAAAAAAAGCCCAAGTAGATCCTCAATTGGTGCCTAGTCATAATTTGGCAACCACGGGAATTAACCTCAACTCTATCAAGAGAGTCGAGTATTTCAACGGGTATCAGACATCTGGCAATGGAACGGTCATGATTGACCAGCCTAGATGGACTTTGCTGACGGAGGAACTTTATGCTCTTGCTCGTCAGAATAATACACTCTTATTGTGTCGACTACAGGAGACCACGAATGTAACCTCCGGGGGGAACCTCTTAGGTTTGTCGGATTATGACAATCTGTTCTTGGTAGGTAACGCCTCGATGGCCTCTACGGATCGAAATTATATTCCTTATCGAACTTTTTATGAAGCGATACAACAGTTAATTCATCGTAGTGAGAAAGATGTTAGTGTCAATGTGGACAATCCCATTGCAAATGTCCCAACTTGGCAAATCACAACTCCCCTCATATCCGCCACCAGAATTTCCAATAAAGAGATAATTAATAAGGTGGCTCCGATGAAGCCTCTAAAGGTGGAAGAATAAATGTCACAGGATCCTCTCACACGCGACCCGCAGCTGCTTACCAACAGTGAGCGCTTGGGGACGAGAACTCGCGACAACATAGGTGCACAGGGAAACAAGTTCATTAGAGAGAGTTGGGGCACTGACGATAGGTTCCGAGGAGTCATGGGTCAGTATCTTGCATCTGAGACCTGGGATAATTATAGTACCAACACTTCGGTAGGGGTCCCCCTACACGTTACAGAATTATCGTCCGCACCAGTAACTGACTTGGGAAACGCCCCGGCTACATTAGATTCATTTCTTCTTGAGCCAGATAACACTGAGTGGAACAACGCCAGCATTGTTAATTCAACAAACAACCTTCTTCGAGCGTACATACAAGATCCTGGCATAAATGAGGGAAATCCCTATTATTCATACTATCTCGAAGAGGGCATGCCATCTCAGTATGGCAGCGTAGAGCCTGTGTTTAGTAATCCTGGCGAGAGTTTTCTTGATCATACCTTTGTCTATCTGAAGCCCTCAGAAGATATGGAAGAACGTTTAGAGGGTGGGCTAGAAATTGATGTGGAGCCTGTCTACAATACGTTCTTAGACACTATGCCTCCCTATGAAAATGTCACGGCTGATGTGCCCGAGATGGTGTTGCCCAATTATTACGTTTTTGAGGCAGAATTACAAAATACGGGCAGCCAGGCGTATACTACTGACTATTATAAAATGATTACGCTCTTTGCCGAAACGGGAAATCCCAATCGTATTGAGGATTGGTTTGTGGGAGATATAGGTGGATATACCGAAACTACATCAAAATCTTACTACCAAACATATGCAACGTCACTGTCGGCTGTCAAAGCTAGTGAAACAAACTACAACGCATTGCAAGTCCAGTTTACCAATATGGCTAAAAATATTGCGGTGCTCAATAGTGATGTAGAGGCCATTAATAATCTTACCAGGGGCGACGGGATAACATCGGGCTTAATATTTCTGCCATTTTATAATATTGTTAAGATTGGGCAAGATGAGTTTAGGGCGACAGAAGGGGGCACCCCGACTCCGGCCGGCACGCCGAGCCCCATAGCAGCAAATTCTTTTTTGCAGGGGCTGTATCTCATACCCGATTTTGACGCAGAAAGCTTTATTGATATTCTTCAAATGCACATCATTCAACATCTTGAGGGCGTCGCACCAGTAGGTTCGATTGACTTTGCCCTCCGCGCAGGCCCCCAGAATGCTCCTGTTCAAAATGTCTCTTCTATGCCGATTACTGCATGCACAACAGATTCGCTTAGTAGGGACGACGTCCTAGCTTCTTCGGCTCAAAGCTTATCCGATAGAATTTCTACGAATATCAGTGCTCTGCCAACTATCAGTACTATTGATAACGTGGTGTTGTTGCGAAACTATGCGGACACAGACCGATGGACCACAGATAGTTCGAATAATGCGGTTTTCGACCCGCCAGATCCCGACGCCGTTCAGGACTTTTACGATAAGATTGGCGCCGGCGCCATCGTACTACCACAGCGAAATTGGGAAGAGGTAACGCAGAATGAGGGCGCTTTTTCCGAAACACTGCTATACAAAGTCGACAAATATGTGGTAGATGCCCAGGGCAATCGCGCCTCTCAGCCGGCTCAAACTATTTATCTTTCTCCTCGAATTGTCGATGGAGGGCCATTGCAGTATGTTGATTCCCAGGTTCGCTATGGGGTGCGCTATCAGTACGATATTCAGCAGATCCGGGTGGTATTTGGAAATCGTTATTACTATGATGATCTGCAGATTTATACGAGTGAGTTTTCCGGCTACGGCCGCGCAGTTGGGAATGCTTTGGGGTTCTATCGTCCTACGGTCCCTTCTGTGGTTGCCGATAGTTATGTTTCGCAGGAGATCCGACCCTACTATAATCCCAATGCAGACACGAATAGTTTTACTCAGCTAAAGGGGTATTTTGCAGTTGATCCAGCTAATGCAGACTCTCTGACGTTAGAGCAGTGGCAATATGTTGCATCCGGCTCAGATTTCGGTGAATCCGAAAAACTAGATCGAGTCAATCTTATTTTTAAAAGGGGTTACGGCTTCGAAGGAAACCCGTCGGGGGGCGCCGTCGGCGGCATGTTTGCCGCCCCAGCCCTCGGGCTCCCAGGAGTGGAGTTGACTGCCGGGCCCGCGCAGGGCACCCCTACTGGAATAACGCAATTTGATCTCTCTGGCCAGACGCCGGTTGCTGGAACAGGCCCAACCGGTCAAGGTACCAACCCAGGCCCAGGAGACCGCATCGCCGGGATACAAGAGCTTTTTGAGAACGTGGAGCAGGCAGGTGCTCTCGCCGCCGGAAACCTCGAGCAGAGGATTCTACAGGAATTGGGCGTCGGAGGCCAAGGTGGCCCCCAGGCGCCATTCCAGATGTATGGGGGCGCCCAGGCAGGAACGGTTACTAATCCTCTCTCCCCATACGGCACGGGCGGCTTTGAACCACCGACCGACATGGTCGACGGCTACGACACGGAATTTACAGATGTTTCGGGCTTCCGCGACGTGTCCGATATGGTGAATGATATAGGTAATTCTATTTATTAGGATTGGGATAAACTATGGGATATCATTGGTACATTGATGTAGAGGAGTCATCGGGAACTAAGTTCTCCGCTGGCCCTATAGTTATGCAGCAAGACGAGCAGCTGACCGTTACGTCTTTTGTGTCGCGCGTAAATCAGGCCTTTCTCAACATCTATGAAGATGGCCTTCATGATACGTTATACACCCTCAACGCCCGGCTCCGGCCGTTGCCGTACCCAGCAAGCAATCAGTCCGGACCCCAAACCGTAGGCATCTCCGCCATAAACAACTGGAACAACATGAGAGATCAGAGGCAATTTGTTGTTGAGTATAGAGTTCAGAATAATGCTAGCCGCGCTTTTTCTCTTCAATTCGTTACGGGCGAACATGGCACCTCCGCCAGTGATACGGTGGCGGGAACAGTAAACGGACAAAACCTAGGCAGCCCTCCCAGGGCTCAGGTGTCAGTAACCAATGTTTCCGACGTACGCCCCTTACTGTTGCCACACGCTACCGTAACAAGTCTTATTAGCGACAAGCCGCCAGTACCTCCCGACATACGATTTGTCCCCTATAGGGGAGAGAATGACAAGATTCTTATTTTGCTGGCTCCCAATATAGGCCGCCGCACAACTATCCCCATTCGGTTAGAGGCTTCTGACGAGACCTTTATCGTAGATGAATACTACTCCCAGAAAGGGATTACTATTACGCCAGACCAGATCGGAACCCTCACAATACCCCTCGAATATGCCTCAGATGATCCTGTACGCACATATGAGGTGTTTCGAGTAAATCGCAAGCCAACGTCGTATAGTGACTTTGTAAATCAAGAAATTGCACGAGTAGAGGAGCAGTTGTCTCCTAACAAGTTTTCTACTGGGGCTTCGCACTTAGACTTTATAGAACCGAACGTGCGCTATTATTATTGCGCCCGTTCCATCGATCGACATCAGAATATCTCTAATCCCACATTTGTTTTTGAAATTGAACTAGTGGATAATGCCGGCCAGTTGTTTCTGCGCAAAAAACTATTTACATTTGAAACCGAACCTCAGAAAAAGAGTGTGGCAGTAAGGCGCCTCCTTGCGATTGAGCCCGCGCAACTGCAGCAAGTGTTTGAGATGGCCAACACCAATATTGCCGCCGGCTCAGCAGTTCTGGGAACCGCACCCCCCAATAATGAAATTGGTGCAGCTGCAGATGCAGTGTGGGATAAAAAGTTCAAGGTTCGCCTGATCAGTAGAAAAACAGGCAAAAAATTGGATTTGAACATCACGTTCAAAAATAGTGGGGTTACAAATCCATAGAGACATTAGTTAAAGTGATAACTATTTATATTACGAGAGGTGAATAGACAATGGGATTTCTAGATAATTCGGGCGACATTATTTTGGACGCTGTACTCACAGATACCGGCCGCATGCGTTTGGCTAAGGGCGACGGTAGCTTTAAAATTTCCAAATTTGCACTGGCCGACGATGAGATCGATTATGGCCTGTATGACAAGAATAATGTCAGCGGATCGGCCTATTACGATTTGCAGATTTTGCAGACTCCTGTTTTGGAAGCTTTTACTAACAACATCTCTAGTATGAAATCTCGTCTTATCACTATTGGCCGAAATGATATCCTCTATTTACCTGAGATTGTTCTCAATGAGCGCGTTGGTATTGGCGTGGCAATGAACGCTGCTAATACTTTTATTGTGCCCGTTGACGAAACAACTGTCAATAATTTTGGTAAAGTTCTGGGAACTGGAATTTTGAATGGATACCGGCCAGGATCGGATACCTCAAAGATCCGTCTGGACCAGGGCCTCAACACGAATCAGCTATCGGCCGAAGAGCCCCTTTCGGACGACCTAGTAGAGACTCAGTATATTGTGCAGATTGACAATCGACTGGGTCAGATCTTCCCGCCCCCAGGCGCTGGAGGCACTGCCACAGCGAATGCAGCGAGTAATGTCCAGTTAGCTCCGGCGACGCCGTCTTTTATTGACGATGATTCTATTGCTAACTATTATTTTACAGCAAACACCACGAATGGTTTTGTGCAGAACATCCCGAGCATTGCAATTGATTCGGCCATCGCTGGCCCAAAGGGGACAATGCTTGGAATGCGGATTGGATCAAGCCTAGAGTTGCGCACTAGTGATTATCTTTTCACGACCCTCGGCAGCTTGGGAAGCGCCAACATTACTAATGACGCGACGGCAGATGGCGGAAAGAATCTCAATGCCGGCACATATCGCTTCATTGACTCCACCATTCGAATCTCCGGCATCAATACCGGATATAGTATTGATATTCCCGTACGATTTGTGAAATCTACGAGCTAAAGGTAAGGAAATATGGCAACTTCATTCAAAACACTGACCGCAAACGATGTCGTTTCAACACGCAACCTCCTCCATGAGTCTATTCCAATCACGGGTACGATAATCTCGGGTACCTATGGTACGTACCCCAATGGTAATAACATCAAAAACTATGCACATGGAATGTTCCAGTCGGTATACGATTATCCTTACTTGAGTTCTTCCGCAAACCATATTTTTGATCTTACTTTTGGTTATGCCGCCACATCGAGTCTTTCATCGTCTACGGCTATTCAGAACGCCAAAAAGATCAACATTTACAATGAAATGGCCCAGGTCTTGGTTGGTTTTGATGAAAATGGAAAACTACGACGTTTTGATAAAGATGGGGATCTTACGGGCGGCCAGAAGATTAACGAGGCCGTGTTTATTAACTTCACTCGTCTTCTCGCCAAAGATGAGATCAAGAAAGGGAGCTTCAATCTTACTTTGGGCGTAGCAGCTGGTATTTCCTCTTCCATGACAGCCACAGTATTGGTGCGAGATTACAACGCCGAAAATGTATATAAGGTCAACTCCCCTGCTGGAGAATATGGCATTCTCTATCTGAGTGGTGGCGCTGGCATCGGCACGAAGAATCCTACGGGCTCTTTGGCTGGCCTTGTTTATTATCAGGCCGGGATTGCCGTCCTCACAGCTTCTGTTTTCCAGGCCGGCGGGTTGGTATCTGGTTCTAGTGGCGGCGGTATGGTGGTTTGGGATTACGCAGCTACTGGCTCTCAAGACCAGCCCATTCGCAACAGCATGGTTTCGGCATCTATTTCCGGAAACTGCAACTTCTTGCGCCACCGAGTAGCCAATATTCAGTTCAACAATACGACGGAGCTGAACTCCACGGTTTACTTCTGTCGGGCCAACCACAATGAATTCAATTACTCCTCGAACAAGACCTATCTTAGTTCCAGTCGCCTGGTAGTGAAGAACAACTCTCAAGATAACCCGGTGGCCTATCCCACCGCTGTGGGTCTTTACTCGCCCGACAATGAACTGATGGCGGTGGCTAAGCTTTCCGAGCCCCTCAAGAAAGATCCTACCAACGAATTTACCCTTAGAGTGCGGCTGGATTACTAGGATGAGCAATGCCACTGTACAAGTTTGCGAGTAATGATGTTTACATCAATACGATAAAGACGTATCCGGAAGTAAAACTTTTCGTTTACAACCTTACTTCATCTTTTAACAATACTCCTAATATCTCTGGTTCGTTTACTGGGTCTATTCGTATGACCACACCGGGCCATATATCTTTGTTTGAGATGAACATTGATAGGGACGTTACCAAAACTGGTCTCATCACACCATTCGTTATCAAAGACGGGACTCGAATAGGGTTTCGTACCACCACCAATGCAAATTACGCGAGTAACTACCAGGTGGGCGACATTATTTCGGGATCCTATCCTGAGACCTCATCGATTACCAAAGAATATTACACGGCTACGACACCCCGTTACGTGACCCCGGCTCTCACAGCTAGCAGCGTCACATATCCGGAGGGCGTTGTCTCTAGTGGGTCGGTCTCTCATCTTCATGCGCTTAAAAACACTATAGATTATTATACCTATGTAAGCCCCTATATTGCTTACTCTTCTTCTGTGCTCCGCCGCGATCTCAATGACACAGCAACCGGCCTCATTAGTGTTCCCTCAATCTTTTATGGCTCACAGATCAAGCCCGGCTCCGTTAACCTTCAATATTATTGGACCGGATCGCTTTTTGCCCGCGCCCAGGATACTAATCGGGATGGCGTGCTCTACGACAACTATACTGGATCTCCAGCTAGCGGAAGCGCTATTGGTTTTGTCTTGTACAATGAAGGGTTTATTGTACTCACCAGCTCGGTCGCCCTCAAGAGCGCTCTTTTCACAGATTTATACGTTACGGGAGGAGATCGTCCTCGTTGGAGATACTTTGCCCAGTCTATTGAGGGAACCGTTGGAGCTAGCGGCAGCCGGGCTCCTAACAGCGCCTTTTTACTTCATATGAGCGGGACAAGCAAGATTCAAAACATGACCCTTTTTGCTACTGCACCGAAGGGAGAACTCAATCACTCTAATAATCCATCTTTTGTGGATGCCGGATCCGGAAGCCAGTTTTCTCTCAGTCCTCAAGGCTATGTGGAAAATCCCCAGCGAGGCATTAAAAATGTGGTTAGCTCCGCGTATAATGATCCTACTGGGTCATTTGAGAAAACTACTTATATCTCCAAGATTGGCATTTATGATAAGAACCAAAACCTTATCGCTATTGCGAAGCCTGCGACCCCGGTGAAGAAGACCGCTCAACGGGATTTTACTTTCAAACTTAAGTTAGATATCTAAGTGATTTTAGGACTTGACATCTCAACCAGTATTACTGGCTACACCATATTGGATAATAGCGGCAATATCGTCGTCTGCGACCATATAGATCTTCGTAAAGAAAAGAACTTCTTTCAGAAGTGTTCTGCGGTTGAGGGTCGGCTAGCGGCAATACGAAATGATTACTTTATTGAGCACATTTATGTGGAACAGTCCCTTCAGTCTTTCCGCTCTGGATTTTCATCAGCACAGACATTATCTTTATTGTCAAAAATAAATGGCATTGTTTCATGGATATGTTATAATCTTTTTGGAATCGAGCCCGAATATATCGCTGCTACGTCGGCTAGAAAAAGTTGTGGCATCAAGGTTCCCAAGGGCCATAAGGCAAAAGCCGTCGCGCTTCAGTTTGTGCTTGACAACGTACCCTCCTTTGATATAGAATACACAAGACATGGTAATCCAAAGGCTGGCTACGCCGACCGTTCGGATAGCTATGTGATTGCAAAGGCGGGATGGATACGTGAAAGCCAAGAAACTCAAGATTCTAACTAACGTCCTCGGGCCAGCGTACAGATCCAACAATGAGTATCTATTTGCTTGTCCCTATTGTAATCATCATAAGCGTAAGTTTTCTGTCAATGTGGCTAAGGGCTACTACAAATGCTGGATATGCGACACGCGTGGTAAAAATATCTATCGTGTTATTCGCCGCTTCGGCAATCACTCTGATAAGGCAGCTTGGCGAGAGTTTACTGACGCTGTTGAATATGACAAGCTCGAAGATCTTTTCGCAGAGACAATTGAAGAAAAGCAAGTAGTTGAGATGCCCGAGGGCTTTGTTTCTCTGGCCAGCAAAGATGTTCCACCCACAGGGTTCGCGGCCCGTAACTATCTACGCAAGCGCGGTATCGATAAGAAAGATATCATGTGGTGGAAGATGGGCTACTGCGCCAGTGGCGAGTACGAAGGTCGTATCATTATTCCGTCGTTTGACGAAGAGGGCGATCTGACATATTTTGTGTCTCGCTCCTACGACAAGAAGTTCTATCCTAAGTACAAGAATCCTCCGGTCAGCAAGAATATTGTCTTCAACGATTTATTTGTGGACTGGAGTTCCGATATCATTCTGGTAGAGGGTGTGTTTGATGCCATTACAGCGGGCAGGAACGCAGTCCCCATTCTGGGGTCTACATTAAATCAGAACTCTGTTTTGCTCCGTAGGATCGTGAAAGAAGACGCGGGAGTTTATGTGGCGCTAGACCCTGACGCAAAGAAGAAAGAGCTTGAAATTATCAAAACTTTGCTGGATTTTGATATCGAGGTTTGGAAGGTTGATATCGGTGATAACGAAGACGTCGGGTCTATGAATAAGGGACAATTCCAGAAATGCCTGGAAAATGCGACTCTTATCACTCCGGACAACTATTTATTGTTGACAATTGCCATGTCGCTGTAGGAGAAGTCATGAAAATCACCAAACAAAGATTACGAGAAATCATCAAGGAAGAGATAGGACTCGGTGCCGTAACAGAAGAGGAAGAGCCCGATATGCGAACTCCTGCCGAAAGATACGGCAAAAGCCAAACCGAAATAGGTGTTCTTGAAGAGCTTGATGGTGCTATTCGGGAAGCAGTGCAGTATGTAGCTATAGAGAATCTCCGAGACTTCCTGAACGACGCGCTAAAAAATATTCTATAAAATGAAGATATCAGGAGCCCACCTAACAAACATGATTCAAGAAATACTCTATTTGAGAGCAGTAATGGTTTATGAGATTCGATACATGGGCGAAGACCTCTTAGGTACAATGGAGACCAAGAAATGAAGATTAGTAAAACAAGATTACACCAGATTATCAAAGAAGAGATTGCTTCGGTGGTTGAAGTTCACTCCGAAAAGCAGCGTAACTACATGTGCGCCATGGCTGACGAAGATGCCGACCGTCCTGAGGGACTGTCCAAAGCAGAGGCCGAAGAGATGTGCAGCGGCCCCATGAAGGAAGAGTCCGAGAAAGAGGACGAAGAAGCAACCCTAGAATTACCACAAATTACACCAGAGAAGATCAAAAGAATGCGGCAGGGACTGAAAAGGATCGGGCGCAAGCGTTCTGCTGGAGATTATAGATCCGACAAGGAGAGGTTCAAGAAGCCATGAAAATCACGAAACAAAGACTTAAAAAGATTATCAAGGAAGAGATGGATGCCATGCGCGGCGCCGACCGCCCCGGTGCTGGCATTGAAGATATCGCCGAACCGGAGGATGAGGAGACTCGCGACCGGGCCTTCACATCCCCCGAAGAGCGGCTTCTCATTCTCATAAAGGCTAGAGAGGCCCTGGGCAAGATGACCCGCGATGAGTTGGAAGATCTCAGTATGAGTTTGGACGCCGACATGGTTGCTTCGCTTCGTCACATCCTGGCCAACCCGATGTACGCTCCGATGGAGGAGAGCAACGCTGAGGCTCAGGATCTTATTCGGAAAGCAGAATTTGAAAAGTCAAAAGGTCGCCTCCATCAGGGTGATGTAGATAGGATCAAAGGCCGGCTAGCCAAGGGCGAACGTGTTCACGCCATTAAGCGCGATTATCCAAGAAACTTTTAAGACTTCGGCTACCAATAAAAATTAAAAATAACACTTGACAGGCTCTATCACTGGTGTATACTGGTGATAGAGTTTTGTTTTAGGGGATAACGTGTATAGAATTGCTCACATTGCGGACACGCATATAAAAAATTTAAAATATCATTACGAATACAAGAAAGTATTCGAACAGCTTTATGAGACGCTTCGTAAAGAGAACGTGGACTACATTGTTCACTGCGGCGACATCGCCCACACCAAGACCCAGATCTCACCAGAGTTCGTTGAGCTATGCTCCGACTTCTTCATGAATCTGGCATCGATCGCGCCAACCTACATCATCTTGGGCAACCACGACGGCAACCTGAAGAACAGTACTCGTCAGGACGCGCTGTCGCCCATTGTAAGCGCTTTGAATCTTCCTAACCTCCATCTGCTCAAGAATGCCGGTGAAACCGTCGTAGAGCCCGATCTCGCGCTCAACGTGCTATCTGTGTTTGATGAGGAGAATTGGGTTGCGCCAAGCGACCAGTCGCGTATTAATATTGCTTTGTATCACGGCGCAATCGGCGGAGTGTCTACTGACGTCGGATGGGTTATGGATCATGGGGATCACGACATTGGAGTGTTTGCCGGTCACGACTTCGCAATGCTTGGTGATATTCATAAGACAAACCAGATTCTTGATACAGAAGGTCGAGTGCGCTATTGCGGTAGCACCGTTCAGCAGAATCACGGTGAGACAAATGACAAGGGATTTCTTATTTGGGAAATTGAAGACAAGAATACATTCACGGTCAAGCATCATGTTTTGCTCAACCCTAAACCATTCGTAACAATCGAACTCACACCCAAGGGCCGAATGCCAAAGGGCACCAAGATTCCCCCGACTTCACGCTTGCGTCTCGTGAGCAACAATAATCTTCCCCTTGACGTTATGCGTAAGGCTGTGGAGGTTGCCAAGCACCGTTTCAAGCCTGAGAGTATTACCTTCCTAAATCGTGCCGCTGGCGAGCGGGGAACGGTTGAGGTCGGTACCGGCTTCAAAGTGGAGAACCTCCGGGACAAAGGCGTGCAGGAAGATCTCATTCGAGAGTACCTAGTGGAATACCAGCCCACTGAGCAAATGTTGGAACGTGTGTTCGAACTCAACCGCAAGTACAATTCCAAGATTGAAGAGACCGAAGAGGTCGCCCGAAATGTAAATTGGAATCTCAATAAGTTTGAGTGGGATAATCTGTTCAACTATGGAGAGGGTAATAGCGTTGATTTTAGCAACCTCAATGGCATCGTCGGAATTTTCGGTAAGAACTATTCAGGTAAGTCCAGCATTATTGACGGCCTCCTATATACCATGTTCAATACCACATCAAAGAACGAGCGCAAGAACTACAATATCATCAATCAAAATCGAAAAGATTGTATGGGGCGTCTGGAACTCCAAGTAGGCGACAAGACCTACACGATCGAGCGCCAGTCTGAGAAGTATGTAAGGAAACTAAAGGGTGAGGTAACCAATGAGGCACGCACATTCTTGGAATTTAGCGGCTTAGATCCCATGGTGGGAGAGGAAACTAGCCTCAACGGCACCACCCGCAACGAGACAGACGCCCATATTCGAAAACGATTCGGCACAGTAGAGGATTTTTTGTTGACATCCATGTCGAGTCAACTCGATAGTTTATCCTTTATTAAAGAGGGCTCTACTCGTCGCAAGGAAATCCTAGCTAAGTTCTTGGATTTAGATATCTTTGAGAAAAAGTTTAAGCTGGCCCACGAGGATAGTGCCGATCTAAAGGCCGTAATTCGACGCGTAGGCGATACGGATTATAATACTGACATCGCAATTGCGGAGGTGCAGCATGACGAAGTGAAAAAAGCGCTCCTCGGCGAGGTAGCCAGCTGTGAGAGTTTAAGAACAAGTCTGGCCACGGCCATAGAGAAACAAGCCAGCCTGACAACACAGATCGACTCGATCCCCGCGGAGCGTTTAGACATCAAGAATTTACTAGAGACGCGCGCAGCCCTTGAAAAGAAGATTGAAGATACAGATATCAATATTGTAGAACTGAAGCAAGAGAATAAAGACTACGAAGAAAAGCTTCAGGAATACGATGACTTCTTGACGACGATCGATATCGAGGACTTATTGGCGCAGAAACAAAGTTATGATGATTTTAAGCAGAAGTATGAGGATACAGTCAACAAAGCTCGCCTTATGGATAACGACTATAAAGCTATGACCAAGAAGCTACATCTGCTGGATGAAGTTCCCTGCGGGAACAGCTTCCCTACCTGCCAATTTATCAGCGATGCTCATTTAGCTGCAGTGGAGCTACCCTCTTTAGAGGCGGAGATTATTGAGAGGATCGAACAAGCCAAAGATTATAAGACGAAGGTTGTTTCTGTAAACTCCGCCGAAATGATCAGCTTGATTGAAAACTATAACAACACCATAATTCAAAAGAATAATATTGAGATTGAGAAGCGAGACAACAAAGTTTCTATTGAAAAACTCTATGCGAAGATAAAGGGATACAGAGACAATCTCCGCTCCACTAAAGAAAAGATCGAGCTGTATGAAGAGAAGAAGGATTTGATCAAGAATATTGAGAAGCTTATCAACTCCCGCACAAGGGTCGACAAGAAGGTGGCAGACCTTCAGACTGAGATAGCGGAGACTGAAAATTCTATCAACCTTCATAATAGGCAGCTTGGCTCTATGGAACAGAAGGTTGAAGACCTAAAAGAAAAGAAGCAAGAGCTTGACGAGATACGAGAGGAATATGCGGCTTATGATTTGTTTATGCGATGTACTCACTCTAATGGTATTGCTTATGATATTATCAAGAAGCGCTTGCCAGTTATTAACGGAGAGGTAGCAAAGGTTCTCTCTAATATTGTAGACTTTGATGTTTTCTTTCAGGAGGACGGTCGCAAGCTAGATATCCTGATCAAGCATCCCAAACACGAACCGAGACCTATCGAGATGGGCTCAGGAGCAGAGAAGACAGTGGCAGCTATGGCTATTCGCTTGGCTTTGCTCTCGGTGTCTTCACTACCGAAGGGTAATATCTTTATTCTTGATGAGCCCGGCACCGCGCTAGATGCTGAGAATATGGAAGGATTTATTCGAATCCTTCAGCTAATTAAGATGTATTTCAAAACCGTCATCCTTATTTCTCACGTGGATTCACTAAAAGACATTGTGGATCTAGAAATTACGATCGATAAGAAAGATGGCTTTGCGAGGGTAAATCAATGAAAGATTTTTGGGAAGCACTTCTAGCGGGCTTAGTGTTTAAGAAAAAGAATTAGAGCCCCGGGTACTCGAAATTATAAATCTGCAGGAAGTAATGACGAAGAGCGCCATTTTTGCTTTCTTCGGTCTCTGCCATAAACCAATGCCAGTAGGTCCGATCAGCCAAGCCTTGAATAATACGCAAGGTATTTTTGATGTCTTGTTGGATCCAGTGAATATGGCGCTCACTCTCTTCATCGAGGTCCATACCTAACTCTACAGCTAGAGTGTATAAAATAAACCAGTTTTCCCGATCAAACGCTGCCCGCGCGCGTTTGAAGATTTTTTCCATTTTTTCTACTTCCCCTTTCGAGGCTCCCGAAGCAGCCACCTTGTCAGGGTGGGAGATGGCCGCAATTCGGCGAAAAAGCTTCTTGAGTTCCGAGCCTTTCATTTTAATTTCGTCAATCTCTTTTTCTTCTTCGGTGGGTTCTTCTGGTTCTATATCGGTAGGGATCAAATCTGTGGAGCCTTCTACGGCGCCTGACATCGCCTCGTCATCCTCACTCTCATCAAGGTCTTTGCGAGCAGCCGCCTCTGCAGTCACCCTCATGAGATGAGAATGCTCCAGTCTATCTCTTACGTCTCTCGGAAGCGCAGAGAAAAGTTCATGAATCCTTTCCTTGAAAGCCACCGCAGCCTCGGCTCCGACTTCTTCATGATATTCTAAATCGGCATGCACAAACTCGGCCTCTTTGATAGTTTTTTTGAGTTGATATTTTAGTTGTTTGGACATAGATGAGGTTACTACGCTAATTAGTATACAAAGGAGTATGTGATGAGCAACGAAAAGAAGCCTCCGCGTATGAGACACATAATAGATAAAGGGCTAGATAAGATTGTATCAAGGAAACTGCTGGCTTGGTCCACGGCAACATGTTTGCTATTGTTTTCCGACTTACAGTCTTCCGATTGGGTAATAATTACAACCGTCTATATTGGGGGACAGACAATTATTGATGCTGTCGCCAAACTCAAAGGATTCGGTGATCGATGAAACTTAAATTATTTGCAAAACAAGCTTGGCTTTGGGCCAAAAAGTTTTGGTGGCTAATTGTTGTGGTTTTGTTGTTTATTGGAGCCGCTCTCGCCTCCGCTCTTATGCGCAACGGTGTGCTACTAGCTCGGGTAATGGATCTGCTTGAGGCTAAGAGGAACCAGCATGATCAGGAAATGGAAACTCTTTCGCATATTCACAATACCGAAGTTGCGGAAAAGAACCTTAGACTAGAGCAGCACCTAGCCATATCTAAACAGCTTAAAGAGCAGTATAAAAAAGAGGGCAAACGTCTCGATAGGCAAAAAGAGGCAGAACTTAAAAAGCTTGTTGATGAAGGCTATAATGATCCAGAGAAATTGGCAAAACAGATTGCCGAAGCTTTTGGATTAGAAAATGGTTAAGAAATTACTATCTGCCTTCGTGGCTCTGTCAATATTACTAACACCCACAATAGCAATTGCCGATGAACAGCCCACACCGGATTATGTGGTTCTACCGGTGGAGGCTGGAGATGTCGTACCTTTTGATGGGGTATTACTGTCATTGGATGCCGCGGCAAAAGTATTGACAGAAAAAAGATTTGAGGATGCCGAGTGTGACCTCAGAGTGGAATACGAACTTCAGGTTCAAAAAAGCACTTATGAGTTGCGGCTAGATTATAAGGATATCGAGATTCATTCTTGGAAGGATAAGTATGAATCTATGATGATTCTTAAGACAGCCGAGAACGATCGCCTGACAGAACTGGTTACTAAGCAGAAGCCTTCAAGTGGTCCTTTTTTGGTCGCTTTGGGTTTTGGAATTGGAACACTGACCTCGTTGGGAATTTTTGCGCTCTCTACGGAGATTGTAAACCAATGATACCCGAGATAAGTTCTAGGGGACGCCTAATAGCGTTTTTGAAAAAGTTTTTTGCCACTCTTAATGCCAAATGGCAGGCCCCCTCTTTGCTTCCTTTTGGTTATGCAGCCTCCATGAGTTTTCCCTTTGGGGGTAAGCGAGGCCTTACGGTCGATAGTATTGACAACGGCCCAACCTACGCGGGCTATCGCATGATGACATCTGGCTCCATTGTCGGAATTTCTTGTCAGTTTGATTGCACAGCGCACACGTCCAACACCGAATTTCAAGTTATAGCTCGAAAAAATGGTTCTAATCTTTCCTTCAATGCATCTGTTGAAGTGACGGGAATTGGCGACTTCGGCACTGATGCGACCTATGCCGCCGGGGTATATAACTTTGTACCTGGAGATTTACTGGTAGTTAATTTGGCCCACGGTGCAGCCGGTATTACCACCGAGAATCATGTTGCGCTCTTACGGATAGTTAGCTCTACGGATTAGTCATGACCACTAAAGATCCCAACTACATCGCTAAAATAGAGAAAGCCATATCTCAGAAGTATGGGGACACGGCTACCCTTAACCCACAGTCCCAATGGGACGACGTCAAAGAAAAGGACTACATAGCGCAGTCGGTCAAGGCGCGTCAAAAATTTGCTAAATTGACCGACGTCGAGGACAAAGTAGAACAAGACGGATTTTTCATAAATAAAAAACTACTTAGTAGAGACCAAAATAGGACTTGTCCTGTTTGTGAAAAATATTCTTTTCATCCGCGGGATGATTTGTACATGAATAAGTTTGAGGCATGTTACAAATGTTTTACTCGGCACATCGAGGGACGAGAAGAAAGATGGATCAACGGTTGGAGACCAAACAAGGAAGCGTAACATGGCAACAGTATTAGAAATCATTCAAGGAATCGCCCAGGCTGCCGCCAACGGGGCATGGGACGGCGCCCACTCCGCCGATCTAGCTGCTGACGGGAAGGCCCGTGATGCAGGTTTGAAGCGGGCCGACGGCCACTTTATCAATGATCGACGTGTTATGGATGGGTTCGGCGTGAAGTTTCACGGACCCGTTCTACGAGTTACGTATCAGGCAGACTGCAGAATCAAGGAAGTTAAAGACTCTAACTTTGAGAACGAGATTGAGGGACAGATTGCAGAAATTGTCAAGTTTCTCAAGAAAGAGTATAAAGCCATCACTGGTGACACCCTGACCCTCACGAAGGAAGGGGATTCTCATATTCTTGTTCAGCGTATGTCTAACTATCGTACCGATGTCCAGGCCCACTGTGATTATCGTATTGGTGGTCTAGACGGCGTAGTTGATGTAAACGAGGGCTCAAGCAAGGATCGGCTCGACAAGGCCGTCCGAGATTGGCTATCTCAGGGTCCCAAGAAGCGCCCCAAGAACGATACGCGTAAAGGCTAGCAAGAGATGCCATGGGAAGTGGGCTCACTAAGCAAGAGATATTAAAGGAGATTGTAAAAGCCGGCAAAGATCCGGTTTACTTTACTACCAATTACTGTCGTATCTCTCACCCCCAAAAAGGGCTAATTCCCTTTAAAGCCTATGACTATCAGCAAGAGCTGCTGAAAGATTTTGAGGACTATCGTTTCAATATAATTCTCAAAGCTCGACAGCTGGGAATCTCTACCATTACGGCAGCTTATATCGCGTGGCTTATGCTTTTTCATCGCGATAAAAATATTCTAGTTGTGGCTACGAAGCTGCAAACAGCCACCAACCTTGTTAAAAAAGTCAAGGCAATCATCAAGAATCTTCCGGACTGGATGAGGATCTCGGACATTGAGATTGATAACCGCACGTCTTTCGAGTTAAAGAATGGGTCACAGATTAAAGGCTCCTCCACCTCGGGCGATGCCGGCCGTTCTGAAGCCCTGTCTTTGTTGGTGATTGATGAGGCCGCCCACGTTGAGAAGTTAGACGACCTCTGGACTGCTCTGTATCCGACGTTGTCCACAGGTGGTCGCTGCATTGCATTATCCACACCCAACGGTGTGGGTAACTGGTTCCATCAGAACTGCGTAGAGGCTGAAGCAGGAACAAACGCTTTCCACATGACGACGTTAATGTGGGACGTCCATCCGGATCGAGACAAAAAGTGGTTTGAAAAAGAAACCAAAAACATGTCCAAGCGCCAGATCGCCCAGGAGCTTGAATGCAACTTCAACGTTTCTGGCGAGACAGTCATCCACCCCGACGACATTCAGTGGTACCTAGAGCGCATTACCACGCCCGAATATCGCACGGGCTTCGATCGTAACTACTGGATTTGGAAACGGCATAATCCTGAAAAGCCCCATCTGATTGTTGCTGACGTCGCCCGCGGCGATGGTAAGGATAATAGTGCTTTTCATATCTTTGAGCTAGAAACAATGGAAGTAGTGGCAGAATACGTCGGAAAGCCTACCCCTGATGACTTTGCTGATATTCTCAGGAATGTTGGTGCGGAATACGGCAACCCCATGTTGGTCATTGAAAATAACAATATAGGCTTTGCTGTACTTAAAAAGCTTCAAGATAACGGGTATCCTAATCTCTACTACTCTAGTAAAGGCGACCACCAATATGTGGATCCTGTCACAGCCCAATGGCGGACTAATGTGGTGCCGGGTTTTACGACATCATCAAAGACAAGGCCTTTGATTGTAGCCAAGATGGAAGAGTTTATGAGGAATAAACTAATTAAAATAAATTCCAACCGGTTGCTTTCTGAAATGAAAACATTTATTTGGAAGGGCGGAAGACCTCAGGCGATGCGAAGTTATAATGATGACTTAGTTATGTCGTTTGCGATCGGATGCTGGGTGAGGGATACAGTGATTGTTGAGAGCCAAAAAGAAGTAGAGTATAACAAGCAGTTTCTGTCAGCAATCTCTACACATAATACTGGACTTTCCACCACCATTCGGGGGATGCACGGGCACAAATCAACGCAAGAAACTCAAAGAACAACGGAAGCAGAAAAATATAACCAGGAATATTTCGCTTTGCTAAAAGGATAAATTATGGCCAATAACACTCGCAACACTCGCAACCCAGCCGCGCCGCTATTCAAGCGCCTAACTCGTCTTTTATCGGGACCTATTGTTAACTTCCGCGCCCAGCAAGCTCGCCAGGAGCGCCGCGCTGATTTAGATAAGTATCGTTATCGGTTCCGTTCCATGAGCGGCCAAGAGTTCCGTCGTGCCGACAACAACATGTCGCAGAACTATAATCTGTTTACTTCTGCTGCCTTCCGTAATCAGAACCGCGCCGAACGCTATGTAGATTTTGAACAGATGGAGTATATGCCTGAGATCGCATCGGCGTTAGATATCTATGCCGATGAAATGACGACATCTAATGAGTATGATAAGATGCTCAATATTTCTTGCTTGAACCTTGAAATCAAGACTATTCTAAATTCTCTTTTCTATGAGGTTCTCAATTTGGATTTCAATGCTTTTGGTTGGGCCCGCTCCATGTGTAAGTATGGAGACTTGTTCCTCTATTTGGATGTTGACGAGCAGATGGGGGTTACATCAGTAATTGGCCTTCCGAACAATGAAGTTGAGCGCCTTGAGGGGCAAGACTCAACGAATCCTAACTATGTTCAGTATCAGTGGAACGCAGCTGGTATGACCTTCGAGAATTGGCAGATTGCACACTTCAGAATTTTGGGCAATGATCGTCATGCTCCCTACGGTACCTCAGTCCTTGACCCAGCCCGCAGAATTTGGCGCCAAGTTACTTTACTTGAAGATGCAATGATTGCTTATCGTGTGGTTCGTGCGCCCGAACGACGGATCTTCAAGATTGATGTAGGAAATATCCCTCCGCAAGAAGTCGCTCAGTATATGGAAAAAGTAAAAACGGAGATGAAGAGAAACCAGTTAGTGGATGCTACAACTGGTCGTGTGGATCTTCGCTACAATCCACTATCACTTGAAGAGGATTACTTTATTCCAATGCGGGGAGGAGTTGGTTCAGATATTACGTCTCTCCCAGGCGCCAAGTCTTTGGACGACATTGAGGATGTAAAGTATATGCGCGACAAGATGTTCGCAGCAATTAAGGTCCCACAGTCGTATCTTACCAACCTAGAGGGAGATACCGAGGACAAGACTACTTTGGCTCAAAAAGATATTCGGTTCGCACGCACGATTCAGAGACTTCAGCGCTCATTCATTAGCGAGCTAGAGAAGATCGCCGTGGTTCATTTATACACCCTAGGTTTCCGGGGCGAAGACTTATTGAGTTTTGACCTTACTCTCAACAACCCTTCGCGTCTTGCAGAGCTGCAGCAGCTAGAATATCTGCGCACCAAATTTGACACAGCCAATGCGGTTCCGGAAGGTACGTTCAGCAAGCGCTGGGTGGCCCAAAATATTCTGGGACTTTCCGATGATGAGTATCTCCGCAATCAGCGAGAAACTTTTCATGATCGTAAGTATCAGCAGGCACTTGAGGCTGTTACTGAGCAGGGAGCTGAGGAGGCGTTGGCCGGCGGAGACTTGGGCGGCGACTTGGGCGGCGATCTGGGAGGCGGTGACCTTGGTGGAGACTTGGGTGGTGACCTCGGAGGCGGTGACCTTGGTGGCGACGCAGGCGCCGAACCAGCTGGCGGAGAGCCTGGGGGCGAAGACGACGTTCTTTTGACAACACCGGGACGCCGTGAAGATATGACAGAGGGTGACGACGTACATCACTATGAAAAGAGTTCCTATAAGACAGTTCAGAGGCGCGGCGGTGACCGGCGCCGACGGGAGCGTTCAGGTCCTACCAGTCGTCATATTAAAAATACAGCTTTGCCGGAAGCCCCCCGCCTTGGAACCGCGCGCTCTCGCGCACCGGGCAAGACTAATGTCAAAGATTTGGGCATTGGCAAACTAGAGTTCAAATCTTTAGTTGGCCTCGAAGAGCAAAAAGCTTCTATTTATACTAGTGCAGAAACTACTTTAATTGAAGACACTAGGAAGGTACGCCGATTAGTGGAGCAGTTAGAAACGAAAGAGGCAGAAACACATGAAGCATAATAAGAAAAGAAATATTGCATTTGTTTACGAGACCCTCACTCGCACTCTTACCAAAGCCATTGTGGATAATGATGCCGAACGAAAGGCTCTTATCCTCAAGATCTTACAAGAGCATCTGGGTCCAAATACTGTTTTGGGAGAGGAGTTGCGCCTATATCGGACCCTTCTAGAAACTCGCAATATCCAAGAGAAGGTCGCGAGCCGTCTGATGACTGAAACCAAGGAGGCCCACAAAAAGCTGGATGAGAGTGCATTGTTTGATGCGCAATCTCGTCTTATTGCAGTCATTAACAAGCAGCTGGGAACAGAAGTTTGGGCAACCTTTGTGCCCAATTTTAAGTCATTGGCCTCTGTCAAGGGGATCTTTAGCTCCAAAACAGCGCTGAAGAAAAGAGTTCTTTTTGAGCAAGCTCTTGTAGACCGAATGGCAGAGAAGATCGATTCTCCCCAAGAAACATTGCAGCCCATCGACAATCTTACTTATCATTCTTTTATCAAGAAATTCAATCAAAAGTACGACAACCTTCTTCACGAACAGAAGACGCTTCTGACGCACTACATTACTAGCTTTGCCGATCAGGGGTTCGAGATGAAGCTTTATCTCAATGAAGAATTGGGGCGCCTCAAGTCCGTCCTTACCGAGAATTTGGAAACACAAGAGGAAGGACTCATCAAAGAAAAGATCGAGGGAGTGGTGGAGTATCTAGATAGCTTCCGCAAGCGGGAGTTCGAAGAGAAAGATTTAGGCAAGGTCCTGAAGGTTCAGGATCTCAGCAAGGAGCTACTTGGTCATGATTAAGATTCAAATCGGAGGCCCACAGGCCTCGGTAGCGCTCAACGCGCGACGGGCCTTAGATGGTTCTCTTCTGATTATGGATCATCGCAAGATTGATATTGCTGTTGTCCCGGAAAAAATGAAGGTTATTATTTTTCCCAAAACTACGGCAACCGAAGATGTCTACGACCATCAGAATCGCTTGCTGGAGATGCTAGCAGATAAGGGTATCATCGATCGGTCCAGCATTCAGGGGGGAAACGTCTTTCGTTCTTTGGAGGCCGAAATTTACACCAATGAGCAAGTCAACTCACTACAGGCTGCTGTGTATGTTATTACCGAGTTTTTGGTAAGTGAAGCCGGCAGCGATAAAATTGCCGATGAATACGAGAAAGAACTCGAAGACATGTACACACACCCGTCTGACCGTAACTCCACAGAGTACGGCGAAGTGCCGCAGTATGCGGAGAAGGGCGCGATGCGACCGGGTTACTACTACTATCCGCTCCGCAATCGTTATTAGAACATGGAACTATTACATTTTGTGCTTGCCGCTTACGGCATGACATTTATTATTATTCACGGACATATCTTTAATAAGATCCGCCCACCTTGCAAGTCAATGTGGGGATTTGGTCGTTTATTCCACTGCCATTTGTGCATGGGATTCTGGGTTGGTGTCTTTCTGTGGGGCATTAGTCCCTATACAGAACTATTTAGTTTTAGCAATCAGCCCATGACAGCGTTCATGTGCGGTTGCATTAGTGCTGGAACCTCATACTTTTTAAGTATGTTGGTCGAGGATTACGGGATCAGATTGATCCACAAAGGAGGTGAGAAGTCATGACAAAGTGGATGATCCAACCAGTTCGCAGGTGCTGCTCCGGTAGCATACTTTATGTGGGGTCGAAAGGCCCCACGTTAAACTTAAAAACATCAGAGGAATTAAAACAATGGCGCGCAGAAAGAATACAAAACGAATAGACCCAAGGTACTTCTTGAACGAGACGGTGAATCGTGGGGAAGAAACCGTTGCTGAAGAGGTAGATTGGCGAAAGATCCCGCCACCGGACCCTTCGAGGCGACAAGCCGCCCAGGACCGCTACGATAGGCGCCAGAGAGATGACATAGCTCGCCGCCGGCAGAAAGTTAAGGATGATATCGCAGCGGATAAGTGGAAGAACAGATCCCGCACCCGCAATCAAGAGTGGGGCGAAATAGAGGAAGCCGGTCACGGGCTAGAGGAGGATGTTTTCTCCGCTATTGGCGATATGGTATCGCGAACTGGTCTTGCTGGAGGGAAAGCAAAGAAGAATGTTTTCTGGAGAAAGAAAGGCAAAAGCCGATACGAGAAGAAGATTGACGACACTCCATCGGCAACCAACTGGGACTTCCGGTCTTTTTTCGAGGACGGCGACAAATATGACGCCTCATATGAGGGTCTAGGTCGCGCTTGGGATGACTATCTCAGAACTGTTGTTAAGTCAAAGCAGCGCAGCGCTAAGAAGTCGAACGACGCTTACGAGCGAAAAAAGCAGCGCGAGAGAGACGCGGAAGAGCGCGCCAAGCAGCAACGGCGTAAAGATCGAGAAGAAGCCGAACGAGAGGCTTATCGAAATTCTCCTGAAGGGCGCGACAAAGCGCGAAGGGATGCTGAAATCCAAGCCGACCGCGACCAGAAAGACCGGGTCAGGGCCGCAGCCGCCGCTCGTAAAGAGCGCGAAAGAAAGTCTGGAGGCACAGGATCTTGGACCGATGTGTTTGATTTCTCACATCAGCTGGAAGAGAAAAAGAAGAAATAAACAATGGCTAAACTATTACGAGAATTCTATGAACTATGCGAAGGCGGCGTCTGTCAAGATTTACTGACGGAAGCCGAGAAGACCTTTGTGCGTAATGGTGGTATGATGTTAACTGGCAAGCTGCAGGAAGCAGATGTCCAGAACGGAAATGGACGAGTGTATCCTAGAGGAATCATGGAGCGCGAAGTAAAAAGGTACAAGCAGATTGTTGAAGATAACCGTGCTCTCGGCGAGTTAGACCACCCTGATTCTTCCATCATCAATCTTGCCAACGTTTCCCACATGGTAACTGAGGTATGGATGGATGGTGCCTCCGTAATGGGTAAGTGCAAAGTTCTCAAGACTCCCTCTGGCCAAATCTTGCGCGCCTTGGTGGAGTCGGGAGTGAAGATCGGTATCTCCTCGCGGGGGATGGGATCGGTTACCGAGCGTATGGGCAAGACGATTGTCGAGGATGACTTTCAGCTTATCTGTTTTGACATTGTATCCGAGCCGTCAACCCCCAACGCCTTTATGGCCCTTTCTGAAAATAAGCTCATGAATGAACATGTAGCCAAGACTAACAAAATCATCAACTTGATGGATAGTATTTTAGAGGGTTAATAATGAGAATTTCCCGGGCTGAATTGGATCGTCTGATCGAGGCAGAGATTAATGAAATCTTTGGTTTCGGCAAGAAAGAGGCAACCAAAGAATACCCGGCATCCGAACTAGTGACCATCATTAAGGGACTGAACGATGCGTCTAAAATGTCCGGAGCAAAGCTCACACCCTCACAACGCGAAGCTATTGTAGATGAACTTACTGGCGTTCTTGAAGACGAAGGCTTTGTTGTTAAAGAAAATGAGCGCCTTTTCACCGGTGAGGAAGATGTGGTGGTTACACACCAAAATGCTCCCAAGCTCAAAGTATTTTTAGATACCATAGCCCAAAAGAACCCCAAAGTTTTTAAACAGTTGTTGGCAGTGTTTAATCGTAGCGCCTTGGATATTAGTCCGGTCGTTAAAAGTATAGCTGATAACATTCCCTCGATCCTCACTGTGGCTGATCCCGAACCAGACGAAGACCAGACAGACACCATTGTAGCAGAACCAGTGGCTGCTCCAGATGAAGAAGACCAAACAGACACCATTGTAGCAGAACCAGTCCGGGGCCCGGATCCGGATCAAGAAGACCAGACAGACACCATTGTAACGGAACCAGTTGCTGCTCCAGACCTTGAAGATGAAGAGGAAGACATCCCTTCAATCCTCACTGTAGCAGATCCTGAAGAAGAAGCAGTCGACTTTGGTGAGTTTTTCTTATCCTTGGACGACGAGACTCTAGAGGAATTTTTCTCTTCCGTTGAGCCGAACGACTTTAAGTGGGGGACCATAAGAATTGACATCGAAACCTTCAATCAGCTCCTTGACAAGCGTGCCGACATCTTCGGGCTGAGCCCCAAAGATGCTTATGAGGCTCGCGAGGAACTGCTCGATGATCAGAACGCCGCCGCCCGCGGTCCGGACGAATACGGAATACACCCCAACGAGGTAGCCCGCCTCGCGCAGAAAGCTCAGCAGAAAATGATAGCCCTCGCCAAGGACATATTGGCAAAGGAAGATAGCAAATGGGACGCTGCTCTCGACAAAGTTCAGGCCGGCCTGGACGTCTTAGGTGCCGTGGGGCTTTGGCCTCCTGCCATGGCAGTAAGTAAGCCGGCTACGATTGCCAGCCTTATTTTAAATACGAGTCGAGGCATGTATGGGTGGGCATTATTTGATTTGGTTTCTCTTACTCCTATAGTCGGGGAGGCCATGAAAGCTGGTAAGCTTGGTAAGGGTGCCAAAGGCGCCGTCGCGGCCGCCCGTGCCAAGAAGTTTGGAACTCTGCGAAAGTTGGTCAAGGCCGGCCATGCCGGAAAAGCTCGAACAGCCTCAAAGTACCTAAAAAATGCGCGAGCCGCGACTGTTCTCGAACAAGGAGCCGCAGGGATCGTGGAACTTATCCCAGATGATTTATTGAAAAAACTCATCAACGAAAAGACTGATGAGGGTGAACCCATGATCCCATGGATGATTGCACAGTTGGGCAAAGTTCCGGGACTGGGGAACAAAGTGGAAAACCTCCAACGTGCCTGGCAAGAGGTGGTGAGTGCCGCCAAAGCTGAAAAAATGAATCCAGCTCTAGCCGAACATAAAGAACTTGATAGAATGAAAGTATTAGCAGGTATAAAATGAAAAAGTCAGAACTAAAGAAAATCCTCAAGCCTCTGGTTAATGAGTGCATTAAAGAATCCCTCATGGAAGACGGACTTATCTCGGGTATTATAGCTGAGGTCGTCAAAGGAATGAACACCCCCCAGCCCATTGTAGAGCGTCAAGCCGCGCCTAAGGCTGATCCCGTAAAAGAGCGCATGCGACGAAATGCGTTTAGCGAGGAGCAGGGTAACAAGCTAAAACAACATAAGAAGAAGTTGATGGCCGCCATTGGCGGCGGCGCTTTTAATGGGGTCGATCTCTTTGAAGGGACAACCCCGGCCCCTGCCCAAGGGTCACCGCAACAGCAAGCCAACCCTATGGCGGGCCACGCGCCTGACGATGCTGGTGTGGATATTAGCAATTTATTTGGTTCCGTGGGGCGCAATTGGAGTGCCCACATGAACGAAGTAAAAGAGAGAAAGTAGGTGAATTGTGGCAACTAATGTGAGAGTAGATTTACGTCGCGGAGAGAGTTCGGAACGACTCATACGACGGTTTATCAAAAAATGTAAACGTGATCGAGTGATAGAAACTTATCGAGCCCGAACGGATCATTACGTAAAGCCCTCTGTCAAGAAAAAACTGAAAAGCCAGAAAGCCCAACGCGAGCGCCTTAAGCTGGAAAGAAAGCGACAAAGGAAAATGTTTAGATAAACATCAAGTTCGATGCTACTTAATAAGACGGAGATTAGAATATGTCGACATATAATTATACCCCGGGACTAGGAAGCGCGGCCTCATACCAAGTATCTGGGAAGCCGTGGGTATCTGCAAGCATAAGCCCTATCGATGGGGTTGTTGAGATTAAATTCCCGGCTGTAACCAGCTGGGTCTCAGTAAGAAACATGGGTGGAAGTCTGGCTATCGTGGGTTTTTCCGAAGCCGGAATCCTGTTGGAATCACACGGTTGGCCCCTCGATGCAGTTTCGGGCACCTTTGGTCCGGTAGATCTGAAGCTTACGCGCCTTTATGTTAGTGGATCCAGACAAGACCCGAAAAGTCTTTTCGTCGCCGCTGGGCTCACCTCCATTCCTGTAGAGCAGCTGGATTATGCGTCTGGTAGTGTGGTACAGTTAGGTGGTGCAGGAATTCAAGGTCCCAACTGGTCCGGTTCAGCAGGCGTCGGCTAACAAGGAGGGTTACGCGCGGTGCCGCTACAATACAACGGATGGGCTTATGTTAGTTGCTCTTCGGGGGGGAGTCATTCTCACCCCGGGACAGCTAGTGCCCAGGGGCCAACAGGGTCTTTACAGTTCCATTCAGGATCCTCGGTCCCTGGTGGAAGTGGTATTAGTGGGTCTTCGCAACTCTTATACCTAACTGCCTCATCGCAGCTTATCCTCACTGGCAATCTTCTAGTTAGTGGAAATATTGTTGCCCGTAATTTTGATGTTATCAATCATACCATTACTTTCTTATCCTCCAGTGGGGATTCTAAATTTGGCGATACCAATGAAGACTGGCATACATTTACTGGAAGCCTCGCTGTTAAAAGAATAGGCGTTACGGCTAATGCATTTACTCTTACATCCTCCGGGCCTCCGGGCGATGCAGCCTCTATGCCGCGACTGGGAATTGGAGTTACCAATCCGTACGCAGCTCTCACAGTTAGTGGATCTCAGGCGGTAAATTACCGTACCACCAATACCGACACGAGCATTTCATCTGATGATTATTTTGTGGTAGTGAGCGTGGCATCCACAACAACTGTCACGTTGCCTGCAGCTACAACCGCCGGAATCGGCCGGGTAGTGGTGGTGAAAGCCGGAACTGCCGCTCCCGATTTAACGGTGAGCGCCTCTGGAGGCGATACGATCGATGGAGACCCGTGGCAAAAGCTCTTATCGGACCATGCATCTGAAACCTATGTTTGTGACGGCACCAGTGCTTGGTGGATTATCTAGACGAGTTATGAGACGAGATGGCGTACAATGCATTATCAGGAACAATCAAGCAACTCCACTCCGCCAGCCTTGCTCTCACGGGCACTTTTTCGGGAGATGGGTCCGAACTCGCCTTCCCTACTTCTCAAATTCCCGAATATGTCGTCACCCCTGACGACAATCGTTTAATAACCTTTACTAATACCACCGGAAAGACTCTGCGAGGTGAGGCTGATCTCACTTTTGATGGGGCTAACCTTTCCATTCTCAATGGGGGAATCACCAAGGTTCTCCTTGACAACACTGGTCTTATATCAGCGAGCAATAATATTTCCGCTGCCTTTTTCTATGGCGACGGTCGCTATCTTACTGGGATTACGGCCAGTGGGGGAGGAGGCTCCGCCAGCGCCCAGGGCCCCGTGGGTGCTCTTCAGTTTCAAACAGGCTCGGGGGGGATCTCGGGAAGCGCTCTGGTGCTTTATGATTTTACAAATAAAGCAATGCAGATCAAAGCTGGACTGGTCCATGCTAGGACCCCCATTACTACAAATCATACGGCTGCCGCCAATGAGTATTATTTAGGGGTAAGAGCGGCATCCCTTGAGATTTTATTTGATGCTACAAAATGCGTGGGAGGTCAGACATATGTAGTAAAGGACGAAGTGGGAAGTGCCGACCCTACAACTCCCATCACCCTTAAAGCATCAGCCAGCCAGCTAATTGATAATACATCCAGTCTCACTATTCAATCGCCTTATGGCGCGATTCATATGTATACCGATGGTAGTAATTGGTACGTCTACTAAAAAATAAAAAATATTAAAAGCTTTTCTCTCTCCGCACGTCTAATTGTATCAGAAACGAATGTGGATATATTATGGTCCATTGCGCCTCGATGCGCCCACTTCGTAACTTTCTTCTAATTTCTTACACGTTTCGCCATAATCTATAGGAGGATTTTATAATGGCATATAAATTTCAATTGGGAACATTCCAGTCCCCAGGTGATATTAAACTAGTCGGCGGCGCCGACCTTTCTGGCTCGGCTGATGTTGAGGTAGCCAACGATGTTGTTCTTAACAACGACGGTGTTGTCTATTTTAACGGAGACGGTGGCTCAGTAAAGATTAGCTCCAACGGCAGCAACGATCTTGTCCTTATGGGCGCTAATCAGGTCGTCAACGGTACGGCACTCAAGCCGCAATCAGATGCTGGCACTGACCTTGGTGCTTCTGGCGCTGAGTTCAAGGATCTGTACATTGACGGTGTAGCATACATTGACAGCCTTCAGGCTGATCAGCTTGGTGCAGCACTTGATGCTAACAGCCAGGCCATCACCAACATTAATGTTGACAGTGGTGCAATTGATGGAACTACTGTTGGAGCCAGCTCACAGGCTGCTGGTAAGTTCACCACCCTTTCGGGCTCTGGTGCTCTGTCTGTCGCGGGCAATATCGTCCCCGGCGTCGGCTCCGATATTATCCCTGATGCTGACGGTCAGACCTCACTCGGTAGTGCGGCCAAGAGCATTAAAGAGGCTCACATCTCCGGCTCTAACTCGAAGGCAGGTAAGGATGTAGTTATTTCTGACCACATGTCCCTGGGTTACTTCGAGACCGACCATGGTGATACGTATTATGCAATGTTGAACAGTGGCCAAGGCGGATCCGACGCTACGCCGTTGCTTATCTCTGCTTCGGCGGGTATTGAGATTCATTCTCACGATGTGGCTGACGACTACCAGGGTTTCACTGTATGGGGTACTGATATGTCGTTTTATGAGTCCGGCGGCTCGACGGCCGCGTCCGCCTCGATTACTCGGGAGGGGTCGATCTCTGGTTCGAATTTTTATTTGGACACTACCGGAGAACTCCGTGTGGGTTCGAGCGCGCGCTTGAATGTTTCTGGTAACGTTTTCTTGCCTGATAACTCAATCACCAACGATAACCTCGCTGGTTCGATCGCTAACGCCAAGCTTGCTAACAGCTCCATCACTCTCACACAGGGTGCTGGTATGGCTGCTCTGGGTGCTGTGTCCCTTGGTGGTTCGGTCACTGTTGCTGTTGACGGGGTCCTCGAAGATCTTGACACTCTCGGCGCTCCTTCTGCTGATGGTGAATTCATTGTTGCTACTGGCGCAGGCGCCTTTGCTTATGAGAGCGGCGCCACTGCTCGTACGAGTCTTGGTCTCGGTACCAGTGACAGCCCGACTTTTGCTGGTCTGACTATCAACGGAAACATGAGTGCTAGTGGTAACTTCTACGTTGCTGGAACCATCACTTCGGTCAACACCGATGAATTGGTGATTAAAGACAAGACTGTAACAATCGGCTCCGGTTCAAGCAGCAAGGCAAACGCTGCTGGCTCTGCCATCCGCATGCCTTACGCTGCTGATAACTCCGACTATTTCGAGTGGGTATACCTGACGAACGGTACTGGTGATGCATCCGCATCTGGTGACATTTTTGTTGCTCGTGATGAGTCGGGCAACCTGATCGATATTCAGGCTGCTAACATTTACGGTACTGTGACTGGTGACATTGTCGCCAACGTCCAGGGCATCGGCGATGCGGCGGGTACTCTCCAGGTTGGTTTCAACTATGGTACTACCACGCTTACTGCTAATCGCACATGGACCCTTCCAGCCAGCCCGACCATTGGTCAGGTTGTTAACGTGAAGGCTCCGAGTAGCCTTGGTGGCTTCAAGATCGTGGTTGATCATGCTGGAACGCAGACTATCGACGGCGAAGATTCCGTGGATATTGTCTCCGATGACGGTGCGGTCAACTTGATGTATGTCGCTTCCGATAAGTGGAGCATCTACTAGGATAGAGGTCTCTTCGGAGACATCACCTTGGTGATGATAAATATTAAGGGTGGGTATCTTTCGGGGTACCCGCCCTTTTTACTTTAAACATTCATAGATTAGATTGGATACTATTTATTATACCCGGAGAATAATCAATGGCATACGGTTCAGCAAAAGGTAGAATATTTAGAGGCGATATTTACGCCGAGGACGATCCTAATCAGGATACATACATAGACTGGGGAAATGACTTTATTTCCTTTGGTGTAGGTGGAGTTAAAGTACTCAACGTTTCCGCCTCGGATACGCTGGTTCAAGTTTTAGGGCAGATCTCTGCCTCTTCTAATATCACAGCATCTGGCCATGTCTCGGCTTCAGCTTTCTATGGCGATGGTCAATACCTCCACGGCATCGCGACTAGTTCTGCCGCCGGGGCCACCACTAATATCCAGTTTAATAATGGAGGTACCCTCGGAGGCACCAATAGTCTTAAATGGACCGGCTCCAAGATGATAGTGAGCGGGGCCCTATCCGCATCAGCTAATCTTACAGCATCTAATGTGTTCGTGCCCTCTGGAAATTCTATTTTCTTTGATGCGGCCAAAACTTACAAAATTACAAATAACGGCACTAATCTCGATATCAATGGCGACAACATAATCTTGAATGCTAACACTCAAGTTTCTGCCTCGGCCAATCTTTCGGCCTCTGCTTTTTATGGTTCCAACGCTTATGTGTCAAGTCTCACCAGCAGCGGGGTCGTCGCTGCAGGCCCCAACGGAAAACTTACTTCCTCGGCCGAATTTACGTACAGTGATGATGGTATAGGTGGCGGTAAGTTCCTACAGGTTCGTACAAAAGGCCCAGGAGCTAATAACTTTACAGGTATTATGGCGAAGACCGCTTCTATTTCCGTTCTCAATGCTGCTGAAACTGGGCTGCTGGTATACCTAGGTCATGACGGCACTATTTCGGCCTCTTCTCATATCACCGCTTCTGGCCATGTATCAGCCTCTGCTTTTTATGGCGACGGCCAGTATTTGAAGAACGTGGGAGGCGGCGGTACACCCGGCGGCTCGAACACGAACATTCAGTTTAACAATGCGGGCGCCTTCAGCGGCTCCGGCAATTTCAGCTTCCTGGGCGATAAAGTTATGATGAGCGGGTCTATTTCAGGATCCGGTCAATTGATAATGTCAGGCGCCCAGCTTCCCTTTGTTAAGTTGGGATCCAACGCGTCGAGGAGTTATCCCACCTATATCTCCTCGTCCATTTTGAGTAGTTCGGCGGACTTTACTTTGAGTCCTGCTGGTAAAATTATCCTCGATGGCTCGGACGTTGGGGGCGTCGGCGGAATCAATCTGCGCAACCGAGGGAGCAGTTATGCCTATTTCCGGAGCAGTAGTTATAATGGGAAGACAGCTATTGATATTTATCCCGAAGGCCTGTTGGGCGTTACGATGCTTACAACGGCCGGCTCCATGGGAGTTATACACAAGTCTTTCATTCTCGATCCCACTGGTTCTACCATCGATGGAGTTAGCAAAGGCCTAGCGATTGTCTCCGGAAGTCTCACTGCGTCTCATAATATTTCGGCCTCTGCTTTTTATGGCTCTACTGCTTATGTGTCGAGCCTAACCAGCAGTGGCATCGTGTTCGCCGATCTGGACGGTAACGGACAACTGACGTCATCGGCCGACTTTACATATAACGACGACGGCCTAGGCGGCGGGAGTTTCCTGCAGGTGCGGACTAAAGGCCCCGCCGGCAACAACTTCACCGGTATTATGGCGAAGACCGCTTCCATTTCGGTCCTTAATGCAGCTGAGGACGGTCTTCTTGCCTACCTCGGCCATGACGGGATTATCTCGGGCGCTGCACTCACTGTTACCCATGTGAGTGCCTCAAGCGCCATCACGGTAAATACAGCCAGCTCGGCTGCAGCATTGAGTGTGCTGGGTTCGGCCGCCGGAGATCAGTTGCGGGTGGGAAGTGGAGGAACTTATCATTATAAGATGGGACGCAATGCCGGCGGCCTTCTCCAATTTAAGGGTACTCAGCCCAACTTCACTGGCTATGACTTCCAGGATAACAGTGGCTCCCCGATGCTCCGGGTCAATACTAACGGCAATGTAGATGTTTATGCGAGCTTGTCGGCCTCTGCCAATATTTCGGGCTCAGGCCTTTATGTCTCCAATGTGACCCTTATAGATGGCGGCGCCTCTTTTGGTAAAAGCCAAAAACCAAAAATTGCCTTAGAGGTTCATTATACCGGATCTAAAGCCCCGTCGGTACTTCCAAACAATACGGGTGCCGGCGAAGTGGTTTATTTTGGCACTAGCTCAGCCAGCGGCCTACAAACGGGGGCCCTCTATTATCTTAACGATCAGGGTGGATGGGCTTCCGCCTCGGCTGCCCAAACGGGAAGCAGTCCCACGAGCGGTGGGGGAGAGAGTCAACTCTTGGCTATTTCCTTGGGAAGCAACCCCTCAAGTGATGGTATGCTAATTCGGGGTTTTGTGGATGCCGAGACTTATTTCGTCGGAAACTACAAGACCGGCAGTGCCGTCTATGTGTCCACTTCCAGCGCAAAGTTCAAAAGTGTTGCCCCCACCGCCTCAAATAATTATGTGCGAGTGATTGGCTATGCCACCACTACACCTAAGGTTATATATTTCAATCCCGGCTCTACTTACGTGGAGCTGGCCTGAGATGACTAACCTAAGAGTCCTAAGGAGAGGCACCTGATATGGCATCAACACCTAAAAATCTTTGCACCCACAACACTGAGCAAACCATCACAGCCCGGAAAACTTTTACCGATGGTGTTGCAGCAAACAAGTTTGAGCTTCTGGATGGAACCGAACTTAAGCCGCCCGCCATCGAGGTAATGAAAAGCAATGTGGTCAATCGCCTAGTGGTAGGAGGCGGCAATGCCAAGTTGGATACCACTACAGACATTCTTCTTGCTAAAGATACGGTTGTTGTTGCCAAAGAGGTGACGGCACCCGGCTTTAGTGGAGATGGGAGCAAGCTCACCAATATCCCCTCTAGCGCCATCTCGGGCGCCCTCCCTTTAGAGCAGCTGGCCCACAACAATGCGTGCTTTGAAATAGTAGACGAAAAGCTATCACTCAAGCTAGATCCCTCTTCGCTGCTTCGAATGAGTGATACAGGACTTTCAGTAAGTTTTTCTGATACACCCGCTCTACCGGATGCCAGCAAGTTTGATCATATTTTAGTTAACTCACAACGTAGCGGCGTCGGCCGCCTTTCAATTACTTCTTTAATGGGGCACATTGCCGCCATGAATAGCCAAGTCTTGAATGTGGTCAATGGCGGTGATAGCTTAGGTTCTGGCGTTTCCCTTTACAAGGGTAAGGTTACCAAGGGACGTAATCAACACCTACAATTCAAAACTCTAGTGTTTGATGATAACTTCCTTATTAGAGAGGATGAGAATCATATTCATATCGGAATCAAGGACCTGGCACTAGAGGAAACGAAAAAGCAACAGCAACAATTATTGGATGAAATAGTTTCACTTTCAACACAACGAACCGCTGCGCAACTAAGTACAGTATCAGCCCTGGAAGCACAAATCACATCAACTTTAGAAGAAATGAATCAAGCAGAGAAGGATTATAAAAGCGTTATTCGAAATAGTAAAAAAGAGCTGGATCAATTACTAAGCACTCTTAGGGCTGTCCGGGACTAAGAAATTCATCCTCCTCGGGCATTTCGAAAACCTAATCACTAGTTATTAGTGGAATTTTAGCTATTGGAGTTAGTTTATGTCTTCCTTATTAGAAGAAGCAATCGTAGATGCTGGCGCCCTCAAGGAGGCCGCACTCAAAAATGCAGAGTCGGCCGTCCTCGAACGGTATGCGGACGAGGTACGTACAGCAGTCAACACCCTGCTAGAACAGGAAATGGGCGACGATGCCGCCATGGGCCTTGGAGGCCTTGAGGAAGACGACGGCGTCGCAGCTGCCCCTTCCACAACTTTTATGGAAGATGTGCCTTACGGCTTCCAGAGCGAACAGTTGGATGCCCCCGCGGCTGACGAGTTGGTTGAAATTGATTTTGATGCCCTGAAGACTCGTATCGCCGAGGAGGAGGCCGCCGGGGTTGAGGCCAGCGCTGCTGATCTCAATGATTCGCTTGAGCTAGCCGAAGAGATTACTGACACAATGCTAGACAACGATGCGGAAGAGGACTCCGCCGAACTCGCCGGATCCTCTGCGCGAGTGGACTTAGAAGAAGACCAAGAGATTCCTTTAAGTGAGGAACTCTTGGCCGACCTGATTGAAGAGTTGGTTGTAGATATGACCCCGCGCCCCCAGGGCTGGTCCTCTGTCAACTCTGCGTACAACAGTGTCGAGCAGGCCAACAACGATGCCATGGCCGCTGCCCAGGCTGCTCACCTGGAAGAAGAAGATATCGAAGAGGAAGTCGATACGGCCCCTGACGTCGTGAGCGACGCCGGCCTTTATGAGGCCAAGATTTCCGAACTCAAAGAATCCAACCGAGAGCTACGTGCTCTCATTATGGAGGCCAAGGCTCAGCTTAATAAGTTGAACTTGGCAAACGCCAAGCTTGTTTATCAAAACAAGGCTTTGAATAGCACCTCCTTGAATGAGCGGCAAAAGAATCAAATTGCCGAAGCTGTTCAGACTGCCAATTCTGTTGAAGAAGCAGCGATGATCTATGAAACAATTCAAAACGCAGTGGGGAACACTCCTGATCAGAGAACACGTCCACAAACACTTCGTGAAGCTGTTACAAGACCAACGTCGCTTTTGATCAATTCTAAGAAAAACAACACGGCAACTCGCGATTCTAAGATGGATCGCATGCTGCGTTTAGCAGGTTTGAATAATAAATGACATTCAACAATTATAGGAGGTTATAAAATGTCTATTGTACAGAAATTAACCGAAGGAATCGTCAACCGTGACCTCTCGGCCGAAGGTGCCGCTCTCATTTCTAAGTGGGAGAACACCGGACTGCTTGAGGGAATTAGCGATGATGGTCTTCGGAACGGAATGGCCCGATTGCTTGAGAACCAGGCAAAGGAGCTTCTCCGTGAGTCTTCCAGCATGAGTGCTGGTGACGTTGAGGGTTTTGCAGCTGTTGCATTCCCCCTCGTTCGCCGAGTCTTCGGCAACCTGATCGCCAACGATCTCGTTAGCGTCCAGCCGATGAGCCTGCCCTCAGGCCTCATCTTCTTCCTCGACTTCACGATCTCTGGTCAGATCGGTGGTCGTGCTCGTGGTGTCTTCGATGATGGCTACCCCAGTGGTTCGTCCATTTACGGAGGCAACGTGGTGGGTGCCCAGCTTACTGGTGGTGTCAACCTTACCGGTGCGTTCTCTGAGGACGGTCCTTATGCTCTCAACAACGGCTACTCGTCTCCGACCTCGTCGCTGCTGTGCACAGGAATTACGATTGTTGCTTCGGGTACTGTCTCGACGTCTAGCATTCTGAACTTCCGCGGCGCAGCTGCTCTGCGGACTGAGCAGAGCCTGCTTGAGTTCGATGCGGATCTCCCCAGTGGTACCACGTTCGCTGTTGCTACTGTGCCTTTGGCTCAGCTTGTCAACGCCCAGCTCAACACGGACGATCTGATTACGCTGGCTCCCACGGGTGCCATTGCGGGTGCTCCCGCGGCAGCCATTCGCCGTAGCCTTACCCGCCGCGATCCGAATGCTCCGAACACCACCCTGCTTGTGACTCTTGTCGACTATGCTGGTGGCCAAAACCCCGGTCAGCTGTCGTCCTCGCTGGTTCCGACTGTTGCTGGTGCTGGTACAGGCCGTAACGCCTTCTACTTCACTATCACCGACAACTTTGCTGGTGCTGGTGCCCCCGTTGGTGCGGTTCTCCCGACTTCCACATGGGGACTCGAAGGTAGTGCTGACATTCCCGAGATCGACATCAAGGTCGATTCCGTGTCTGTCACGGCGATCACCAAGAAGCTCAAGGCCAAGTGGACCCCGGAGTTAGGACAGGATCTTAACGCCTACCACAACCTTGACGCCGAAGTCGAGCTGACTCAGATTCTTTCTGAGCAGATCGCTCTTGAAATCGATCAGGAGATCCTTGAGGACCTTCGTATCGGTGCTCGGGCTGGTGTGAAGTACTGGAGCCGGAACCCCGGCCAGTTTGTCAACCGTGACACTGGTACGCCTCTGGCCGCTGGTACGGCTGACTTCACGGGTAACGTGAGTGAGTGGTATGAGACTCTTGTTGAGACAATCAACGAGGTTTCGGCTGCAATCCACCGTAAGACTCTCCGTGGTGCTGCCAACTTCGTCGTCTGCGGACCTGAAGTTGCCAACATTCTTGAGTTCACGGCTGGCTTCCGTGCCAATGTGACTGCTGATGATGAGCGCGGCGATGCCGGTGCTGTCAAGGTTGGTTCGCTTTCCAAGAAGTTCGACATCTTTGTCGATGCTTACTTCCCCCGTCAGGTTCTCCTGGTGGGTCGACGTGGCAGTAGCTTCCTTGAGAGCGGCTATGTGTATGCACCTTATGTGCCGCTGCAGACCACACCTACGATCTTCGGTGTTGAAGACTTCGTGCCCCGTAAGGGCGTGATGACCCGATACGCCAAGAAGATGGTCCGTCCTGATATGTATGGACTCGTAATTGTGCGTGGTCTAGTCTAGTACTAGCCTGACTTAAGGTCAAAATACTGAAAGCCCCGTCTCTTTTGAGGCGGGGCTTTCTATTTAGTAATAGTCTAATTGAGGATTATACATGGCCATCCCTAATCTAAACCCCGCATCTACCAGTAATGCCAATATCTTACCGGTTACCGGGACCACCTCCGCAGTCGCTGCCGCATTGCCTTTTGGAATTTATGCAAGTTCTACGTCTTTTGTTTCGGGCGCAGCTGACCAAGTAGCTTTTACCTATAAAAAGCTGGGAGGTGACGTTCTGGATATTGAGCTAGCCCCCGGTAATGTGTACGCCGCATATGAAGAGGCAGTTTTAGAATATTCATATTTGGTAAACATTCATCAAAGTAAGAATGCTTTATCGGATCTCCTCGGTGCCCCCACGGGTACTTTTGATCATGATGGCATCATCACCAATGCTCTTTCTGGTGCGAGCGCATCGCTTGCATATCCACGATTTGATTATGGTTTTGCGCGTCGAGTGTCTGAACGCTCGGCCACTGAAACCGGTTTGGGAGGAACCCTGCCGATCTATTCCGGATCCTTTGATATGGTACCCCTGCAGCAGGACTATGACCTGCAAGCCATCATCTCAGCGTCGTCGGCCCTTACCGCCACCCTTCCTTATGCGGGTCAGGTGCAGGATAAGCGAATTGTAGTGCGTAAGGTATTTTACAAGACGCCCCGCGCGATGTGGCGATTCTATGGATACTATGGAGGCTTCTCAGTGGTGGGGAACCTGCGTACGTACGGCCAGTATGCTGATGATTCTACATTTGAAATTGTGCCGGTGTGGCAGAATAAACTACAAGCGATGGCTTATGAAGATGCTATCTATACTCGTATCTCTCATTACTCATATGAGATTAAAAACAATAAACTGAGGATATTCCCACAGCCCGATAGCACAAGCCCCGATAAGTTTTGGATTCAGTTTACTATTGAAAACCAATATGATCCCTGGTCCGAAGGCGCCGGAGAGCCTAAGTCGGGCATCAAGGGTATCAACAACATGAATACGCTGCCCTTTACAAACCTGCCTTACGAGAATATTAATGCGATTGGTAAGCAATGGATTCGAAGGTTTGCTTTGGCTTTGACAAAAGAAATGCTGGGACAGGTCCGGGGCAAGTTCGCCACAGTTCCTATTCCTGGCGAAAGTGTTACTCTCAACGCCGCTGAATTGCTGTCCCAGGCTAAGGCAGAGCAAGAAATGCTCCGTACGGAACTGAAGACGACGCTTGACGAACTTACATATACAGAGCTTGCAGCGAAGGATGCTACCCTCCAGGATTCAACCAAGAAAGTTATGGAGAACATTCCGCAAGGCATCTTTGTAGGGTAATTGAGTCATGGCGGACCCTAAAGACAAGTGGACACAGCCAGCAGCTCCCCCTCCTCCCATGTTCTTTGGGAAGAAGGAGCGCGATCTTGTTAAGCAGGTTAATGACGAATTAGCTGAACGGGTGTTGGGGCAAACGATTGCCTATTATCCTGTTTCCCTGGAAGATACTAACTTTCATGACGTATACGGCGAGGCCATCAACAAAGTTACGCTTCCCGCGGTGCGAGTGTATGCATACGTCATCGTGGACAACGAGCAGACTAATGAAAAATATGGTTATGAGTACAAGACCAAGCTCACGGTTAACTTTCATCGTCGCAGGTTGGTAGAAGACCAAGACTTATTTGTTCGCGTTGGAGACTTTGTTCAATATGGCGACGAGTTTTATGAAATCGTACGTACTTATAATAACACGCGTTACTACTTTGGTCAGGTAGAGCATATATTTCAAGTGAGTGCTGAGTGCATCAAGTCGCGTAAGGGTAATTTCCATGTCCCGAAGTAAGAAGAGTCAAAAACAACTACAAGCAAAACTCCCCAGGCGCTTTGATCATGTGGGCGATCCTGGCGTGGAAGGTGAATTGCAGGTTATAGAATTCATGGAGTCTACTCTGGAAACTATTGATGGTGCCATGCTAGATTTCTTGACGCACGATTTGGATCTTTTTGTTACTACCAACGAAGGTTTCCGGCGCGTCCCACCTCTGTGGGTAACGGCGGAACGCGCCTATCAGATTAAGAACAATAAAGAGTTGCGCGATGATGAAGGCACCCTAATTTTGCCTCTTCTCACGCTGACTCGCACAGAGGTTACCAAAGAGCAGGATTTTCGGGGTACCGTGTTTGCCAATATGTATCCTTATCCGGATGCCAAAGGCGGAACGATCACCGTCGCCCGCCGCATCAATCAAAAAAAGACGGCAGAATTCCAAAATGCCGCCGCCAACCGCCGCTATGGGCCCAACCATGATGTGCGATCGCGAATGTATAATAGCCCCAGCCGGGACATGACCACCCAGAGGGTCGTTTATGAGACGATGAGTATCCCTCTCCCTACGTGGGTAAAGGTCCAGTATCAGATATCTATTCGCACCGAGTATCAGCAACAAATGAATCAGCTTATTCAGCCGTTTGTTACGGTTCCTGGGAATTCCCGGATGCCGCGGCGGATTCACAAAGAGGGGCATTTTTATGAAGTGTTCATCAATGGCAATTTCCAGAATAATGCGAACCAAGCGAACCTCGCAATGGCCGAACGCAACTATGAAACCAATATCAGCGTCGAGGTGCTCGGGTACCTTATCGGTTTGGGGGAAAACCAAGAGCGTCCCCGTATTGTGAAACGCGAAAATGCGGTGGAATTCAAATTTTCTCGGGAGAAAACTATGCTGGGGGATATCCCCACTACCGTGAAGGATGCGTTTTATAGAGAATAATATCCTTGCGCTATTCTCTTGCCCGCATTCCGTACTATTTAGAATAAGAATATCTACGGTTTAGGAGACCTTGTCTTATGTCAGTAAAGAATTATAGATTTGTATCGCCGGGGGTTTTCGTCAATGAAATTGACAACTCTCAGCTGCCCGCCTCTCCTGCAGGCATCGGCCCCGTCATTATCGGACGTGCCGAGAAGGGCCCCGCACTACGCCCCGTTACAGTAAATTCCTTTTCGGAATTTGTGAATGTATTTGGCGCCCCTGTCCCCGGTGGAACGGGTGGAGATGTATGGCGCGAAGGGAATCAAGTTTCCCCCATGTATGGCACCTACGCCGCACAAGCTTATCTCCGCAACAGTTCTCCTCTGACTTATATTCGCCTCCTCGGATCGCAGTCTCCTAATGCATCCGGAGCAGGCCTGGCTGGCTGGCAGCTTTCTTCGCGCGCCACCGCTAGCGCCTATGGGTTGTTCATTTTCGACTCGGGCTCACTCCCGGCCGGCTCCGGTGGTGGATCCACTGGCGGCACCCCTCTCACTGGCGCGCTGGCTGCTATCTGGTATGTCGCCAATGGTACTACAGTCTCGCTGTCGGGGAACATTGTCGTGCAACGCGGTACGGGCTCGGTGCTGTCCACTCCCGTGGCCGCCCGAGGCACCAACGCTGTTATGCATGCCATCAGTAACGCCAACTATGAGTTCAAGGTCTGTATTGCTAATGTTTCGGGCACCACGGACCTGACGAGTTCTTTTAACTTTGATACCAATTCTGAAAAGTACATTCGCAATATTTTCAACACTAATCCGCAGCTGACCAATGGCACGGTGACAAGCCCGTCCCAGCAAGTAAATTACTTCCTGGGCGAAACCTTCGATCAGCACCTTAAATCCAACATTGCGAGCGGTGTGTATTTCGGTGCCATCCTTCCTCTTTATAACAGTGGAAGCAGTCAAGCAGCCAGCAACTTCCAGAGCCAGGTCGTGGGTGCCGAAGGTGCGTTTGTGATCGGCCAAGATCTGAGCAATGATTTTGCGAGCTATGTGGCTGCCAATCAGCAACAGCTCTTCAAGGTTGTCACTCTGAATGAAGCGGGTGATTGGAGCAACCGTAATATCAAGGTTTCCATTCAGGATATTAAGGAATCTACTAACACCAGCAATCCCTATGGAACCTTCTCGGTAGTAGTTCGCCGGCTTAGCGATAGTGACAATGTAGTTGAAGTAATTGAACAGTTCAACGATTGTGATCTCAACCCTAACTCACTCAACTATGTTGCGCGCAAGATTGGAAGCCAGTATACCAGCTGGGTTCCGAGCGAGCGACGATATCGAACACTTGGTGATTGGCCCAATGTTTCCGAGTACATTCGTGTGCAGATGAACAGCGATGTGGATGCGGGCGCAACCGATGCTCGATACTTGCCCTTTGGTTACCTCGGGATTACCAAATGGCGGGATGAAGACATAGAGGCCGCGGCCACCTCCCGCGGTGGCAATTGGATTACTGGCTCCAGAACCGACTTCCCTACAGCCGTGACTGCCTCGTCGGCACTTCCCATTCTCTCGCTTCTTAGTGCCTCTACAGCCCTCGCGGCCAATCTTCTCTATCCTACCCCCGCTTTCCGCGTTAGTGCGAGCGAGGGTGGCCTGAGCAACCAGACCGATGCATATTTTGGTTTCCGAACAACTGTCTCTCTTGCGAGCACTCGCTTCGCTCCATCAGTGGTGGACATTGTACGTCCGCGCGGCGGCATTGTCGGATCCTTCACTCCGCCGAATGCTCAAACGGAACGCTCGGTAGCTTTCTCGCTTGATGATATCGGCCCCAACGCTGGCACTGCGCGCTGGTCCCAAACGGGTCGGTCCGGAGGCACATCATACACTGCTGCCACCGGCTCGACTGTGGGTGTTCTGGATGCAGGTTATGACCGCTTTACCCTTCCTGTTTACGGCGGATTTAATGGTCTCAATATTGTGGAAATGGATCCATTCCGAAACACATTTATTGATGATAGCAACGATGAAGATCTGAACTACGCTCGTTCCACCATCAAGCGAGCCATTGATGCTACGGCCGACCCGGAAGTGGTGGAGATGAATCTTGCCTCGGTCCCGGGCCTTACGGACGACGGCCTCACCACTCACCTCATTCAGACATGTGAGGACCGCGGCGACGCGCTAGCGGTGGTCGATGTCGCCGGCGGCTTTAGCCCGCGTGCTGAAGGGCGCCAAATTACCCGCAACAACACGTCGGCCGCACTGAATACAATTATTACCAATCTGCGTAACCGCGGCCTCAACAGCTCTTATGGTTGCACTTTCTATCCGTGGCTCCGAGCCCGTGATAGCATCAATGGTGCGATGCTGTGGGTGCCTCCCTCTGTGGCAGCGATCGGTACTTTCTCAAGTTCCCAGCGGAAGACCCAGGTTTGGTTTGCACCGGCAGGCTTCAACCGCGGCGGCCTGAGTGAGGGATCGGCAGGTATTCCAATCATCGATGTTTCGCAGCAGCTTACACGGCAGAACCGTGATGACCTGTACTCCGCAAACATTAACCCGATTGCGAAGTTCCCCAGCGAAGGAATTGTGGTCTTTGGACAAAAGACGCTGCAGGTTACTCCCTCGGCCCTCGACCGCATCAATGTCCGTCGTCTGATGATCTTCGTCAAGAAGCGCATCTCGCAGATCGCTTCCGGATTGCTTTTTGATCCCAATGTGCAGCAGACATGGCTCCGCTTCACCTCTCAGGTCAATCCCTTCTTGGCTAATGTCCAGACAAACTTCGGCTTGACTGACTACAAGGTTGTCCTTGATGATACAACAACGACCCCCGACTTGGTTGATCGCAACATTCTGTATGCGCGCATCTTCCTCAAGCCGGCTCGTGCAATCGAGTTCATTGCGATTGACTTCAACATCACTCGCACAGGAGCAGCATTTGACGACTAATAATGCGGGAGGTTTTGAACTCCCGCACTACTTAACTTTAGAACGTATATAAGGAGACTATGACAGATGCCATTTTGGACAAGCGCCCTATCCGAGCCGAAACGATCACATCGCTTTTTGCTTTATTTCCCTAGACTGACTAGTGCAGACAACGAGTTCGCCTACGAGCCGTACCTTGCACGAGACGTCACGAAGCCTAACTATCAGGTTAGTTCTACTCCTCATAAGTTCTTAGGTAACACCTATTACTACCCCGGCACGGTTACATGGGGCACCGTGACCGCCAACATCGTTAACGCCATCAATCCCGATGGTAACAAGATCCTTTATGATGCGCTTATCAAGTCGGGCTATCTCAAGCCTCCGACACAGCGTGAAGTATTCGATAACCCATCCCAGGCACCCGGCACTGTCAACAAAGCAATGGCTGTGGATGCTCTAGGTAATGTGGTGATTCAGGAGCTTAGTGGCCAGGGTGGCCTCGTGGGCACTTGGACCCTTGAGAATGCATTTATTACGGACGCAAAGTTTGGCGATCTTAACTACGAAAATGATAATCTGCTTAATATTTCCCTTACAATACAGTATGATTGGGCAGAGTACGACGTGGGAGAGGCTGTTGCTGCTGTCACGGAGCCCTAATAATCTAGAAAGAAGGTGATGAATGGGAAGACGGAATAACTCAACCCGCACCGGGGCACCCCGGCCGAACGCCCCCGCCCCCCCTATTGCAAAAAAAACGGATAATGGATTATTTTCATTTGTAACTCCGACAGAGTTCGTGGAGTTGCCCTCGGGTGGAAAGTATTATCCCGAGGATCATCCCTTAGCTGGTGTTGATACCATTGAAATTCGACATATGACAGCTAAAGAGGAAGATATCTTGACTTCCGAAACATTAGTACGCAAAGGATTAGCCATTGATCGACTGCTGCAGTCGGTTATTGTGGATCCTAATATTATCGTAGATAGTTTATTGATTGGAGACAAGAACGCCTTATTGGTCGCTTGTCGGGTTACCGGATTCGGCCCCCTCTATGAGACGACCGTTAAGTGTCCTGCGTGTAATGAGACCAATGAGCAAGAATTTAATCTGGATGACATTAGCCATGTCACAAGCGGAGAAGTTCCGGCAGACGTGGTGATCACCGAGACCGGGAATTTCATCATTACGTTGCCTACCACGCAGGTGGAAGCGGAAGTTCGGCTATTATGCAGCCGCGACGAGCGTATTCTGAGCGAGACCACCGAAAAGAAAAAGAAGATGAAGCTACCAGACACTCGCAGCACCGACCTCCTCAAAGCCGTTATCGTTTCTCTAAACGAACATACTGATCGAAGCGACATCGATAAGTTTGTGTCCTTGATGCCCCTCCGAGATGTCAAGCACCTACGCAACACCTATGAAAAGATCAAGCCCGACTTGGATATTTCATATGATTTTGAGTGCCAACATTGCGCACACGTCGGTAAGGTGGTGATGCCTCTAACGGCACAGTTTTTTTGGCCTAACTCCTGAATATCAACAGGGAGTATACGAAGAGTTTTTTGCTCTGAAGCATTATGGCGGCTGGTCCTTTATCGAGGCCTACAATCTCCCTATCCCCCTAAGGCGCTGGTTTGTGCAGCGCTTGATCGATGAATATAAAAAAGAAAAAGAAGCATATCAAGCAGCAAGTCGGGGCTCTTAGTTCCGGCTTTTTGTTTTGGTACTAATTATATAATGAGGACCCGCTATGAGTGAAATTGTTAAAGATGTGATGTACTTGAATAATCTAGACGGTCAGTTAAATGAACGCGTCTACAGCAAGTTCGCCGGGCAGGTGCGAATGGCGCTGCTCGATCTTTATTTTAGCGGCCTTTTGAGCAGTCCACTCAGCCTCAGTGGAACGTCCTCCCAAATTGATGCGTTTATGAAAGCGTTGCAGCGGGAGAAAGGGTACATGGATGCCTATATCAAACATGGACTCAACGACAGTCGCACCATCTCCTCCCGATCTAACTTATCAGCAGCAGTAAAGAAATTTGAGAACGAAACGGGGTTGCGGTGGCCCTTTAAGAATTAGGGAGGCTTAGGCGGTGGCTACAGAAGAAGAAAAATTAGCAGCGTTACGTAAACAGATGGCGCAGCTCGAAGCCCAGGCGGCTTCGACACAAGAGAGCCTGACAGAGGCGCTAACCATTCCCGGCACTAAGAAGCTCGCGGAAGAAATCGCGGCTGTCACCGAGGCCATCAAGGACCAGCTCAATACCCGCGGCCAGCTCAAAGCAGAAATCGAAAGCTTGCGTGTGGAAGAGCAGCGCCTGAAGGACGCGCAGGCCGAGGGCGCCGAAGTCACCGAGCAGCTTCAAGGAGTTGTGGACCGCCTAACAGAGGCTAATATTTCCCTTAACAAGGTTAATCAGACGTTTGCGCAGACGCTCTCTCAGAATAGTGAGATCGCTAGTGAGTTTGCCGATGTTATAGATGATATTAATAATGGCCTAGCGGTGAACAAAGACCGCCTTGCGGCAGCCCAAGTAGCACTGCAGGATCTCAATGACGCCACGCAAGCGGGCAATGACCTAGCTGAAGGGCTCAAAGATCAATTTTTTGGTCTCTCTGGGAATACAGAAGCTCTGGTCCAAGCCTTTTCCGGAGGCTCTGCAGGCCTTAAGGGTTTTGCGAGCAACTTGATGGATACCACGGATATGGCGAACATGGCCGGCTCCGGCATCCTCAAGCTCGCTAAGGCTAGTTTTGATTTTGCCCTAGAACAAGATAGAGTGTTTTCTGAGTTCCGAAAAGCTACAGGCGCCGGTACTGAATTCAACAATATGATAAAAGAAACCGAGCAAGCCGGCCGAATTGCGGGGGTCACTCTGGCTGAATCGGCCGAAGCAGTGACGGCCTTTAAGAACAACTTTACTGATTTTACTTATCTACAACCTCAAGTTCAGAAGGATATCTTGCGCACCACCACCCTCTTGGGGGAAATGGGTTTTTCGATGGACACCCAATCGCAGATCTTCCAAACTGCCAATAAGAGTTTAGGTTTGAGCGTAAAGGAAAGTCAGCAGTTTTTGCTTGATATGGCCGGCGCTGCCCGATCTTTGGGCAAAGATATTAACGCAATGGGAGCCGACTTCGAAGCCAATAGAGAAATTTTAGCGCGGTATGGCAAGGATGCAACCCAGGCATTCTTGGATATGGAAAAACAAGCGAAGGCCACCGGCATCGAGGTGGGTACTCTTCTAGGCTTTGTAGACCAGTTCAAGACATTTGATCAAGCGGGACAAGCGGTGGGTCGTCTTAACGCTATCATGGGTGGTCCTTTCTTGAATTCAATTGACATGCTCAATGCATCGATGGAAGATCCGGTAGAAGGGATCAAGATGATGAAGTCTGCCCTTGATCAGGCCGGCGTCTCTGCCGAAAATCTGAGCGGCGCCGAGGTTATGGCATTTGCCGATGCGTTGGGGCTTTCCGCCGAGGACACACGAAAGATGCTCTCACAGAGCAACGAGGAACTTGAACTCCAACAAATGACAATGAAGGAAGCGGCTGAAGAAGCCCAGAACATGCAAAATATTACTGATAAACTCACGAATGCCTTTAAGCAGCTTTACTTGGATGCGGAACCCTTTATAACCAATGTGCTGGTACCTATGGTCGACGGCTTCGCTAAGTTGATGGGCTTTTTGGGTGAGGCGATTAACTCTATGGGAACCTTCGCTTCCACCGCCGTTTTTGCCGGTCTTGCTATGGCAGGCTTTATGATGGCCACGGGGGTGGGAACACCTTTTGCTATCGCGGCCATGGCCATTTTAGGCGGCCTCGGCGTAGGCGCGATGACCTCCATGGGCGAAAAAGGAGAAGGAGGGGGCCGCAGCGCAGTATCCTCTCCCGGCACCCTCAAGGGTTATTCAGGCGGCGGGCGTCATATTAGCGCCACACCTAATTCTCCCACCAGTGTCGGGGTAGCGGGCGAAAACGGCGCGGAACTAGTAGAATTTGGCACCGCGGCCAATATTTCCACGGCTTCTACTACCGAACGTCTTACAAAGGCGCTCGAAGATGTGAGTATGAAACTAGGTAGTTTGGAAACAGGCGGAGGTGAAAACATCAATTTGGCTGTAAGTATCGCGGGCGAAAAGATTGATGAGTTAGTGATCAAGTCGCTAAAATCACAACGGACGCGCACAGCCTTGGGGCCGTTTAGGTAAAAGGAGTTTAGAAAAAGATGCAATTTCCAGGATTGATTACTGAGCAAGAATATATCATCAAGTTCTTGCATGTTCTTACAGAGCAACGAGTACAGTTTGAAGGATGGGTTACCAGTTTTTCGGACCAGTATAACTCGACTTGGAATGAAACACCCGTTTATGGGCGCATGGACCCGCTGGCCACATTTCAACGTACCGGCCGCCAGTTAACTGTAGGATTTGATGTGGTGGCGGCTAACGCCGTCGAGGCGCGCAATAACTTGAAAAACATCTCTAGACTTGTCCAGTTTCTTTATCCCACTTATACCGAGAATACACGCTCTCTGCAGAATACCCTTTCGGGCGGCCCCTTGTTGGGTTTCCAGTGGACCAATTTAGCGGGAAGCAAACAACGGGGAGGAGGCGCCAGTGATACCATGTTGTACGGCTATACATCGGGCTTGACATACGCCCCCAATGTGGCCGATGGAGGGTTTCTTTCGGATCCCGGGGTTCCGTCTTTAAGGGATCAAGCCACCAAAATAGCCAAATCGCAGAATATAGAGCTGGGTGCTTTTCTATCCACGCCTGCAGCAGCAGAACTCGCAGAAACAACTCGAAGCGTGGCAAGCGTCTTTATACCTAAAACGGTAAATCTCAATTTTGCTTTTACTGTTCTTCATACCCACCTCATGGGCTGGAATGATGGTAAGTTTGGAGGAAACGAGGAGCTAAATCATCTCTTTCCCTATATGTCTAGCGTCCCCACTAATTCCTCTCCGTCGGAGGGCGCCCCCGCCGCGGACGGTGCCTCCACAAACACTTCACAGCCGGCCAACCCCAATCAGCAAGCTGATCAAAATAACGTGGGGGGGAGCTAAATTATGGGTGCACGCTATTCTAACCGTAGAATCGTCTTAAACGATGATGATTTATACTCCAAAGCCCGGGCCGAACGCAAAGTGCGCCGGATGCGCCAGTACGTGACCGCTGAAATGGTTTATCCTACAATCTCCCAAATTCAAGAGATGACCCGCGTCAAGCATATATGGACCACCGGCGATCGCTATTATAAGCTGGCCACCCAGTATTATGGGCGCCCCGATCACTGGTGGATTATTGCTTTTTATAATCAACGACCCACCGAGGCCGATGTAAAATTGGGGGATATTATTTATATTCCTCTTCCTTTGGAGCAGATCCTGCGCGCCTTGGAGACATAATATATGGCGAATCTTGAAAAAGGCAAGGCGGCCCTTCGGGACATGGCCGATAAGTGGAGTCAGACTCTGGTCGATCAGTTGGCTTGGGAAGAGGTGGTCCTCCCAAAGACCGGCGGCCGTGATGGTCTGGCCGCAGATATTGAAACTTGCCTCAACACCACAGGTTATCTCAACGGGTTATCGCTTTATGATGATGTGAACACAGAATGGGTTAAGGAGGTGATGAGCGTTCCTCTCCTGAGGATCGACAAGCAAAAAAAGCGCTCCAATGATTTGGAAGGTATTTTGTTTGGACGACACCACCACCTCGTAGGTCGTTCATCGGCGGTTAGCCCAAACAAACTAAGAGACGCCGGCTGGACTCTTTATACTCATTACATTGATACAGCAGTTTTCCCTGCTGGTGTGAGCGCCACCAATGCTAATGTAAAACTTTGGAAGGCTCGCGCCCGAACCCCCGGAGACACAAGCGAGCCCGCTTTCGGATCGATCCGCGGCGAGATCAACAACGGCCTCGATGCCAGCTCTATCTTTGACAATAAACACATTTATGCGTACTTAGAAAAGCTCCGCTGGGACGCCAGTTATGACGCTGGCATCCCCGGGCGTGAGGATCTGGTGCAGATGATCATCCTACACGACGGCTACTTCGCCAAAGGCCAAATATTTGCGGACATGATCAAAGCTATGAAAAGCGGGGGTCAGACGGCAAGGACTTCGTTCCTGCGCGCCGACCCCAGAGAGAGCAACTATCTGAAAGACCCTTCAGGAGACGTCAACTTCGCGGGAGCCTTCCTGGCTGCGCTGTGGTATTGGTATCAGTATTGCACCAACGCCGGCTTTTACGATGACGCCCTCGTCCAACAAGAAGCTCAAAAAGTATATCAGGCCGTTGTTGACTCTCTCTGTGCAAATATTCCGGTAGACGTTGCGGAGAGAAAGAAAGACCCGGTCCTTGCGGCACTCTCGCCACTTCCGCCCACCCCGGCCTTCCCCATATCCAACATCACGCCTTTTGATTTCCAATGTTTCCTAATAGAAAATATAGTCACACTGTCGTCCAAGCACCGCAATAGTAAGTATAAAAATCTTTTGCGCCTCAACACGAATAACAATCCCGGAACTGCAATCTCGCGCATCAATCATGGGGGGCGCTCTGTGCAGGTACGGGAGTTGATGAATCTGTGCCCCGAGGCCTACGCGCTCCTCACGCCCTATATTAAGATTTATCGGGTGGACTACGATAAGGAGAACCCTACGAAAGTAATACGGCAGCAAGAACTGAAGATTCCTAATTTTATCGATACCACCGATGTTGACGCCATCCTGGGCGCCCAAGGTGGGCGTATGCAAGGGTATGGAATCAAATCCCTTAAGTGGTCCCTGGATGGTGTCCAGCCGGCCGAGGTGGACAATAATATATCTGCCCATCTTACTTTTTACTTCCAAACCATTCAGGACCTTTTTCAAGGCCAACTTGCCGCCGGCCAAAAGGATCCATCACCACTCGATCTTATTATTTCCTCAGCGGCCTCCGAAGTGGTAAGCCAAAACACGACGGATGATAGTATTAATTCACGCCCCAAAAATTGTTCGGTCTTGCGCGACAACGTGACACAACGTTATGACGGAGCAAGCTTTCGAATTAAAGCGACAATGGGGTGGTCCGCGCCACCGAAGTTTGCCACAGCCTTTCCCGGCTTTTTAGAATATATAAAAGTTGGAGTAGACAAGAAGGGTAAGGAAATCCGGCGCCAACGCGGAGAGGTACTCTTAGATGCTCTGCAGGACACGCGAATTTCTTTGTTTCTCCAGCAAACACGCCACTTGATCAATTTTAAAGAAGATGGGTCTATAGAGTTAGAGATAGACTATCAGGCCGCGTTATCAGGTATTTTGACTAGTAAACGGGCTAATATTCTCGCCACTGATAAGAAGTTTTTTGAGCAAGAAATCAGCACCTACCAAACTAAGGTTGATACTCTTCAAAATCAGGCCGATGATGGTACGGAGGAAGCTCAGGCGGAGAAAAAAGAAAAAATTGATGAACTCTTGTCTGAAATCGAGCAACTTAAGGTGCAAAGCCGCATGTTCAAGTATAAGAAGTTTCTTCAAAAGCTCTATGGCAGTGGTAAAATTTATAACATTCATGTTAATGCGGCCGAATTACTCATACCTCCATGGAAAGATTTGACTGATTCCCAGCGTGCATCCCGCGCCCGTAGGCGATCCTCACCCAACGAAGCTGAGCGGGGGTGGTTAGCGACGGGCGTCAATGATAACCGGACCACTTTTGACACCACTTTGTTGGAGGCAGTCACTGAGGCTAGTAAAAGTGGAGATGAAGAAACCGCGATAGAGGCTCAGACTAAAAAAAATAAAGAAAAGTTTGATAAATTCGCGATTGATGCCGACACAGTAACTATCCCCTATTTTTATTTAGGAGACTTCCTAGACGAGATTCTAGAAGGTTTGCCGGGCTATGCAGATGGTGACGCGTTTTTGTTTTTCCTATCCGAAATGGAATTACTAAATCCCCTCTTGGCATTCCAGATGTCTAATCTACAGGAAGTGCTCTGTAGTTCTAATATCAAGGATGCCCTGTTTATCGATGCCTTACGCAAATCGGACCCGTTGCGTTTCGGAAACATCAACCGGATTCAAGAGATTATCAACATTGGCGATGTGCCCATTTCATTGGATGCTTTTCAGGTTTGGTTCAAAGACAATGTTATTGAGCCCGGCCGCGACACATATTATGTATTACACTTTGTGAAAGACATTTGTGCTCAGTTAATTAGCAATGCGTTGCGGGGAGATTGTTTTGGGTCGGATGTGAACTTTGACATGCGTTTCGATGTGGCGCCCCTAACGGTGGAAAAACGGGGACTCAAAGCGGGGAGCACAGTCTCTCTCCCGACGTTGGCACGCAAGAAGGCGGCCGCGAAAGGCACCATCAACCCCAAAAAGCTCCTTGAGGCTATGGTTCTCTATTCGACAGATTCTAAGCCTAAATCCCGTACAAAAGACTTTGACGCTGATCTGGACGATGGGATCTATCATCACTACGTAGGGTCCGCATGTGGTCTGGTGAAGAAAATACAGCTGCAGAGGGAAGACCAGCCTTACCTGCGGGAAGCTAAGATTCAAAAGAGGGGCGCCCTAGGGGCTGAGCAGTTGAGGGAGCTGTATAGTGTGAGTATTGATTTGGTAGGTAACACTCTCTATCGCAATGGCCAATATATTTATGTCGACCCTACCTATGTAATGGGGGATCCTAAACTGGCCCGTTTGCTTGGCGTGAGTGGTTATTATTTAGTTACATCGGTGGAACATAGTATTAGCGATAGTGGGTATGATGTGAATATTAGAGCCCTACAAGAGGGGATTTCTTTTGGCGATAATACATTAGCCACGAGCCCGAGCCTTCTAGACACTGATTTGGAAGACACGCCCCTTTATGTAGCACCCGACATCCCCCCGGACGAAGTAGCACAACAGAGTATGACCGCAGCGGAAGTTGGCGTAGCCGAAGCACAAGCCGGCTTCCTCAATTCCGACGGCGATCCCGTCCGGAGCGCACTGCTCAAGGGCGCCTCGGGGCTCACAGTAAAGGGTGTACCTGTCACCCCTACGGGAATCGTCCGCAATGTCGGCCTCCGGGCTGTCTTCGCGGTCAAGGACGCCGTGACGGGGTTCAGTAACCGCAAGGAGGACCTTCAGGCGGGTGAACAGGCTCTAGAGGACCTACGGGAAGTCGACTAATGACTGGAAGTTTTGACTATACCGACTATGAACTAGTCAATCCCGCGGGCACAAATAATTTGTCGTCATACGCGATGTATTACCAACGCTCCCTCTACGAAGAGAGGCTATATCCGCGCTCTGGAGCCGTTCCGATTGACCTCTATTATAACAAACAGTTATATGGTAAAGTAGATCCCAATCAGCGCACCATTGTCACCAGTCCCTCGAACTTGGCGTCCATTTCAAGCGCTCAAAGCTCCGATTTATTTGCTTTATCCCCCGTGGTGTTCGCCTTTGAGAAATTCGTTGCTCATATGCGCAAAGCTAATATCATGGGAGTCGCTCGCGATGCCGGGAATCCAAAGCTTTACGATATTAAAGCCCACCACGCATATGCCCCCCCCGTACAACAATATAAAGCATTTTTGGAGGGAATTTGGAAGGTGTATTATGCTAATTTTACGCCTATGCAGGATGCTAAAGTCATAGACTTTGCCTCCTTTGCGGCCGACTATCGGAAGCATCTGCTCGAAACAGTACAAACATACCCCATCACGCAGACTAATTTTTTGCTGACACCCAGCGTAACTCCCTTTTCCACCGCCATGGCCATTGGCATAGATGATGGGGACTGTGGGGACGATAATTATAAATATGTCAACTATCTCTCCGACCCGAATTACGATTTTTATACTAAAGCCGCTAAAAAATTTGGTTTTATTGTAGATCGCAATGCGCCCTGGATCTTGTGGGCTGATGTCCATAGTCCCGCATTTTATATGAATTTAGAATTCTTCTTTGAAGAGGGTGCAAACATGCCTGTCACCCGGGACACGTTTTTTGAGGCCTTCTACACACATACTTGGCGTAGCGATCTAAGCTACCTATACGGCGCCTTCGAGGCGGCCTACAGAACGTTGGTTCATCATAAGCCCTTTTATGAACACCAGCCGGCGACGCGCCTCAGTGTGGGAGGTGTGGGCAATGCAAGGGAGTGTGAGCGCCGACCGACCCCTCGTTCGCGTCCGGCTTACTCTCCTTCCCAACGCGCAGCAGTCTTAACGGATAAATTTATGCTTGACTTATATATAGATCTCAGGCATACTGAGATTGTAAGTGAGGAAGTTAGCAAAGCAGCGGTCCGTCATCGGGCTTATGAGCTTTATCGCTCGCGTCTCGATTCTTCCTTGACACCGTTGGAAAACGCGATACAATATGTGGATGAGGTCTATTCCCAATATGTCTATACAGTTCAGAACATTCTTACTGCCTTTCCTAATTTGCAGCGCATCGCCGAAGACGACGCACTTAAGCGTAAGGGCTATATCTAGCACTATAAGAAAAGAGGGCGCATGCTCTTTCAGGTTTTAGATACCAAAGCTGATTGTGTGGGTTATTATGCTAACAATGTCATCAACCCCGAGCGAGCCCTCCCTTTGGAGGGCAGTACTTGGGATTATTCCCCCCACTTGCTCGGCAAGAACTACGAGATAGCACGTATTTACAGCCACGGAGCAACGATTACAGACGTTTGCCCGGAGGATATGAAGGAAGACTGGGAGAGGATCAAAAAGACGCTCAAATCGTGCCTCAAAGCCTTCAACACGGCAGCCATAAATATGGAAGAAAACTGCTTCTATGATTTGGTGCCCGAGTACTTCCTGTATCAGTATCTGGAGGCAAAAAATCGGATCACCCAACATGTGCTCGATACCTATGGGCGCCCAGAGAATTATCAACATGTTCACAATTTAGTTGAAATGCTGACAGACATTCGGGCCCGACAACTAAACGTGCAAATCGCCCCAATTAAGCATCTCCTAAGTTCGCTTAAGGGGCAGAACTTCCATCGAAGGCTGCAGACTGTGCGGCACGTATGCGATTATAATCCCTGGGGTACTGTCACGGGACGTTTGGCCGCTAATCCTAAGAGTTTTCCGATTTTGACTATGGGTAAAGAATTTCGTTCCTGCGTAGAACCGAACAATGACTGGCTTGTAGAACTGGATTTCAATGCGGCAGAGCTGCGAGTATTGTTGGCGCTCTCGGGCCAACAACAGCCCCAAAATGACATTCATGACTGGAATGTGAAGAACGTTTTTGGGGGCGCTTTGACGCGAGAAGAAGCCAAGGTCAAGACTTTTGCGTGGCTCTATTCTAGCAATGAAAACAAGGACTTAGAGAAGCTGTATACTAAGAATTTTGTTAGAAATAAGTATTGGGATGGCTTCAAAATCAAGACAGATTATGGTAGAATAATGGAGAATGTGGATGAGCATAGAGCGCTCAACTACATCATTCAAAGCACCACAATTGATATGGTGCACGAGCAGGCTTACAAAGTCTATGAGCTTTTGAAGGGGAGAAAAAGCCACATCGCATTTCTTATTCACGACGCTGTATATATTGACCTCGCCGAAGAGGATCGGTACGAAATATTAAATTTGCTTGACACCTTCAAGAGAACCCGCTATGATATGTTCAAGGTTAATGTCTCCGCGGGAAGGAACCTCGGAGCCATGAAGGAGTTGAGGCTATGAAAAAAATCTTATACCACAAGCTCGTACGAGATCGAATCCCGGAGGTCATCGAAGAGGCCGGCAAACCCTTCAGTGTGGTTCAGCCCAACGCTGAGGATCTTCGAGGCTATGCAATGAAAAAACTTCAGGAGGAAGTTATGGAATTTGTTGAAAATCCTTGTGCCGAAGAGGCCGCCGATATTATAGAGATCCTGAATTTTATTTGCCAGCGTATGGGAATCTACCAGAGTAGTGTGGAGGCCGCCCAAACTGCGAAGTATGTCAATCGTGGCGGCTTCGAGATGGGTTATATTTTGGAGTGGGTGGACGAAGAATGAACATTATAGGCCTCGGACAGGCTGGAGTAAACGTTGCACGGGCCTTTGCCAAGTTCCCTCAGTATACCACTTATGGGATTGATACGTGCTCCTCCGCCGATATCACCATTAAGAGTCGCTCCTCTCACGAGGAGTATGATGCGAACTTCCCGTCGCTCAAGCGACGGCTGTCGTTAGCAGACGGGGATGTCTATGTGGTACTTTGCGGAGGGGGCGATATTTCGGGAGGAACCCTGCGTCTTTTAGAGCAAATACGGGGTCACCGAACCAGCGTTTTGTACATCCAGCCCGATGTAGAACTGCTGAGCGAAACGCAGCAAATGCAGGAGCGTATCACTCGCCATGTGCTACAGGAATATGCCCGCAGCGGCCGAGTGGATATGCTGTATCTTCTGGACAATACAATGTTGGAGCAAGGAATTGGAGAGGTTCCGATTATGGGGTATTTTGAGGTGCTTAACCAAGCTATTGTAAATACCTTTCATATGCTCAATGTTTTTCGCAACAGTACAGCGGTCTTAGGAAACTTTATTGCTACGGCTCCTACAGCTCGAATTGCAACCGTTGGAGTGCTCAATCTTGAGGAGCAGAAAGAGAAGTGGTTTTATGACTTGACACAGCCGCGGGACATGGTATACTACTATGGTATTAGTGAGGAAGACTTGAGGACGGACGGTTCACTATTCAAGCAAATAACACAGTTTGTGAAGTCCAAAGTTAAGGAAAAAGTGAACGTCTCTTACGGCGTCTTTCAGACTAACTACGAACAAAAATATTGTTATTGTATTCAATATACGTCGCTGGTTCAGACAGCATTAGAAATGGAGAAGTAATGGGGATTACACTTAAACATCAAGATTGCATGGAGTATTTGAAGACTCTGGAGGACGAATCCGTAGATTTGATTTGCGTCGATCCGCCTTACTTTGAGATCATCACCGATGCATGGGACAACCAATGGAAGGACCAGGACGCTTACCTTGAGTGGTGCCGAGAATGGACCGAGGAGTGCTTTCGAGTTTTGAAGACCGGCCGTTGCTTCTATGTGTGGGGAACCACCAAAGAAGACACGCTGCTCCGCTATAAGCTTGAAGTACTTAATAACATCGACGGGGCCCACTATAAGAACTGGATTATCTGGGCTTATGATTGGGGCGGTCGAACTAAGAAGACGTTTGCCCGCAAGCATGAGGATATTCTGATGTACTCTAAGGGCAAAGACTTTCTGTTCAATGCTGATGATGTCCGGGTACCCCGGGCTGTGAAGACCAACATGAACATCCAGCGCAAGATCAATCTTCTCAAGAAGCATGCCGCAAAGACGACCTTTAGTGCCAAAGATACGCACAGTTGGAATAAGTATGGTTATGATAAGAAGACCGACGCTGAACTGGCTACTGAACTGGTGGCCCAACAGGTGAAGAATGTGGCATTTGCCAAAGGGAAGATTCCTACAGATGTGTGGACCAAAAACAACCACACCACATCCAAGGAGTACGCGGGGTGGCACCCTACGCAGAAGCCTATCGCTTTACTCGAACGCATTATCAAAGCCAACACTAATCCTGGCGACGTTGTAATGGATTGCTTCGTCGGTTCCGGCTCCACAATGATTGCCGCGGCCAATACGGGACGATCGTTCACAGGATGCGAATTTGATAAAGATTACTGTGATAAGACGATCGCTCGCTTCGAAGAGCTGACCGGAATTATATACGATGAGGACGAAAATGTCCTTGACATATAGAAACAGCCTGTTATAATAACATATAGATGATCGGGAGATTAGCCGGTCATACTCTAACCCAAGAAAGGAAATAAAAATGGGTATCAATCTAGACAAGATGAGGGAAAAGCTCTCGTCGCTACGCGGAGAAGGAAACTCCTCAAATGACACTTTCTGGCGCCCCGAAGACGGCGACCAGGACATTCGGATCGTACCGACACCAGACGGCGATCCCTTCAAGGAGATGTGGTTCCACTACAACCTTGAGAAGGGCGGCTTCTTGTGCCCGAAGCGCAACCACAGTGACGACTGTCCCGTTTGCGAGTTTGCTTCGCAGCTTTGGCGCGAAGGCGTTGACAACAACGATGAGCACAGTAAGAAGACCGCCAAGAGCCTTTTCGTTCGCCAGCGATTCTTCAGTCCCGTCATGGTGCGTGGCGAGGAAGAGAAGGGTGTGCGTGTCTGGGGCTACGGCAAGATGGCTTATGAGAACCTTCTGACCCTGGTCCTGAACCCCGAGTACGGTGACATCACCGATACCGAGACTGGCACCGACCTGACGCTGACCTACGGCAAGCCCCCGGGAGCATCCTTCCCGCAGACCAAGCTGGTGCCTCGACGGCGTTCGTCCAACCTCTGCGAGGACATGACGCCTGACAAGTGTGCCGATCTGCTCGAAAGTATTCCAGACTTCACTGGACTGTTCGAGCGCAAGACGACTGCCGATGTGCAGACGATCCTTGATAACTTTGTTAACTCCCAGGTCAGTGACCCGGAAACGGTTAGCAGCGAGACCACGAAGTACGGCAAGAAGGGCGACGATGCTAATGCTGTTGATGCAGCCTTTGCAGAGTTGGGTGCCCTGTAGGATGCCGTCATCGGGCGAGAAAGATCTCCTCTCTAAGGAGATTGAGTCTTATCGTAGAATGATAAGATACCTTGAAGAGCAGATCCTGCTTGCTCAAAAAAGACTGGGAAAAAATCCCCCCCACAGGGAGGCCTAGGGTTATCAGGGGCCTCACACTTATACACACACAAAGGAGAATATTATGAGTGATACTAACAAGAGCGGATACGAACTCCGCACCGATTTGCTAGGAATGGCAATTGGCATTGTGGCGGATCGTACGAATCGTCAAGTTGAGAATGAACATTTTAAGCCCGAAGACCAGCGGACCTCCGTTGCAGCCTATACGACTGAAGATGTGATTGGTGAAGCTGAAAAGCTTTACGCCTTCGTTCAGAAGAAGTAAACTTTTGACCCACAGGGAGGCCCAGGGTTATCAGGGGCCTCAAATAGAAAGGAAGAGTTATGACTACTACAACGAATCGACTTGAACAGCTGATTACGCTTCTTGAAGAAACCCGTACGGATCATGATAAGTTTTTCGCCAGCGGTAACAACGCTGCGGGAACCCGTGTTCGTAAGGCTATGCAAGAGGTGAAGACGCTGGCTCAGGAGCTTCGCGTTGAGGTCCAAGAGACTAAGAACGCAAGGTAGACTCTACCGTCCGCAGGGAGGCCCGGGGATACAGGGGTCTCAACTTATCACACAGAAAGGGAGTTTAAAATGGGTGATTTTGTGAATACACTTCGCGAACTAAATGTAGCGGACGATGATTATGTAACGTTGAGTTACACTGAGGGCAATGATGTATGGCATTGCACTGACAGTTATGTCAATGATAGTGTGGCGGAGACTTCAACTGCTTCGCTATTGGCGGGATTGCTGGCCTCTGGAATTCCAGTCTATAGCAGCTGGGGTTCTCCTGCTCAGGGTAATGATATTCTTAGTGAGATGCGGTTTAACGGCCTGCTCGAAGACTATGATTACGAGGGGTGGTTTGATGAGTATCTGACAGAGAAACTTCAGGAGACCATCTATGAGGGTGAGTATTCTCTAGAGTATTCGACGGAGCAGTACGATTATAAGCGTGGCCGCTGCGATATCTCTACGCAGGTTCAGATCCGCGTGGGTGATTTAGTGGCTGCTGAGGAATCCAAGGACTTGCGCTATACGTTCTTCTCCGCCGACACGCTGGTGAAAGGGTTTGTTGTTTCCGTAAAGACCAAGAACGGTACTCTAACGCTTAATTGATGAAAACGCTGGATTTACACGGCATGCGACACGAAGGGGTGGTTCAACAAGTGCATAGTTTTGTGTACAACAATGAGCTGCCCCTTCGTATCATTACCGGAAAATCTGAAGCAATGCGCAAAATAGTAGTTGACACAGTGAGCCTTTTAGGGTATCATAGTCACTATGAAAGATTGATCAACGAAGGCTCGTTGATTATTACTGAACAAGAATTCGTAATCTAGAAAGGATATATAATGATTGCACGAACTAACCAAATTAGCCTTGTTGCTGTGCTGGCCCTAATTCTGGGCTTCGCGGCTGTTACTTTTAGCGGGTGCCCTGCAAATGGCGACGACGACGACTCTGCCGCGGATGATGATGATTCCGCCGGAGACGACGACGACTCGGCGGAGTAAGAGATGTGGACGGCGCTAGCTCTAGCTATTATAATTTGTTATATGTTGGAGTTAAAGCGCCAACTACAGGAAACCCGCGACCATGTGGCTAGTCTCCACAAGGATGTGAGAGACGAAATTTACGAAAGATATGGAGAGAGATTCGATGGCAAAAAGTAAGTCAAAAGCAGGCAAGATTTCAATTGATGGTCTGCGAACTTTAATCAACAAAACTTCGGGTGTGGAAGTCGCCCACAACCTGAAGGAAGCGAATCCTACAGAAGTAACAGAATGGATTCCAACCGGGTCGCGGTGGTTGGATTCTATCATTTGTCGCGGCCAACTTGCAGGCATTCCCGTCGGCAAGTTTACGGAGATTGCTGGTTTGGAATCAACCGGCAAATCTTTTATGGCAGCACAGTGCGCCGCCAATGCCCAGAAGATGGGTATGAATGTGGTGTATATGGATTCAGAGTCAGCGATTGACCCAGGATTCCTTGAGCGTACCGGATGTAATCTAGATGAACTGATCTATGTCCAGGCCCAATCGGTGGAACACGTTCTCGAAACCGTCGAAGCTGTATTGGCTTCCGGGGCAGAACGAACGCTATTTATCTGGGATTCGCTGGCTCTGACTCCTACTGTGTCCGACGTGGAGGGGGACTTTAATCCCCAATCCACGATGGCAATGAAGGCACGCATTCTCTCCAAGGGAATGTCTAAACTAACAATCCCCATTGCCAATACTAAGTCTGCCTTCCTGGTTCTCAACCAGCTAAAGACCAATATTCCACAGGGACCTAACGCACGCATCGTCGCAATGACGACACCCTATATCACCCCAGGCGGAAAGGCTATGCATTATGTATATTCTCTCCGGGTATGGCTGACGGGACGCAAAGCCAAGTCCGCATTTATCGAAGACGAGAGCGGTTTCCGCATCGGCTCCGAAGTGAAGGTCAAGCTGGAGAAGTCGCGTTTTGGAACACAGGGTCGCAACTGCGCCTTCAAGATTCTCTGGGGCACCGACGAGGTGGGTATTCAAGATCAAGAGAGTTGGCTGGAAGCAGTCAAGGGCTCGGATAATGTGAAGCAAGCTGGCGCATGGTTTGCGCTTGTCCATAAGGATGGCACGGAAGAGAAGTTCCAGAGCGCTCATTGGGTTTCTAAACTCCAAGATGAGAAGTTCAGATCCCGAGTGTTCGAGATTATGGATGAAGAGATCATTCGCAAGTTTGATGTGCGAGAGGGAAGTGCCGCAGATTTCTACGACGTAGATAAAGAATAGAACTATTTATTATACGTCTAGGAGACCTGCGCGATGTCTGATATGAAACTTATAATGGAAAACTGGAGAAAGTTTTCCGAATCCGAAGAAGAGGTTAATGAAGCCATTGATCCGATGACCATCGCGGCTATTGCGATGTTTGCAACCACGGTTCTTAGACCGCCGAATGTCCATCAGGGCATCAGCATCGGTCCCAGAATTTCTCTAATGAGCTTTAGTCTGAAAGAGTTAATAGCCATGGCAGGACTGGGCGCCCTAGCCCGGGGTGGTGTAGGGGACAAACTCAAGGGACTATGGCGCCGCCTTTCCGGCGCAGCGCCAGAAGCAGCAGAGGAAGTATCCGACTCGTTAGATGCCGTCACAGATGGGGAAGACCCAGAAGGCACCGCAGAAGATATCCAGAATTTTATTGAGGAACTTTCTGACGACCAGAAACTTGAGAAAGCACTGGGAGAGTTAATAGCGTTAATGGATTCCGGAGAAGCATCCGAGGAAGAAATCCAGGAAGCCACCGATAAGGTGAATCAAGCCTTGGCGGCGATTGCCGAGGCGTCTGATGCTCACGACCCGGAAGAGACCCTCCCCCATGCCGGCGTCTCCGCGGAACTTCCCTCTGGGCAGAGAGTATTTGCCAAGGGTTAGCCCTTGAAAGAATTTGTAAAGTTCTTCCTAATCTGGTATAGTCAGCAAATGGCTATACCTTTTTGGGTTTTGGGCCATGTGCATTTGCACTTCGTCACCTACCACGACGCCTGGGAGTACGGGGCTTCCATCATAATGCACTTGATGGTTGCGATAGGTTTTTGGCTGGATTGGAAACGGGAGACTAATTATAACACCCCCGAGGAGAGTAGTGATGAGTAAAAAGTACAGTAGTTTTAAAGACCTTCAGTTGATAACGGAGAGCTGGCGCGAGTTTGTAACCGAAAAGGCTGATCCCGACAAGCTAGACCCGGTCCGTTTTCCTAAAGAGTTGGACCGTGTTAACACCAAACTAGCAAGGAAGTATACGCGTAGTGGCAATCCCAAACTCGATAAGAGCGCCGAAGATGATGTCATCGACGTTGTGTCGACTGGGGATAAAGGGATTCCGGTGGGACAGCTCAAGCCCTCGCAGTCCAGCATGAACATAGAAAAGGCCATGCAGTTTGTGGTACAGATGCTTCACCCGCAGGGAAAACTTAAGCCCGGAGGAGACTTGGGAGCCTTTATTAGTCAGGATAACTATATTATGGATGGTCATCACCGGTGGATAGCTACGGGCATGATTGATCCCGGTTTGGGTATCGGCGGCTACAAAGTCGGCTTCCCAGCGCCCGAATTAATTGCCGTTCTAAATGCGATCACCAAAGGACGCCTTGGGATTCAAAAAGGAAAACCTGCCTCCGGAGGCTTCGACCAGTTTACGCCTGAAAACATCCAGAAGCAACTCGTCGCGATGGCGACTAAGGGGCATCCGTGGGGAAATCTAGGTGCTGAAGATGTTATTGCCGCTCTTGAAAAATATACTGGTCAAGAAGGAAAAGCAGCCGTTCAGGCTGCAGCTGACAAATTAGCCAACAATCTGGGACAACTGACTTTGCAGGCTCCTGGGTTTGCTCCCGAGCGACCACAGATGCCGGTCATCGACCAAGAGAAAGTTGCTGGCGCCTTGAAGATTGCGGTTAACGCTCTGAAGGGCGGCGAGGTGGATGTGAATCCTCCGTACGGCGCCGGCGGCGGTCAAGAGCACGGGCAAGAAAAGGGCTCTGGCGAACAGATATCCCCTGAGGAATGGGCGCAGCTTAAAAAATAAACTCAAACTAACCCTTGACACTGAAGCTCCTATGGGATATACTCATAGGAGCTTCAAACGTTAGGGGATAACACAATGAACATATTCGTAGTAGACGAAGATCCCGAGATCGCAGCTCGGCAACTCTGCGACAAACACGTAGTAAAAATGATCCTAGAGAGCGCCCAGATGCTGTGCACTGTGGCCCACAATCACGGCTTCAATGCGCCGTACAAAAAGGCACACCCAAAGCACCCATGCACCTTGTGGGCTGGCAAGTCCGCCGAGAACTGGCAGTGGCTGATCACGCACGGTCTAGCGATGGCTGAGGAATACACTCGGCGCTATGGACGCCAACACAAGAGCGAAGCTGTTATTCGTTGGTGTGCACGACTGCCTCTTGGTTTTCCACAGAAGGGGCTTACTCCTTTTGCGCAGGCGATGCCTGAGCAGTACAAGAATGAGTGCGCCGTGACTGCCTATCGGGCGTACTACCACGGGGAGAAGGCAGCCTTTGCCACATGGAAATCGGAGGTGCCCCAATGGTGGACAGCAGCATGAAAAGAGTAATGATCGTAGACGCCCTGAACGCCTATTTCCGGGCTTTTATCGTCAATCCTAGCCTGTCTACCCATGGACAGCCCATCGGAGGCCTGAAGGGCTTCCTAGGCATCCTACAGAAGCTTTGTCGCGACATCAAGCCTGATGCAGTGATGATCATCTGGGATGGCCCCGGAGGAAGCCGCAAGCGTCGGCAGCAGAACAAGAACTACAAGGAGGGCCGAAAGCCTATTCGAGTTAATCGACAAACCGACCTTACCGATGAGCAACAGCGGGCCAACATGGCGTGGCAGCAGCTGCGTCTTATGGAGTATTTGAACGAACTGCCCGTCGTTCAGCTGCGTTTTGACGAGGTTGAGGCTGATGACGTCATCGCTTACGCAAGTAGGCTCCCCCACTTCGATGGCTGGGAGAAGGTGATCGTTTCTAGTGACAAGGATTTCATCCAACTGTGCGATAATGAAACGGTTCTGTTCCGACCCATTCAGAAAAAGGTACACACAAAGCTGAATGTAGTGGAGGATTTTGATATCCATCCGCGAAACTTTGCCATGGCACGCGCTATTGCCGGAGATCCTTCGGACAACCTGAAAGGCGTCCCCCGAGCTGGTCTGAAAAGTATCGCAAAAAACTTCAATTTTCTTAGAGAAGATAAGGATGCGTCATTGCAGGAGATTTTTGATTTCTGTCTTGAAACTGACTCCAAAGCTAAGTTTTTCACCAACGTTTTAGGCCACAGAGATGTAATTATAGAGAACTACAAGTTGATGCAACTTTACAATCCCGCCCTCTCTTTACAGTGCCGCGAGAAGGTGCATTACGCTCTAGAAAATTTTGAATATGATTACAACAAGACGGAAGTTATTCGCATGATGAACCAAGATGGGTTCGGGGTGTTTAACTGGGACGACTTGCATGCCATTATGAACAGAATAGTGGTTGACAAAGCACTGAGGAACTAGTATTATAATGGCGAGGGAAGCAATGAAAATAAACGGAGAACCTGTCAGTTTTTCCAAATATGGAAAGTCATTTCAGGAAAAGCTGTGCATGGTGATCTTGGACGATCGTCCATTCGCAGATCAGATCGAGGAAGTTTTGGATGTAAACTTCTTGGAACTTAATTATCTCAAGCTCTTTTTGAACAAGATTTTTGATTATCGCAAGAAGTATGGGGTCCACCCCTCACGCGATATCATGAAGACCATTTTGAGGTCGGAGCTTGACAACGAGAATGAACTCACGTCCAAACAGGTGCGGGAGTTCTATGTGCGCAGTCAGGTGAACGCCACCACAGACGTTGAGTATATAAAAGATACATCTTTGGACTTCTGTAAGAAGCAGAACCTCAAGGGGGCCATGGTGAAGTCTATTGGTCTGCTCCAAAGTTCCTCCTTCGATGAAATCGCACAAGTTATTAACGACTCGCTCAAGTTGGGAATTGATAACGAAGAGGGTTATGATTGGAAGAGGGATTTTGAAGAGAGATTCAAGCCTCGATTCCGCAACCCTATTACTACCGGCTGGGAACTGATTGACGACATTAGTAAAGGCGGCTTGGGGCAGAAAGAGCTGGGCGTTGTTATCGCCCCGACTGGCGCAGGCAAGTCCATGGCCCTGGTTCATCTGGGCACCCAGGCCCTGCGCGAAGGAAAGACAGTAGTGCACTATACTCTGGAGCTACAGGATACAGTGGTCGCCTCGCGCTACGATTCGTGTCTTACAAAGATCCCACTGCAGAACCTCACGTCATTCAAGGAAAAGATTTACGAAGAGGTGTTGGGTATTGAGGGAAAACTGATTGTAAAGGAGTATCCAACAAAGACGGCCAGCACTCAGACTATTCGCAGCCACCTGGAAAAGCTGCGCATGCGCAATATTGATGTGGACATGATTATCATCGACTATGGGGATTTGCTCCGCCCGGTGCGCTATCAAAAAGAGAAGAGAAACGAGTTGGAATCTATTTATGAAGAGCTGCGCGGGATCGCAGCCGAGTATGAAGCACCAGTATGGACAGCTTCACAAACCAACAGGTCGGGCTTGAACGCAGAAGTTATCACAATGGAATCAATCTCGGAGGCTTTCAACAAGTGCTTTGTGGCTGATTTCATTTTTAGCATTTCTCGAACTATTGAAGATAAGACCATGAACAGTGGTCGACTCTTTGTGGCTAAGAACCGTAATGGCCCCGATGGTCTTGTGTATCCGTTATTTATGGATACATCAAACGTTTGTATCAAGGTACTTGAGCCATCCGAGGAGGATGAGCTTGTAGAGGTCAGCGTTAAGAAGCAAAAAGAGAACTTAGTTGAGAAATACAAGAAATTTAAGAAAAATAATGGAGGCTAACGATGTTTGAAGAAAAGGAAGTCCGCGAGGCAACTCTGGAATATTTTAGTGGTGACGAACTCGCAACTAATGTCTTTATGACAAAGTATTGTTTGCGTGACAAGAAGGGTAACTTTGTAGAAAAGAGCCCCGATGACATGCACAAGCGCCTCGCAAAGGAGTTTGCGAGGATGGAGGATAAGTTTATCACGCGGAAGTCAAATCACTTGACCGAGGATGGAATCTACGCGTTCCTCAAAGATTTCAAATATATTGTGCCTCAGGGCTCACCAATGATGGGAATAGGAAATGATTATCTTAATGTATCTTTATCAAACTGTGTGGTTGTCGATAATCCACAGGATAGTGTTTCGTCCATTATGGACGCTGGCAAAGATCTTGCTAACTTGTTTAAGCGGCGCTGTGGGGTTGGTGTTGATATTTCTGATTTGCGTCCCGAGGGTGCTCCCGTTAACAACTCTGCTCGGACTACTACTGGTGCTTGGTCTTTTGCTGACTTTTATTCCTATGTTTGCCGGATGATTGGCCAGAATGGCCGTCGCGGCGCACTAATGATTTCCATGGATGTGCGTCACCCCGACATTGAACAGTTTGTGAAAATGAAGCACGATCTGACCAAGGTTACGGGAGCCAATGTTTCCGTCAAGATTACGGACGACTTCATGCGAGCCGTCGAGAGCGGAGACACGTTCACTCTGCAGTTCCCGGTAGACTCAGAGACACCGGACTACACCGCCGCCATTGACGCTACCGCCCTCTGGAATACTATTATTGAATCGGCGACAAAGACAGCCGAGCCCGGCTTGCTGATGTGGGACAACATTACAAAGAATCTGCCCGCGCACAGCTATCCGGGCTTTCAGACAAAGACCACCAACCCGTGCGGTGAGATTCCCCTCTCAGCCTATGATTCCTGTAGACTTATCTCTTTGAATCTAAAAAGTCTTGTTAAAAATTCTTTTGAAAAAAATGCAGAGTTTGACTTCAACAAGCTGAGAGAGGTAGCGGCAGTTGGTATGCGCCTGTCAGACGATTTGGTGGAGCTTGAATTGGAGAAGCTCGAAAACATTCGCAATGTTGCGGAGTCGGCTGATGAAAAGGAGCTTTGGACAAAGCTGTATAACGCTGCAGCCAGCGGCCGCAGGACCGGCCTGGGAACACATGGTCTAGCCGACGCTCTGGCCTGCCTCAATTTGGCATACGACAGCGACGAGGCTCTGGTGGTTACGGAGAAGATCTACCGCACACTGCGCGATGCCGCCTACGAGGAGAGTGTTTATCTGGCACAGGAACGCGGCGCCTTCCCGGTCTTTAATTGGGCTCTGGAGGAAAACAATGAGTTTATTAAGCGTCTCCCGCAGAACCTAAAAGAACTTATTGCGAAGCACGGGCGCCGCAACATATCCATTCTGACAAATGCACCCACAGGATCCGTTTCCATTATGTCGCAGACCAGTTCCGGATTGGAGCCTGTTTTCAGGAATTCCTATACTCGCCGTCGCAAACTGTCACACAATGAGACCAATGTCCCGCCTGACTTTGTAGATGATTTGGGAGATCGCTGGCTGGAGTATGAGGTATTCCACCACAACATCACTAACTATCTTAGCTTGCTGGGGACAGAGGACATTCCCGCCTTCTTTGTCGAGGCTGACAGCATCGACTGGACCAAGCGTGTTGCCATTCAATCTGTAATCCAGCAGTCCATTGACCACAGCATTAGTTCCACCATCAATCTGCCCAAGGGTACCGACCCTGCGTTAGTCGGGGAACTCTATCTGCAGGGGTGGAAGATGGGTCTCAAGGGCATTACGGTTTATGTAGAAGGATCCCGCACAGGGGTCTTGGTCGACAAGACCGCCGAAGAGAATGCGGCCTTCCCCCAACACACTGCCCCCAAACGCCCCATCGAGTTGCCGTGCAACATCCACCACACCACCATTCAGGGAGAGAAGTGGGTTATTACGGTGGGACTCCTGGACGGGAAGCCCTATGAGGTCATGGGTGGCCTTTCCAATTTGATTGAGATCCCTCGGGGTAAAGCTGAGGGCATATTGGTTAAACATCCCCGCAAGACCATAAACTCCATTTATGATCTGAAAGTGGGAACCAACGGTGATACAATCATCATCAAGGACTTGGTCAAGGCGTTTGACAACCCCAACCACAGCGCTTTCACTCGCATGATTTCGCTTGGCTTACGTCATGGAGCAAACATTCAGTATGTTGTCGAGCAACTCCAAAAGGATAAGGACTCGGATATGTTCTCGTTCGCAAAGTGTATTGCTCGTATTCTCAAGAATTACATTCCCGATGGACAAGAGGCAACTGAAAAGTCTTGCCCTGAGTGTGATGCCGAAGGTTTAATTTATGTTGAGGGTTGCGCGACTTGCACAGTGTGCGCGTACGCAAAGTGCGGATAACATGATAGAATTTACAGCGAGCGCAAAGGAGTATCTGAAGGAAGGCGTAGAAGAAGAGGAAATCGTCCGTGTTGCTGTTGTGGGCGGTGGCTGTAGCGGGTTCACTTATACTTTAGCTTTTACGGAGGAAATAGATGAAGATGATATTCAGCTTGACATTCCCGGCGTGAAGGTGTATATTGATCCACATAGCGCAGACATACTGAAGAATACGACGGTGGATTACCAATCTGGACTACAACAACATGGATTTGTGTTTAGAAACCCCGACGCCAATTCAACGTGTGGCTGCGGAATGTCATTTAGTTAGTTATGTCATATTCAAAAAAAGTTTTAGATCACTTTGAGAACCCAAAGAATATGGGCTCTTTCGATAAGGACGAAGAAAACGTGGGCACCGGCATGGTCGGTGCCCCGGAGTGTGGAGACGTGATGAAACTACAGATCAAAGTAATCGGAGAGCGAATTACGGAAGCTAAGTTTAAGACATTTGGTTGTGGTTC